CGATTGTACTAGCGCCCCCCGACCAGCGCGTGTAGCAGCAGCCAAACGCCCATAAGCAACAACGCAACGATTGCCAGTTCCATGTTAGTCTTCACCCCCTCCCTCGGCGGCGGCGACAGCATCTTGCGCCGCTCGAATGGTATGAAAGTCTCTGGGGCGGAAGCCGTCGAGGCTTACTACTGTCTCCGCCTCTTCCAGCAATGCTTTGAGTGCTGCCAACGTACCCTCTGCGCCAGCAAACAGCAGCGCCCAGCGAAAGGCGTTGCTAGACGATACTACTGCAACCATATCCCCTTGCTCTACAAGGGAAATTGTAATGTCGTCAACCCGCTGTATGATCACAACTGCCCCCATACATCTCGTTATGCTCCGTGCCAGGTTCCTGACAACACTGTCGTGGCTGTGATTGCCTATTTCTGCCACTACCATAAGTATTGCGGGCAGATTCCAACCAGCCTCAAGGTGTTCTGTTGTGACACCTGCGCAGAAGTTGGCGCAGGCCGCGGTACGGCGATTCTCTAGTTCCTTTAGTTTGTCTGTCATTTCTGCTCCTTTACTTGTCTAGCATAGGCATCACGGCGGTGGCCCAGGCCCCCATCTCGAATACCATAGGGCTAAAATCAGTGCCATATCGCAGAGTCCAGTTTCCCTTCTTGCGTTTGAGTAAATCATTGACCCGCGTTATGTCAAAGTGAATGGTGAGCGGTTCGCCCGTAACTACCGCTTCAACAGAGCGTGCCATACTGGCTCCGTCCTCACCCTTGGCGCTGATGTGTAGGCCCGCGTCGCTAAATATCCAGGCGGACTTGAGGTAATCGCGGCCCGCCAGGGACAGCAATGGCTTGATTGCTTTGCCCAGATTGGTAACAACTGCGCTGCCCGTAAACGCCGCAGGCCAAATATCCTGCCATTTGGGAAATGGGGACATATTGTACAGCATAGCTACGGCCTGCGCCCCTGATGCGAAACTGAACATGGCCTGCCGGGGCTCGCCCTCTTTGTCCAACACTATGCCCAGCGTCACGTCCTCGTTCGCTGACGAGGCCAATCCCGCGATAGCCTTCCATGCTTTGGCGGGGACTAGCAGCGTAGCTTCATCGTCGATAGCCGCGTAGTCGCCGTTTGCCTGGACGCCTAGCTTCGATAGCATATAGCCGTCGGAAGCAATGAATAGCGCACCCTCTTTTGTCAACTCTACACATACCTGCATCAGCACAGGCCGAGATTCGTCTGTTAGTGCGGACGGTGCGACCAACGTTGCAACGCGCTTCAAGACACCTGCTCCCATCACGGCCATAATCTTGTCCGCTTTGCGCGGGGTAATGGGGAACTCGTCTCTGTCAATCCCCGGCAGTCTGGCTGTGGTCCCTGTGCCAGTGATGACAAGATGGTCATTGTCACTGGCGAAGTCTAACGTTGGGCAGTCCAATGCGCCCGCGATTTTGGCCAGCACCTTGTGCTCTACCGTGATGCCCGCAAATTCGCCTGCGTGGGCTACGGGAATGCGGCAGAAGATTTCAAGGTTGCTTGCCTCTATCCAGAGGCGCCCGTCGCCAGTATAGAGGGCTACGTTATTCAGAATGGGCAACGTAGAATACCGTGAGATGAATGGTTTGGACTGGCCCAATGCGCGTTTTAAGTCTTTCGTGTTCACTTTACACCCCCGTTGTGCTCTGCCCATCCGCAGTTGCAATCATCGATAGGGTAGTACTCATGCAGCAGAGCAAGGCGTTCCTCTGCCGAACCGCCATCGAACCCCTCTTGCGTCGTGGTTGCGTGGGGATCAAAGTACTCCCCCCACAGGTCAAAATTGTTGGCTATCTCAATACATGTTGGCCTCTTCATCTTGTCTCCTCCTTGGTGTATTGTACTCTTGTGTCTCGGACGTTGGGGTTGTCAGCCCCCCGGTAACGATGGTCTCCAATCGATTGTACTAACTACGCTGCTGCATGTCGCGGCAAAGCGGGCAGTTCTCATTCTCGCCCCAATGCCCTAAAGTAGCCATGTAATAATGGTCTATGGCCTCGTGTAACTCAGCTACGTTCTGCGCGAATATGCTCTTCCCGCGCTTGCCTGACCCCGGATTGCTAAGTTTGATCTTGTAGCCATTCGCTTGGTTACTGATTTTCAACATTGCAGCCTCCTTTCTATTATGACATACCCGTTACGGATTGTCAACCCTGCGTGCTAGTTCTGCATCAATCGCGGCGAGGGATGTCTGCTCAATCTCAATCACCGTTTGAACAGCATATCCGCTAGGATATATTACCTCTCCCGCTGCGAGATTGGCTTGATGATGCCCCAAGCCTACTTCTCTCCAATGCTTCATCGCGCGTAGTCTCTTAGTGGTTTTCTCGGCTAGGTCATCAACTGTCCAGGGAATCCTTTCCATGCCTCTCCTCCTTTCGGCGTTTCAGTTCCTCGTCAATCTTGACAACAATTGCCACGTTGACATCCAGTCGCTTCTGTGTATTTTCTCCACTGTATGTGCCAATCCCTAGCGCTATGGCATTTAAGCATAAAAGCGCATCTTCCTCGCTTGCTCTTTTGTCTGCGCGCAGTTCGTCTAGCGGAATCTTTGTGATGTCGGTCATGTCCCTCTCCCTATATCACACAGATAGTCCCCTGCCTCAAATGCCTCATCCTCGGCGCAGGCGGTGCAGCCCTCTCTGCGGTGGTCTTCGTAGCACAGGCCACACAGGTTAAGACCACACCGCGTGAGCTGCATCTCTTCTTCTTCGTACTTCTCTCCGCACTGGTCGCATATCATAGCAGCCCTCTGGTTACAATCGATTGGAGTCTTTGCGCAAAGACTCGTTACCGCCGCTTAGTATCTAGTCGCCTTGCGATCTGCGAGAACACCCTGTTTTGCTCCTCGGTATCCCACGCAGAACCGTATTGGTACGGTTCAAGTTCCCCAAAAGAAAAGCCCAGCTCCGAAAAGAGCCTCTGGTACAGATGCTCAGCAGGGGCGCGCAGGCGTGTTCTCAACGTCGCGTCGGACAACACCGCGACAACCTCTGCTTTTGTGGCAAAGTCAACGTCCCCGCCACTGGCAACCCTGTCCAGCAACTCGGCGCAATGGGCCTGATACAGGGTCACGGCCTTGCCCGTCAACACCACTGGCCGTTGCAGTGACCGAAAGGTGTTCCAGATGGCGTCAGCCTGTTCTGGATGCCTGGTCTGGGCCTTCTTAATCTCTCCCTCAGCGATGGACATATCGCCGAAGATTGCCCCCAGCCCACCAAGCCCTACCTCATTCAGCAGTTTACTCGCGTTCATTGTAGCCTCCTTGTAGTCTCTGTATCCATTATGACACATCGCGGCCTGTTTGTCAAGACAGATAACCCCTCACACAATGGATGACCATTTCTGCCGAGTCGCCAATTGCCAAGTCGATGGCCATCCGCGCATTCTCGTAGTCTTGGCAGTGCGAGGCGACCGACATATGGGCCAGCTCGTGTACTGCCAACGACATGAATGCAAACGGTGATAGCCTTCTCTGACTGGGGTTGATGCATACTGCGTGCTGGCCTCTCCACGTGGTATGGCAGCCCGCTACCGCATCGTCACAGACCAATCCTACCAACGGCCTGCTTATCTTGGTCACATTGCAAATTAGCCCGATGGTGTGCTGCCACGCTTCCAGCGTAGACTTCAGCATCGGCCTGAAGTTGCCTTTCGGCGTGGTCATCTTGGTATTCTTAGCATCTACCATCAGGAACGACCTGCGCCACAGGGCCGGGCCTACCTCGTCCACCACGTCTAGGCTGCCCATCTCGGCATGGGTTGTGCTGTTGCCCCCTGTTGTTGGTACTATTGCACACGTCGGGCCAGCACCTGCCGCTGGCATGGTAAACGTAGCAACATTCCCGTACAGCCTGACTGTCTTTGGCTTAGACCGACGCTCCAGCCTCTCTGGCTGTTTTGCAATCGATTGGACATCTGCCATGACCATTCGTCGTACATCGTTGGCCAGGTAATTCCTGTTTTCGGTCAGTGTCTCGGTCGAACTGCCCTCCAACTCCAAGTAGAAGACGAATGGGCACTCCCCACCGATCCACGATGTGCAGGTAAAGAGTCCATTGCTGCGGACATACATCTGGCCTCGCTCCTCGTTGGGGCGCAGCCTATTTTTCACCACATACAGCTTGCCAAACTCGTACTCCTTGACAAGCTGGCTATCGCGCAACTTGCGGCCCTTGGGCATCTTCTCTCCGCCCTGGTAGATAGAGATGCTAACGTTGGATAACAGGCTGAGCCCCTCGATTTTGCCCCGCATCCATCCCCATTTGCGTTCAGGCGACCTTGCCTCAATGGAGAACCCGCGTGTAATCCCGCCTGGCTTACTGACGATGTTGCCCGCGCCGTGGCCAGTGGTAGTGAAGCCTTGCCCGCGTATAGCCCACTCATCATGTGCCAGGGCCAGCACCTCTTTTGCTGCCCCAAATACGCCCGTAAACCCACCGTCTGCCTTAGATGTGCCTCCCAGGTGCAGGAATCTCTTTCTTGCCTCTTCCAACGTCATACCGCATCCGTTGTCTTGGGCGCGATACCCATTGCCCAGAACTGTGAAGTCAACGCGGGTTGCTCCCGCGTCTGCACTGTTCTGGACCACCTCGCGGGCGATTGCAAATAGCACATCGCCGTACTGATTTTTTACCCGTCTTTTAAAGTGGTCCTGCGGCAGGACAAGCCGCTCATTCATTGTAGCCTCCTCCTTGTGCGTTATCCCAAAGTGTCCCAAACGTCTGTATCTATTATGACACGTTCAGCCCTGCTTGTCAAGGCTTTGCAACAAAGCCCCTAATCGTCCAACAGTCGGGCTGCCAACTTCTGCACCTCGCCCCAGTGCAGTTCTAGGTTAGCAACCGCAACGTCAAATGGGATGAACAGGTCTTCCATGGCTACGCCAAAGTCAAGCAGGTCGGCGACATCAGTAAACAAAGCGCCCAGCCGCACGTAGCCTGGAAGCGCGTTGACCTTGGCCTCCTCGTGCACTGCCCATGCTGCGAACCCTGCCAACTTGACTAACAAGAAATCCTCCCAGCGGGCAAACCCATCAGGGAAGCGGCAACGGGACAGAGACACCTCAATTGGCCCCTCATAACCGCATACTTTCCTGGCCATCACTGCGTGGCCTGCTTCATGCAACGCGGCGTAATACATCTTGTCGTTCACGTTGGGCCTCCAATCGATTGAACTGTTTTCGCGTGTTAGTCTACCCAAGCCCTGCGCCAGCTCCCTGTATCCCAAACCCAGTCATAGGGCATACCCTGCCGCTTGCCCTTGCGTGGTTTCTTGACGGGCCGGGTTTCTGTAACCCGCTTCCACTCGCTGGTATCCATCCGCCAGGGTCTGTTATCAATCCAGATCACAGCGATGTTGCCAGTAAACTCCACCGCCCTACCCATCAACCCCGTCCATCGGTCGGCGTCAATGGTGCTGATGCTGGTCTCGCAGGTCTCAGAGGGCGTGTGGTAGTCCTTGCCCCAGCCTAACGTGATTGCTAGTTTTCCGTCTCTCTCGCATGTTGTCCACGCCATCTCAATCCCTCCAATCGATTGTACTCAAACCCACTTTGTGAAACTGCCGTATTCGTCCAACAGCGTCACCAGTTTCGGCGCGTGGTCGAATACTGCTACCGACATAACGTGGTTTCCTTCCTCTGTCTTGATAACCACGCCAGACCGGCCCGGATGCGCATCGATAACTCGCGCAACCCGCGTTTTGACGACTTTCTTTTCAATCGCCCCTGTATAGTCTACTACCCAACAAACATCTCCCTGTTTCACGATGCCCTCCACTCTGCCACAGTCTCGCCAGTTAGATAGTCGCCTGCAATGGCAACCACCCTCCGCCAGTTGCGCTTGCCAGCAATCGCGACGGCATTGTCGAAGCACTGCTTTATCGTCCGCCTGCTCCCAGCGTGTGCCCACGCCCGACAGCCATAGCTGCCATCGTTCTTCCAGACGAGCACCCTGTAATTCGCAATGTTCACGTCAATGCCTCCAATCGATTGTAGCCTGCCCCTATGACCGAAACGGCCACATTGTCTACCATCCCAGTAGAGTATGCCTTGTGACAAAGAAGCATACCGGACGGGTACGTTTATGTTCTGTTAAGTCTACTGTGTTTGTCGGGTATCTACAATGTGTCTACGCAACGGAATATTTTTCATCGGCTGCAACATATTCCGCGAAGCTGCACACCTTGCCACGTCCCACCCACCATGGCTGCCACCCCATGATGTTAGTCGCCCGTCTTCCAACGGACCTAGCCCGCTCACGGCACAAGGCCAGTGAGGCGCGCCAAGGTGTGCAGCTTGCCCTCTGCCACTGGCCTCCACCAGTGACAGAAGGCTGAGGGGATCACTTACGATAGACTGTTAGATTTACAGAGACCCCGTTGATCTTCTTGGCGCCGCCTGTCGTGGCAACAACCATTGTCTTGCCCGATGCTGATGGGCGGACGTCCACCTGTTCCTCGTCCAGGTTCACGGTGATAGTCATCGTGGTTCCCTGAACACTCACCTGCGCGTTGTCGTAACGGCTGATCTTCATCGTATCTTCTCCTTGTTCAATCGATTGTGCCGCGCCATCTGCGCAGCCCACTGCCCACCTCCCGATGGGCAAGAGGCTGATCAGACGCTACTCCTGCCACAGACTCTCGTCTCGAATGACCTCACCTGTCAGGACGTCCGTCGCAACCAAGTACGTGCCTGATTGCCCAATGACCTGCTGTAAGTGGAACAGGTCTCCGTCTAGCACCTCGATCCAGAACCCTGCCTCTCCGGCGGGCGCCTCCTCGTAGTGTTCAAGGTAAAACTTGGCAAACTCGTTGTAGGTCATCGTATCCTCTCCAATCGATTGGCCTGTCTCTGCGACAAGCGTATTTGACCCCTCCCGCCGTTGGTGGTGCAATTTAGCTAACCACCCCACAAGCGTGCCGCAGCAGGCCGCGGCAGGAGGGGCCTGACCCCATTATGACGTATGGGGCCTGTGTTGTCAAGGGCCTCCCCTTGCGCCGCGAGCCGTAGCCCCGGCGTCGCGAGAGGGCCTGACTACATGATGACCGATGGGGCCTGTTCCCCTGACGGATTTGGGCCTGTTCCTGTGGCCTGTTTCTGCTATGCGTTTCGTAGTGCGCGGTTGATTGCGAATGCCGGCTTGAGGCGGCTGTCGAACCAGTTACGATACTGGCAATCGGGCAGGTCGTAGATACTCAGTCCGCGGTACTTCCACAGGATGCGGTCTAGGGCAGCCATCCATTCTTCGAAAGTCGGGTTGGCGTCCGCTCTCATTCGGCGCGAGGCGCCCTTCTTGATCTTGAGATACGGTTTCATATCAATTCTCCTTGGCCCCACCATAGCAGACGGGGCTGATGTTGTCAATGTCGGCGTTCAATCGATTGGATGCTACAGGCTGCTGTAAACCCACCACGTGTCACACTGCGTATGCCACGTGACAACAAGCTTGTCCTTCCAATAACCGGCGGCGCACTTCTCAGAGTCTTCGAATATGTTGCTGTCGCTGTCGTCTGCGAACACGTCAACAGACTGGTTTGGGACGGATCCGGAGTTCTGCGAATCAGTCCAAGACCACTTGATGGTTTGGCCAGGTTTTGTAAACAGAGTTGCTGGACGTCCTAGCACTTGCTCGTTGTATGGTTTCACGTTATCCTCCAATCGATTGGACTAGATGAGCGGCAGGAAAAGATTGACTCGCCGTGTGGATTCAACCCAGTCGTAGAAAACCCTTCCGTTTTCAAACAGGAAGTTTTGATTGTAGACCGTGCCGTCACCGGCGCAATCTACTGTCAAATCGTAGTATTGCCATAGTGGCCCGTCATAATACTCGTTAGCAAACGTGCCAACGAAATCGGGCGGACCCAGCAAAGCGATTAACTCGCCCTGGGTAAGTTGTGGCCCCACTACTTGATCCCAAATCTCAATGGGGCACCACCCGCTCGCGAACACAACTACCAACAACAGGATTGCCAGAATGACAGACTTTCGTTTCATTGCCGTACTCCTTTCGCCCCGCGGTTCACTACCGCGGGGCTTCAATCGATTGGACTAGTCGTACTCGCTGCACTCCAGTGGCACCATGCCGTTGGAAGCGCACTGCTGGCGATACGGTGCCCAGTTGCAGATACAATTGGAATAGCCGTCGCACTCAATGTACAGACAGTGAATGCCCAGGTGATCCCGCATAGATGTCCATAGCTGGATCAATGCGTCCGGCGCGATGTCGAAGATGTCAACTTTGGCGCCGGTCTCGATAAAGCATTCGCCGGTTTCCCGGCGCTGCGCGACACTCTGCATTGGGAACACATTGCAGAGAATGTTGCGGTTGAGAAGCAGTTGCATCATCTTCTCGTGGTCAAAGTGCTCTGTGGACGTGTAGAGCGTGGTGTACATCGTTTCCCCCTTGTGCAATCGATTGGACTTGTCGGTTGCTGCTGCGGTTGCTGCTTCATCTGTATACATTATAGCACATCTTGACGTCATTGTCAAGGGTGGGGGATTCTGTGACGTTACAGGATACGTGTGGTCGTGGTCGTGTGTGTGTGCGAGGTCGTGAGCATATGCTCCTGCGAGGTCGTGGCCAGGTGGTCTGCGAGGTCGTGGACGTGTGGTATGCGACGTTTCAGTATACACGTGGGCTTAGGTGTAGGCTTAGGCTTAGGTGTAGATTGTAGACGCGAAGAAGCCCTACCACGTTGAATCTGTGGTAGGGTTTCTGTGTTCGTGCTAGACTATGCGGTTTGTCCAGCCTTGATGGCGTCCCTGACGTCCTGGACGTTCACACGTCCGCCGGCCAGGCTACCGGTCACATCGTCCAAATCCACGTTATGCTTCGTGGCCATAATCATAGCCGCGCGCGTGGCATTCGGTTGATCCGGTTCAGCTTCGGTTTCCGGTTCGGTTTCCACATCGCCGGCCAGGCTTTTGACCAGGATTGTCAATCGGGCGATTTCGTCATTGTTAGCACTGGCGCGGACGTCAATTGCCTTGACGCTACTCATCAAGCGTGTGCGCTCCTGCGCTAGCACACGTTGTACAGACAATGCGGCGCGTAGCTCGTCTGATGGAGACGCCGGCGCTGGAGCTTCTGCTGGAGCGTTCTCCTTCGTTCTGATTTCTACAGCTTTACGTCGTAGCACGTTAGCGGATTTGCAAACCGTGCCATCAGCAACGAGTGCGTAGTCCGTCAGTTCTTTTCTTGCGCCGGTACCGTATTTCGTCCCCAGCGACAACGCGTTTCCAGCCGCTTCAAGCGGCATGGCATGATCCTGGACTAGCAGACGGATTTCTTTGTCTGCCCACACACGCATGAGCAAATACGCGTATGACGGTTTAATTGAAAACTGATCCTGGACCCATTCGGAAAACTTGACGTCTATTCCGTCAAGCATCTTGTTGTCCACAACTATGGACAATAGCATACCGACTTTCAGACGTGCTAACGTGGATACGTTCCACGTTTCATGGATCAAGCTTTCGTATTCGGCCAGGGTCTTGCCGTTCACTTCCACCGCGTACCCAGCGAGTATTTCCTCTTGCGTCTTCGCGGTCTTCTCATTCTCACCGATTTCCGTCACGTCTGCCGTGCTATTAGCAGTCGTGTCTTGATTCTTGCTGGACATTGTATCCCTCCCAGGATATATCTAGTCGTACATTATAGTGTACCATATGATACACTGTAACCATTATGATGCATCTGGACCACGTTGTCAATAGGCAATTCGCTAACACAAGACATAACAAGCTGAGAGTATCGCGCATAACTATGGCGTGAGTACAATCGATTGTACACGTAGTGTAGAACACATGTTCAGCTTACATATCATATATAGTCTGAATGTGCATCGCAATGCATATAGCACACGCCGGGCCAGCGTGCAGGGGCGCGCGCGGGTAGACATAACACCCCCCACCCCAACATTATGTCCAGTTTACATAAGTCGCTGTTCTACCTGTTCCCAGACCAGATTCCCGTTTTGGGCCTTCTTTGTCCTTATTGCCTGTCGCTCTGTGCTGTCGGCTCGTTGCGTTGCCCCTGGGAGCGTGGAGCGGAACGCCTGTGCCTGACACTGTGGCCTGTTTTGGTGTTGGTAGTTGCACTTTTGTTCCGTTCCATTTTGCGGGATTTGGTGCAAATGCGATATTTTGCTAGTTGAAATTTCAGTTTTCTGGCATTATTTGCTCTCTTTTGGCGTTGATTCGGGTTTCTTGTCGCGGTATCCGTTCCGTTCCGCTTTTGTGCGTTCTGCCATTTGCGCGTTTCTGCGACGTGTGGTAAAATGGTGGTACAATATCACATATAGGAGGTAGTTTGATGGACATTGACATGACGTATGAAGAGGGGCGAGTTTGCAGGGGCGTAGCAAAAGAGTTGTTTGTACGTGGGCAACTGGGGGAGCCAACGGCGTCGGCACTCATAAAAGAAGCGTTGGCGCGGTACTTGGATGTACTGGGGGTAGGGCGGGACGTATTCAAATCAGGGGCTCGCGACTGCCCCGTGAGCAGCTGGCCAACCTATTTCGCGATGCCACCACGGGACTAGGACACATCACAGGAATACATAGACATGGTGAACAAGATGCCGTCGCGGGTTACGAGACCACTATTGGGGGCAACATGAAGAACCAGGTATGGATCATAGGTGCACTGTTGGTTTACGGAACAGTCAGTTGGCTGCTTGGTGTAGCGGGGCGCACTGCGTCGCTGTTGGGTGAGGGTGCGTCTGCCGGAACGGCCCTAACGATTTTTCTTATGGTGTTTATCAGCTTTATCATCTTTGCATACATTGCTTGGGCACAGGCCGGTTTTGACTAGGTAGCGACATGATATATCTTCTATTCGCCGGAGAGGACTATCGTTCCTATGGGGGCATATGGGACCTCAAAGCATTTTTCGGGACAATGGAGGAGGCCCGCGCGGCTGGTTCTCAAGAGCTTAGTGAGTGGGGTGGTTATTGGGCACACATTGTCACTGTGGGGGACGGTGTGTTAAAACTAGCACTTGTAAACTATGGCAAGCTGGGCTGGACCGAGCCTGCGGTCGGCATATCCTGCAACTTGGAGGCGGCATGAAAAAGCCGATGTATCTGCTATTTGTGGGCGAGGGTGATTGGCCTGATGGTGGCAAGTGGGAGCTTACTGGGGCCTTCAAAACGATGGCGGGTGCGCAGGGTGCTGTGGGCGATGAAGACCATATACTCATCATGGGGAGCCAGTCGCTTGAGTTGGCAAGCAGAAACCGTGTTGTGGGCGGATTGATTAATTCCGTCTGGATGGAGGGGGCGACGTGAACGTTCGCGTTACGGCCGGGGAGAGTGATTTCTGCAAGCGCGTATCTGCGACCCTCTTCTTACGGGGGCAGTTGCCGAAGCCTAGCATCTCGGCGTTGGTGAGGGAGGCGTTGAGGGTGTATCTTAATTCTGTATGGATAGAGAGGGATGTCTTTGTGACAAAGCCTGGCGCGATTGCGGTTACTGACTGGCCTCAAGACGTGGGGGGAGAACCATGAGCAGATACTTGTTTCGCAAGCCCACTATTGGGCAACAGATGGATATAATCGTTGCTGCTGTAAAAGGGGATATGCCTGCATTGACCCGCCTGCTCGACGACTTGGCAGTGGTTGATGTGTTGAGTTTGCCGTTTACTGAACTGGCAACAGTCGCTAAAGACTATGCTGCGGCTATGCAGGCATGGGACGAGGAAGACAGTTTGCCTGCTGGCATAGCGGATTTCTTGGAGGGGTTGCTGGAGGAAGAAGATGAGTAATCGCTTTCCACTTGAGGACAACGGCATTCGTTGGGTAGTAATAATGGACGAAAAGGAACCCCCCGCCAGGGGATACCCTACAGGGCAGTATCCTCTGGGGTATTCTATTGAGCCGCTGGGCGAAGATGAGTGGCGGACAGCGCCAGCGGAGGCAGAAGATGAGTAACGATAACAACAAAGGAGGCTTTGTAGCGCCGCCAGATGCGGACATTGAGGATCGGGAGAAGAGCAGCGATACACCAGTCATTGATCTGGGCTTGTCTGATATACCGTGCGAAGTGCGCATGTCGCTTGAACAATACGAAGGCTATCGGGCCTTGGCAACATTGATGCATTCTAGGGTCGTGATCCCAGAGGCCACGCTGCCTGCGCTAGTGGATTTTCTCCTGGCCGAGTGGGGGAAAGCCGTTACAACATATGTGTGCGAAGTTGTCGAGGATTTCTACGCGTTTGCAGAAAGCCTCCTGGGGGAAGAGGATGAGTGACGGCACTGGCTTGGACGACGTATCATGCGAAGTGCGTATGTCACCTGAACAGCACGAACGCTATCAGGCTGTAGCAACGTTGGTATTTGCTAAGGGACTGATAGCAGACGATACGTTGCCTGCCCTTGTTGAGTTTCTTTTGGTTGGGGTCAGTGAGGCTGTGACAGAACACATAGAAGAGATTGTTGAGAATCTCTGTGCCAAGGAAGAAGATGATGAATAGTTATGATGCCAGGGCCAAGTTGTATGACCAGATAAACGCTTTGCTAGACGAGCTCCATAAGCTAGAAGCCACGATTGGCACCGAGATTGTGTTTGATACCGGCGTGTCGAAGTGGGAATTGGTCTATGCGGCTGACAAACACCGCCTTCTTGCGCTGACACTCGAACAATGCGAACGTTACGAGTGGTGCGCTGAACAACTCTTTGCGGCGGGCCTGATACCAGAAGCAACTGTGCCCGCGTTGGCAGCTTATGCCCTGGATAAGATACAGGGGTTGCTTGGGGAGTATATTGCCAGCAGTCTCTTGCGAGGCAACAAGCATACTGTGCGCTTCGCGTCAGAAGGATGGAGAATGGCAACGTATGGACAGGGGGAGGAGAAATGTGTAGCCGAATGATGTTTTGTGCTATTCTCAGGATTTTTGCCATTTTGGTGTTTGCTGTTATTGGCAGCGAGATTCTCTTTGCCGTCAGGGGCGGGCGCGTCTTGCGCGAGATAGCGAATGCGATTGGCGCGGCACTGCTGCTTGTGTGGGGGCTGACAGTAGCAGCTATGTTGGTTTGTGCTCTTCTTGAGTGTAGCAATGTGGCGGGCCAATGCTTGCATTAATTCTGTCTGGCATTGCCTTGGCGGCCTGTATTTTGGGGATACTTGCCATCGCCTTTACTGACGTAATCAGCCATGTTACAGACCGCGTTCTTGTTACGTGCGGGCTATCAATAGCTGTATTGATGGGGCTTGCTATTCTTTGTGTTTTGTGCGGAGATGCTTTTTAAGGCACTGGGCCAGAAATGCTAAAACTAAGAGATTGGGCAAACGCAGACGAAGCGGGCACGCGATTCCCGCCGTCAAAATATGTATGCCCCCAGTGCGGGGGAGATACATTAGAGGACATCTTTCCCCCCAATCGCTGCAGCAGTTTCGATTGGCGCGATCCAGAAACTGGCGCTGTTGAGGCCCATAGCTCTGGGTCTATAAAACACGTTTGCCCTATGTGTAGAATTGCCTTCCGGGTAAATTGGTGGGACATCACAAGGACCACAGCCACTGGAGCGATGGAGCAGAATAAGGGGCATGTTTATATCAGCATGTCGCCGCTCATTAAGCACGGGGGCCAATTACTTACACCCATTGATATAGAAACCGAGAAATACAAGGCAAAACATGGCCATTATCCATAGCCCCCCCCAATTGCCCTAAACCATGCAATAAAGAGGGTGCAATGATAGAAGACAATATTATGCACACAAACATTAGCGACACACCAGCAGGCCGCGAACTAGATTTGCGGATAGCGCGGGAAGTGTTTGGCCTGATTGAACCAGAACGGATTTATAATTGGCAGCGATGCCAGGACGGTACATGGAAGACCTATGGCGTATGGCTTCCCTCTACTTGGCCCCACCACTACTCTACCGACATTGCGGCAGCATGGGAGATAGTGGGAAAGATGCTGAGCGACGGAGTCGAAGTAGTGGTGATAGGGGGGTTTAGCGGCAACCTGTCTGCCTGCATGATGTTTAATGGCTGTCCTGCGAGCTATCCGCCCAGAGACGCGTTTCTGTACTTGGCTAACAAAGATACCTTTACAGCCACGGTTCGCGTTCAGGCAGACACAGTCCCGCTGGCGATCTGTCGGGCAGCGCTTATGGTTGTAGAACAATGTAGGGAGGATAACTGATGTTTATGACGCCAGTCATTGAGGATACACCGGCAGGCCGCAAGATGGATTTGTGGGTAGCGCAGGAAGTGTTTGGGTTCACCAAGGCACCGACTGAGATTGATTGGATACCTGATTATTCTACCAACATTGCATCGGCGTGGCCGATAGTAGAATTCTTTAGGCGCGGTTGGAAGGGGCATGACACAACTAATATAAGAATTGATATATATGACAATGTCTTCCCTACTGCGAATTGCTACGTTGCCATTGTCGCGATTGACATCCCCAATGTGTGCGCTTGGGCAGATACAGTCCCGTTGGCTATTTGCCGCGCCGCGCTTATGGTTGCAGAACGATGCAAGGAGGATGAATGATGACTTACTACAAGTTTATGCAAACTGGGTGCATAGAAACATTCACTGACTGGCAGTGGTACGTAGGCGAATGGATGCTGCCGTATGAGGGCTACCCGATTGAGGGCGAAGGTGACGAAATGCAAATAACCGGGGATTGTTACTGCTTCATTCGTCCACGAGCAGAGGATGTAGTTGCGTGGTTGGATGCTGAACTATACGAGTTCGAGGTTGAACCTGGCGGGGCGATTATTGAATGCCCTTGCGGGTGTGTTACAACAGCAAGTTGCCGTTTAGTCAAGCGGCTAACAACGTGGAACGAACAGGCAATGCGCAACCTCATCTGTGACTACGCTGAACGGGCTGCTTTAGAACATGACAACCTGCGCCCTGTGATGGCCATGGCCAGGCGGCTCGCCAACGGTGAGGCTACACGCAAAGAAGTAGATGCGGTATGGGCTGCGGGCGAAATTAGCAACCGGACACCGGCAGAACTTGTCGTTTGGGACGCGTTCTGGTGGTTGGTATTGGGTGATACATCAAGCTGGAAGACCATCGGGCCTATGGTTCGGCGCGTAGCACAAGACGCTAGAGGGGTGGCGCCTGATTGGGACGAAGAGTACCAGTGGCAAACGCAACACTTATTGGGGGCGTTGGGGCTGGATGCATAGGGGTGGCGATGAGGAAAGACAAGAACTTCGGTGGCATCAAATGGGCGCTTTTGTTAGCGGCGCTATGCTTGCTGGCAGTGTTGGGATTCTACCTGAGCGCTCTGCCCGAACCGGAATTAAACAAACTGTTAGTAAAATGGTTGAGCATATTCTTGCTCGTCTTGTTCATTTCTGCTGTGCTGGCAATATCTGTGCTGTGGAACAAGGCAAACGGAGAGGCCCGGTACCGCGAAGGAAGCCAAGCTGCTCTACGGTCCCGCATCTTCCCCTCGCCCACGCCGTATCGGGGCTATGCTCCGCCTGTACAGCAATATGGTGACTGGCCCGCACCGCCGCCGCCGGAACAGGGGCCGGTGCTGAAAATGCTGCCGGATGTACTGTTTAGTGATATGGGTGATAAGCCCTCTTAGGAGTAACTATGAGAAAACTGAATCGTTCAGGCTTTCGTGTTTGGTCACGCGAAGACCTGCGAGGAGCCCTTCGGGGCATTGATCAGGCAAACTGTGCCATAGCGTCTGCCATTGACTTGCGCGAGATGCAACTGTATCGCAGGGGTTTTAGAGACGCGCTCATGGCGCTGGCTGAGACATTCGCGATTGATTACATTCCGACGGACCACCCTGTCCGTTCTTTAGAGGAGCGGGTCGCTCGGTGCTTGGCGTTGAATACGGCGAATTAGGGTCTATTGAGGGATGAACAATGACATCCAACAACCTCTTTCAGATGCAAGCAACCCAAATCCAAACCCTGCTGGCGCAGAGGGGTATCAACGCTGTCGTATGGCGCGGTACGCTCGCGCCCCGCTTGTTGCAGTTTGTGCTAACGGTTGGGCCTAAGACCGACCCTAATGCAGTGAAGAGGCTCTCTGAACCCATTGCGATGGCGCTGGGTGTGACTGACGTAGATATATCGCGCCAAGGAGCGACAATACGTATTGACATACCACGACGAGACCCGCAAGCTGTATCTTTTCCTGCGCTCATGGAATACGTTGGGGAACTGCAACCGTACACGGCCCTCATAGGCATGGACGCGGACGCGACAGCACTGGTGTTGCGATTCGACTCTCCCGCGGTTGCCCATGCTCTCATCGCTGGCACGACTGGCTCAGGCAAGAGCAACTTTCTCCGTTCAGTAGCATTAAGCATGGCCCAGAACACATCACCTGATGCGTTACGTATAGCCATTGTAGACATCGGTGAAAAGGGCCTTGGTACGTTAGATGGACTGCCGCATTTGTGGAGGCCCATTGCCACAGAGCCAAACGCTGCTGGCGCTCTTCTTGCCCACGTTGCCCAAGAAATGGAAGTTCGTAGGTCACAGGATCGCATAGATAGCCGCATCGTCCTATTCGTTGATGAGCTGGTAGACATGCTCCGATTCGGTGGCGCAGACATGATTCGCTGTCTTGAGCACATAGTAACGCAGGGGCTCAAACACGGCATACACCTCGTTGCAGCTACACAAAAACCCATGGCGAGCGACGTCGGCAGTATTGCAAAAGCGAACTTTCCGACCCGCGTCCTGTTCCGCGTCATGTCTGGTGACGACGCCCTGGTAGCCGCTGGATGTAGTGGTACGGATGCACACAAACTGCTGGGGTTAGGCGACGGCATACTCATCACGTGTGGGCAAAAGACGCGGTTCCAAGCACCACTGGTGAGCGATCCACGAAAGTCCGTGGAGTCCATATGCAAGAAATATCCCACCAATGGAGGTAATGGGCAGACCATAGACGCTACTGCCTGGCGGGAACAGATGGCGGCGCATTTGCCCGATTATCACCCCCCTGTCAACGGTGGTGGGCGTAGGCGCAAACCTGTGCCAGATGCATTGATTGCATGCATTCTACGTGAACGAGGACGTGGGGATACGATGCCGTCTACGCGTGCAGTCCGCAAGTTGCACAAGAGGATGTATGGCAAGGATATGGCCGGCAGGCGTGTGAAAGAGGCGTTGGCGTTGGCTGAGCGACGGCTGGCATAAGTCTTTGCGCAAAGACTAACGGAGGCAAGGCAATGGGAATATTTGTTGATTGGAAGAAGCAGTTTGATACTGGCGAGACGCAAGACATTGCAATGACATTTGTAGATGGCAGTGGTGCGAAGGCGTTTACAGGGACTTTCCCGCGCCCAGTATACAGTGCCCCCCTTGGCGATTTGTTGCAACGCTATATTAGACATTGCCAGGGTTCGTGGAGGAAGAGGTGGTCGGCAGTATGGAGAGGGGATGAACGGCGTATGCGGGCAGTTCTGAATCAGATTAGCTTGGAATGGGTAGAGTAAAGTCTTTGCGCAAAGACTAATAATGGGGCAACATGATAAATATATCAAGGGAACTTAAACAGGTGATTCGCGACCAAGAGATGATGGAGCCCTGGTTTGCCGGTTGGGAGGACGCGTTCATGGCTCAAGCATCGCGGAAGTTGGACCATGCAATAATGACAGGGGGTAAGAAGATGACAATAACCGACAGAATGAGGGAATATCTATTTACCCAAGGCACATGGCCTGGCTATAATACAGGCGCCTGCATTCTTCAACTGGCAACGTTGGTTGATGAGGCGCTGGCGGACAGGGAGGGGGTGCAGGTTCGCGAGGATAAACCACTGGAGTGTTTAACCCTTTCCCCTGGGGCCTTGGCCAAGCATCTAACAGAATATTTGCTATGTAGCGATTGGGTAGAGATAAATGCCAGCTTGCAGAATGCGCTTCTTGGCATAGCGGACTGGGTTGACACAGTATCAGGTGACGCCGAGAAAATTCTTGCGAAACGAGCATTCATTGAAGGCTATGCTAAACGCTCAGGCCTGACGGTAGAACAACTGCATGAATTAGGCCAATACGCGTATCCCTGTGATTGTGGGGAGGCTGGGTGCAAGGGGTGGCGCATGGATGACCCCAACCGGCTGGGCAACGTGCTGGACAGGGCGCTTGCGGCACAGCACGCGCCTGGCCCTGTACAGGACGAGACCTACTTCCTCATCCGTCGCATCTCTAACGGGGAGACCCACGTTACCCAACACGACAAAGAGGGGTTATTGGAAGCGATACAGCCGCTTCAGTGCGCCAAGACGAGACTCTGGTACTCTGACACTGGCGAGTGGCAGGGCTGTTTCCTGGTCGTCCGTGGCGAGATAGCTGCGCTAGATGCCAAGTACAGCTCGACTTGCCCACAATATGTTGTAGGGTGGGAGATTGAATAACTCTTTGTACAAAGACCTGGGGAGACAATGGCTGACAAGGTTGTAGACACCATAATCTGCGGCGATTGCGTTACGGCAATGCAAGAAATGCCAGAGCGATGTATAGACCTAGTAGTAACGAGCCCGCCGTACCTGAACGCCAGAGAATACTCGCATTGGGAAAACGACACCAAATACTTAGCAGACATGATGAAAACCTGGGTGGCTGCTAAGCGGGTGATGAAACCGGATGGCAGGATTGCCGTAATAGTATGCCAGGGCTATGGTCGTCACCCGTATCTTCCACTGGGATCAGCCATTACAATGCAGTTGGCTGAGTTGTTTCACCTTAGAGGCCATATCATCTGGGCTAAAGACTCGTCTGGGCGAGGGTCTGGGGCTACCAGCTGGGGCTCGTGGATGTCAGCATCTAATCCGTGCCTACGGGATGTCCACGAACTCATCATCGTGGCCTCTAACGAGATGGACGGGAAAGAAACCAAGGGCGAGAGCGACATAGAACGAGACGAGTTCTTGCAGTGGACAAAGAGCGTCTGGCGTGTTCCTGCTGTGTCACCCAACGCGACGAAACACCCCGCCGCTTTCCCTGAAACCATTGCAGAGAGGTTGATAAAACTCTACAGTTACAAAGGAGATGTTGTCCTAGACCCGTTTCTTGGAAGCGGAACCACAGCCGTCGTTGCCAAGGAATTAGGGCGTAGTTACATCGGGATCGAACTGAATCCGGAATACGCGGCGATGTCCGAGAAGAGACTGGCGAAAGTCACCGGCACACAACTGAGATTGTTGGAATAATCTGTGCTACGTAAATGCGTGAAAAGAGCATTATCGTAGCACAAATCAGGATGATTGGAGCAGAAGCATGACATGCATTATTGGCATCGAACAAGAGGGGAAAGTCTGGATGGGCGGCGATTCTGCTGCCGCTGATGGCTGGAATATCCGCCAGGGCATAGGCCGGAAAGTCTTCGTAGTAGGCGATGTTTTGATGGGGTACACTACCAGCTTTCGCATGGGGCAACTGTTGCAGTACGGGCTAACTATGCCGAAGCAAGAATGCGAGGACGGCATGGAGTTTCTGGTTGCCAGCTTCGTGCCTGCGGTTCGCGAGTTGCTAGCGCAGGGTGGGTTTACGACCATTGAGAACAACGTAGAGGTAGGTGGGCAGTTCCTCATGGGGTATGGTGGGAAATTGTATGAGGTAAACGGCGACTTTGCGGTTCTCCGGCGGCGTGACGGTTACGATGCCGTGGGGTGTGGCGCACAGTATGCACTTGGTGCTTTGCGATCTACGGGCCGTTTGGAAGCAGAGGCCAGGATATTCCGCGCCCTAGAAGTAGCGGCATATTTCAGCAACGGTGTCTGTGGCCCGTTCTACGTCGAGTCGCTGTAATTCCCCTACTTGACATATCTGCACACTTGACCTCTCCAATTTGACAAAATCGCGTTTCTGTGGTATAATGCGAAAATCTATAAGTCTATCTTCGCGTCCGCTTTGGAGAATTTGTGACCGATAGCCCCCTTGCCCTAACACCAGAGAAGTTAGAATTGCTCGTGGGCGATGAAACCGCGCCCTGGCACCAGTTGCCTGACGAGCCAGATGATGCATTTGAGGCATTTTTCTTCTGGCGCAGTCTACTCCCCGGCAAGCGCAGCCGTGAAAAGGCGTACAGGCAAATGCTCATGGTGCGCAACCCTGAGCGACTCGCCGCGTACAAAGGACGTGCCGCGGTTCCACGCGACTGGGCGTTTTGGGAAACCGCGTTTGATTGGCCCGCTCGCTCGCGCGCTTTTGACGACCACGTCCGACGCGCTCTCATGGGTGCAGAGGCCGATTATCTGGAAGAGATGCTCACCAGGCACAAGTCTTCTCTCATTGAACTTCAAAAAAAGGGGATGGCACACATCCGCCTCGAGGGCTTCGAGACATCGGCCGCTGCGTTGCGGGCTGTCCACATCAGCATGCAGATGGAGAGAGACTCGGCGGGGCTGCCTGATGTGGCACATTTATTGACCATGACGAGTGAACAACTGAAGGCCGAATACCAGGTTACTATCGCAAAGTTGTCTATGTCCTTTACTGTTGTTGATGATGCCGAATGACGATACTGATCGACTCCGCCTGCTGCGCGACCTCGCGCTGATCGAGGCGATAGCGAAAGAAAAGGGCGTGGCTCTACCAAGCGGCGCCGCGGCTGCCAGGGCGAAAACCCTAGACGCCCTGCGCAGCAAATACGTGGACGATCCTGTCGGGTTTTGCTTACAAGCGCTAGGTGTAGGAGTGCTGACCGACGATATTAAGCGCCTGATGGAATCTGTCAGGGATAACCGCATAACCATTGCCATGAGCGGCAATTCGACAGGAAAGACCTTTGCGGCAGCACACATCTGCGCGTGGTTCTTTACCATGTTCCCTGATTCCAAAGTCTACAGCACTGCGGCCCCGCCAGAGCGCAACTTGAAACAACTGCTTTGGGGCGAAATCGGGGCTGTGAACAACCGGTCGCCCTGGCTCTTTTCTGGCAGCAAGATATTGAACCTGCACATTGAGCGAACAGCAACATCGGCGCAACCCGAACCGTCTTTTCTCACAGGTGTGACCATACCCCAGAGCGGCACAGCGGCACAACGAGAGGCCAAGTTTTCAGGGCGGCATAGTCCCCACTTGCTCTTTGTGGTGGACGAGGGCGACGCAGTCCCTGACGAGGTCTACCGGGGGATTGAGAGCTGCATGAGCGGGTCGCACGATAGATTGCTCGTCATGTTCAATCCCCGTGCCAAGATGGGCGCGGTATATCGAATGATACGAGACGGCAAGGCCAACGTCGTAAAGATTTCAGCTTTGGACCACATCAACGTCGTAACTGGACGAGACATCATTCCAGGCGCAGTATCTCGCGAAACGACCGTAAGGCGCATCAACGAGTGGTCTCGACCGTTGGTAGAAGGTGAAGAGCCGGACAGCAATTGCTTCCAAGTGCCCGATTGCTTGGTGGGTACAACTGCCAAGAGAGACGATGGCGGTACGTATGCACCGTTGGCTGCTGGATGGCGGGCGGTCAAAATACCTGAGCTCGCGTATATGGTATTGGCGAGGTATCCGTCCCAGGAAGAGCAGCAGCTTATTCCACAGGCCGATGTTGATGCTGCGAGAGCGCGCTGGGATGCTTACGTTGCAGTACACGGTGAGAAGCCACCAGAGGGGACGAGTCCTATAATTGGGCTAGACATTGGGGAGCAAGGCCCCGACGCTACAGTCTTGTGCAAGCGTTATGGCGGATGGGTGGCGCGACTCTTGTCGTGGAGGGGCGTCGATACAGGAGAGAGCGCTCTAAGGGCTACCCAGATTTACAAGGACGTCGGGGCACAAGTAGCCTACGTAGACGCGATTGGGATTGGTGCAGGCGTCGCACCTGCTATGCGGAAAGAAGGAGCGCGCGCTCAGGGCGTGAAGGTCAGCGAGAAGCCGACGAAAACCCCGACGCAAAACGAGGCGCGGCTCAAGTTCCGGCGATTACGGGATCAGCTTTATTTCGAGGTGGCAGAGTGGCTCGCTACGGACAAGGGCGCGATGCTGCCGCCCGACGAGCTCTTGTTGGAGGAACTTTTGGCACCGCGGTATGACAACACAGATTTCGGACTCCAGGTAACAAAAAAGCGGGTGTTGCGGGAGAAGCTCAAGCGCTCGCCTGATCGGTTTGAGGCACTGATGCTGACCTTCGCACCGGCACGCAAAGTCCTCATTGACTTTTTCTAGCTGTCCGCTTTTGGAGAAAATATGACTCAGGGCATTTACAAGATTACGCATCGCCAGAGCGGGAAAGCGTATAGAGGAGGTTCAATAAATATTGAGAAGCGTTGGGGGGAGCACCGCCGCGCACTTGGCCATGGGAAGCATCACTGCATTCATCTCCAGCGCGCCTGGAACAAGTATGGTGAAGGCGCGTTTGAGTTCTGTGTCCTGGAAGTAATTGAAGACACCAGCCTGCTCACAGAGATAGAGCAGGAGTATTTGGATGCATTTTGGGGAAATTGCTATAACGTTGCACCTTTCGCCGGCGCGCCGATGCGGGGGCGCACCCTTACAGAAGACCACAAGAGAAAAATAGGCGAGGCCTCGACAGGCAATCAATATTGCCTGGGCTACAAGCATACTGAGGAGTTTTGCCGCAAGCAAAGCGAACGCATGATGGGCAACCAGAACACCCGGGGCTATAAGCATACCCCAGAGTCTAGGCAGAAGATGAGCGATAACAATACGGGTGAGGGCAACCCCATGTGGGGGAAACACCACACTGAAGAAGCCAACCGCAAAAACCGCGAGGCCCACTTAGGCAAGAAGCTCACCGAAGACCACAAACGCAAAATAGGCGATGCCGTTAAGGGCCCTCTTCATCCCATGTGGGGGAAACACCACACCCTCGCGGCCAAGCAAAAGATGAGCGATGCCAAAAGGGGAAACCAATACCACCTGGGCCATAAGCACAGTGACGCAACCAAGCAGAAGATAAGCATAATTAAGCTTGCAAGGCGCGGCGCCCTATTGCAATATTACGCTGGTTTAGCCGCCGCGATTCCCACCAAGCCCGAAATGCGTTACTGCATGCCAGAGATATAGATTAACAGGAGTTTTTCATGGCGACAACACAGATGCGCCACTTTTTGCCCGTTGGTGGCAAGTTCTTGGGGAGCCACATATATGCGGCCAACCTAAGCGTTGAAAACGATACGGTAAGAATGCCAACATTTGACGGCTCGTTTGCCCTAGTTTCTACGGGCGTAACCGCGCACATGGAACTGGAACTTGGCTACAGCGCGGCAACGATGAACCACCTAGAATGCGGTTCGCATATTGGCTACCGCGACATTGGATGGGGGCATGTTTGTCGTTATTGTGGCACGACCTATACAACAGGCGTTTTGACTTGCCCGCAATGTGGCGGTGGAACAGATTTGTTGGACAAGGCTGTAGAGCGCGCTAAGTGGACTGGATGGTTAGTGGGCATTGACCGCACCCTTAACAGCGAGACATGGCCTGCAATAAAGGTTACGTTGCTGCTAGGGCCAGGTTTCTGCTTCACCACGAATGAGGAACGCGTGCCTGATTGGGGTGCAATGTTGGGCGACGTGGGCTTTGTAAGCCAGCCCAAGGCGCGTTTGTGTCCTTGGTGCGGCGCTCTATGCGATTGGAATAGCCACACCTGCAAGTTCTGTGGTGGCAACCGTTTGCCAGAGAAAGAGTTGCAGAATCTTACACGGGAATGTTGGCATTGCGGGGCAACAACTGTTGGGAATTATATCTGCGAGAAGTGCAACGCGACATTGAACTTCAACGAACAATATAGGAAATGCTAAAGTCTGATTACTTAGAGTCAGAAGAAGAGCATTGAGACTATGAGAAAAACATGACAGGGCCTCCCAACACATTAGGGCGGTGGTTACACTATTGGTCTTCCGCGTGGGCATACGCGCGGGCGCCGTTGCACGGCAATACCAGTTCTCAGCGCGTAATTATGAACCTGATGGGGAAGCTGGCCGAGTCGCGGGCCGGGCAAACCGTGGATTCGTCTGACGCTGAACTTATTGCGATTACATCATACGCGGTTTGGACTGCGTTACGTGTCATTGGAAGTGCGGTAGCTCGCCAGGACTCGCGGCCATTTGCGGCCAAACAGGAGGCAGACGGGGAAGTTGTTGCGACGCCAAACCACGCGTTCGACAAACTGCTTCGTATGCCGAACGATATGTTCAGCTACGACTATATCGCGCGATATACTTTGGGCTGGTATCTTCTACGTGGGAACGCACACATTTTTATCTCAACGCCCAAGATAGGCCGTGGCGAGCCGGTGGAACTTTGGCCCCTGCCATCGAACAAAGTGTCTCCATTGCCCAAAACGTTGCACAGGTCGCGGATAACAGGGCGCATTATCATTGATTACGTCATTACCATTGACGGGCAGAAGCACCAGTTGCCTGGCGAGAACGTATTCTGTCTGCGCTTCCCGAATTTCTGGAGCTATTGGGAGGGACTCAGCAGCCTGACAGCAGCGCTTTCGCCTATTAGAACAGACTTGGCCCAGGCAGATTGGGAACAGCAGTTCTATGGCGAAGACAACGCTGTACCGACCGCTATTTTGTCGTTGCCACCTGAAATCTCTGATACTGATTTTGTTGAGGCTAAAGAGGCAATCCACGAGCAATTTGGGCAAGGTCGCGCATCGGCCATCGTTCGTGGTGGAGACCTCTCTGTTGAAATTATCCAACAGTCAATGGAGGAGATGCAACTGCGGCTCAGTCGCGAATTCAACCGTGGACAGATTTACCAGATTTTTGGCATACCAAACGGCTTAGTAACGGGCGAAGTAGCCAGCGAGAATCTGTATGCTGTATTGGCAAGTTTTGCCCAGAACACTACGCAACCCATACTAGACAGCTTTGCTGCCCAGTGGACGCTGGTAATGCGGCAATTCTACGGTGATGATTTCCTGGCCAAGTCGCCGAACGTCATTCCCACTGATAGGGCAATAAGCGTGCAAGAATACGCGCAATATTCCCAGGACAGGACGATAGACGAGAACCGCGCGGTATTGGATTTAAAACCCATAGGCTACGAGGTCTGCAAAATACCCGTCCGCTTGCTGAAGCACTTGGCTGCCCCTGGTGGCGTTGAGGTATTGAGACAAAGAGTTGGCACGCTGACGGGTTCTGAAGCGCCGGAGAGGCTGACGAATCGTCTTGCTGGGGGAGGGGGCGATGATGTGCCCGAAGAACCGGAGGATCAGGGTGATGTCTTATAGGAAGACAAAGCACTTCGTGTAGCTGTACGGGGCGAGTTGAAGAGGTGGCGCAAAGTAGCCCTCGGGGAAATGGAGAGGGGTAAGCTGCCTAATGAGAGAGAATTCGTGGCGGCACTGATACCAGAGATGGTAGTTGTAGACATACTCGCAAAACTGCAAGGGGCCAAAGATACCAATAGCGTAAAAGCTATATTTTCCGAGGCACACAATGCGTTTTCGTAACGTATATTGTGGCATGATACAGGGTGTTTACGAGTTTGAGAACGGGCTGGACGGGTATGCATATACTGGAAGCTCGGGGAACATTGAGCAACGGCAGAAGCAGCATCTTTATACGCTCCGTAATGGGAGACACCATTGCGTAGACTTCCAAGCGGCCTGGGACAAGGACGGCGAGGATATATTTGAGTTCCATATTCTGGAAGTAGTAGAAGACCCTGCTTTGCTTGTTGCAGTAGAACAAAAGTGGATTGACAGGCGCATTGCTGAGGGAAAAAGCTACAATACTGCACAAAATGCCAAATCGTCAATGGCGGGGCGTAAGCATACAGAAAAGTCAAGGCTCAAAATGAGTGCTTCACAGATGGGCAACCAACACTGGTTAGGGCGTAATCACACAGAGGAAAGCAAACAAAAGATAAGCATATCTCTACTGGGCAATCAATATGGCCTAGGCAATCAAAACGGCAAGGGGTACAAGCACACTGGCGAATTTAAGCGCCAGCAGAGCGAGCGTAAGATGGGCAACCAAAACTGTCTAGGCCATATCCTTACTGAAGGCCACAAACAGAAGATAGGCGCATCCCTGACAGGCGAGCTTAACCACAACTGGGGGAAACATCTCACGAAGGGGACAAGGCTCAAAATAGGCGCGGCTATGGCTAAGCCATACCCCGCGTTCATCCACAGGGATACCGGCGAGATTATCCCCGCTGGCGTGAACCTCAAGCGCATGTGTCAAGGGCGCGGGCTTCACAACGGCCACATGGGCAGCGTAAAGAACGGCAAGCTGCCCCACCATAAGGGGTGGATACTGCTTGACGCAGTACAGACACAAGGCGGAACAGAATAGCATAGAATTTGCTAAAGTAAAGGAGAAAGAGCATGGCATGGTGGAATTGGATCATTGAGAACCTCGGTGAGATTTGGCAGGTAGTAGTCGTCCTAGCCGGGCTGGCCATATATCTCGCGAAGAAGCACAAAGATGGCCTACTCGCGGACGTCTGGGTGTGGGTGCGAGAACTCGTCATGGAGTTTGCTGAAGATGCCCTACAGGAAGTTAGCCAAGAGGACGTGTGGGCCATTGCCGGGCCGTTTTGGGATAACTACTTGTCTGAAATTAGATTCCTGCGCTTCTTCATCAACAAGGATAAGTACCTGGCCCTTTGTTGGGAGCAATGGGGACGCTTCGTCGAAACGCTAGACGCGGTCGATATGGCCGTTGCCCAACGGGCGGTCATGGGTAGCCGGGCTTTCACGCTTTAGCATGTGGGAGCGGGCGCTGTTGGTCATAGCGATAATTATTGCCATTTTACTCTCGCTACGCCCGCGGCGCCCGCCACGCTATCATGGCTAACGAAGAAAGAATCCCGTTGACGTGTGCGCACGCTTCAGGGTGTGTTCTTCCCTGCGGTTATTTGCTGCCTGGGGGACGCATCAGCATCACGTCAAGGCATCACGGCCAAAAGCATACGAATATCTTGGGCTTGGCTCATCTGGTGCGCCTAGCTATAGACTTTGGGTTAATGGACGAACGTGCGTTGTCACGGTTGGCGGCGTTGTGTAACATGCATCTATAAGAATAAGAAACCGACTATTCGCGAAATGGTCACATAATACGAATAAGCTGCGCCCCTTGCGCCCATGTGTTTGGACCAACGTGTCCACGATGCATGGGCGCTTTCTCTTTGTACAAAGACTTTTCTGGCTGGACAATAAGGAAGGTAAAGATATGAGTGAAGAAATAATTGATTTGAACAAGGCTGAAAACCTGGACGAGCTGACCTCGCGGATCCGGCAGCAGTTCTACACAGTGAGCGGCGAGGAGGAAGCGTATTGGTCTGGGGCAGAAGGTGTATGGGTAAGAGAAGTGTGGGACGAGCACGTAATCGTGGAAAGAACGAAGAACTTCAAGGTCCCCTTTACCCAGGCTGGTGGGGGAATGACATTCGCTGATGAAGACGAGTGGGTTGAAGTGGAACGCCCAGAAGTCGAACGCGAATGGGTAGAAGTAACGAAGGCTATTCCCGACGCGCCTAGCGTTGGTGAGCATATAGGCGGTGAAGCGATTGAACCAACTGTTGCGGCAAAGGGCGCGCCGAGTAGCAGCGCTGATGTAGTGAAGGCTCAAACCAAGACCGTAATCCCCAAGGGCAACTGCGGCGCCCCTGTTGGATTGGCGATCAAGGCATTAGGCCAACACCGCCTCGGTGCTTACGCTGCTCTTTGGGGTGGGCCAGACCGCAGGGATTTGGTTAAGGAATACTTCACGGACAAAACTGGCGAGATGCTGAATGTATACGATGCCGTGGGCAAGTTGCCACTGTTTTACCACCACGGGGCGGATGAGACAATGAAGGCCAGCGTCGTGGGCCTAGTAGACATCATGCTAGTTGACGACGTGGGCTTGTGGTACGAAGCCGAGATGAAGAAAGGCAATGAGTACCGCGCGGCCATCGCGGCCATGATTGCGGAAGGCAGCCTGCACACGAGTACGGGATGTCTTTCTGGGCATCGAAAGGTTGCGAAAGATGGGTGGCTAGAACAGTGGTGCATCGTAGATGTTTCTATGACGCAAACCCCCATGGAATATCGGATGCTGGAGCGCCCAGTATCAGAATTGAAAGCAGTTTACAAGGCTGCCGGATTGGAGTTCCCAGAGATTGACGATGGCGAAGGCGCTGATGAAGAAGCGCGCCAATGGGAAATCGCTGTGGAACGCGAACGGCTGGCCTTGTTAGACCTAGAAGTAGGAGGATAGTTATGAATCTGCAAGAGAAACTTGCATCTCTCAAGATTGAAGCGCACAAGGCCCTGGAGGACGGCGACTTGGAAAACGGTCGCAGGCTCCGCGAGGAAGCTGAGGGCACTGCCGAGGCCATTGAGGAAATGCAGAAAGTAGACAATATCAAGGCGGCTACACCTGAACCCGTACGCCCGCCACTGCCGATGATGGGTGGGGGCAATCTGCCGACACCCGATCCAGTAGAGCCGACTGAGACACCAGCACAGATGGTGCATAAGGCTGCTTATGTAACCAAATTCGGGGATACCGACAATATGGTCAAGTCCCTCCTGACCAATCTTCACGGCCACGATTATGTAGGGAAATACTGGGCCCAGAAAGCAGCGTTCAACAAGTACTTGCGTGTTGGGCTGGACGATATGGACTCGATTGAGCGCAAAGCAATGCGCAACATCGTCTATACGCCCGCGGCTATCAAGGACGCGTTGGCCCAGGGCATCTATGACGTCAAGGTCCTAAAAGCTACGATGGTCGAGGGGAGTGATGTGCTAGGCGGCTACGCCGTCCCAATAGACTTCAACTCCCGCGTCATCGAGCGTATGCCAGGATTTACGATGATCCGCCCGTGGGCATTCAAGCTGACGACCAGCCGCGACATGGTTAGCATCCCTGTAGGTACTGGGGGTGATGACCAGTATACGTCCGCTGTCCGAGTAACATGGGTTGACGAGACGCCCACGGCGGGCCAATCAGAAACGAACCTGACGTTTGGCATGGAAAACATTGCCATTCATACGGTTATGGCAACTACGCCAATCTCTCGGAACATGCTTGAGGATGCCTTCTTCGACGTTGAGGACTTCTTGGCGACGAAGTATGCAGAGGCGGCGGGGATTGATGAGGACAACAGATTCTTGACGAGCGCTGGTGGCGCGAGCCCCTTGGGCATCCTGCCTGGCAGTGCTAACGTCGGGGGGCTGACTGAAGAGGATACTGGCAATGCCAACGCCCTAACGTGGGACGGCGCAGGCGCTGCGGTTACCAAGCACGGCCTGATCGGAATGGTTTATGCTATCGCGTCGCAGTATCTGCCCAGGGCCAGATGGCTTATGGAACGGGCGACTGTTGAGGAGATCCGCACGATGAAGGATGGCGCGGGCAACTACCTCTGGGAACCCGACCAGCAAGCAGGACAACCGCTTATGCTGCTTGGCTATCCCGTGTACATGCAAGAAGGTATGCCGAGCATCGCTGCTGATGCATATCCCATCCTGTTTGGCGATTTCAGTGCGTACTACATCGCCGACCGCGTGGGCATGACTGTCGAGCGCTTCCTGGGTGGTACAGAGGCTGAGTTGAACACGGTCAAGTTCGTAATGCGGCGCAGGCTTGGTGGGCAGTTGGTTGAGACGTACAAACTGGCAGTCCAAAAAGTTAGTGCCTAGAATATAACAGACAGGAATGTCTGTTGAGGAGATAAGAAAATGCGACAAAACTGGTACAGACACATGTACACGCTCCTGCTTAATACTGAGGATACGCTGGTCAACCAGCACTATCCGCTTAGCGCGTCGTATATCTATGTGGGTAACTATACCCACTGCGCCTTTGTTGTTTACTTGGGAGCATTGGATAGCGCGTTGACACTACAGGTTGAGCAGGATACTGATGCTACCGAAACAGCGAGCATCAAAGACTTGACTGGGGCGACAGATGTCATCGCGGCCGACGACGACGATCAGGTGTTCGTCCTTGAGTTCGCTACAGAGCGGCTCAGTGACGGCTTTGACTATGTGACTCTGGATGTCACTGGCGTTGCTGGTGCTAACGACTATGGGTGTGTGGTGTTCTATGGATGGAACGCCAAGACCCTGCCCGTAACGCAACCGGGCACGTTCCCATCTGGAAACTCAGTGCTACTCGTGGGATAGACCTTGGGCTGGGGGCGGGCTTCTGTTCGCCCCCGGCTTACAACAGAATAATGGGGGGTATGAAGATGCCCCTTAGACTTAGGGGTGAAATATGAGTCAATATAATACGACTGTATATTTGGAAACGGGAGGCGACAAGTTAGTTATAGCCTCCGGCGGAGAAATTGAGGTGCAATCGGGTGGTACTGTAGATTTTCAGGGTAGCGTGACTTTCATAGACGACACCCAGCTTATCATCGGTACAGGCACTGATTGCGCGCTTGAATGGGATACTAACCAAACACAGGACGCCTTGCTTTTGGGCCTTGGGGCCAGTAATACGCTAATCGTCCTGGAAAAGGCTGACATGACTGCCGACAAAGCGTTGGCAGCCGCCACGTATCCGCAAATCATCATCTATGATGCCAACGCGGATAACTATATGACGTTGGGAAGTTCTGGTGACGACATCGCCCTAGTAGGAAGCAGCAACGACATCGACATCCGCTGCGGCCTTGTGGCTGGCGATGCTCTGAACTTGCAGGCTTACGACGTTGGCGTAACAACTTACGAGGATATGATTACCCTTGCAAGCCATGCTACTTTGCCAACGATGATACTCCATGCTAGTGGTGGCATCACGGCAAACGCGGGCCTGACGCTTTCAGACGCAGCGGGAACGGGTGCAGGCTCTATCGTCACAGTAGAGGGAGAAGACCTTGGGCTACAAAGCACTGATGCTACAACCGCCGGCGATGGTGGTGACGTAAACATCATTGGCGGTGCAGGGGATACCGCAGGCGCCGGTGGGGACGTGGACATTAATGCTGGCGCTGGAGCAGCTGCCGTTGGCGGAAATGTTGAGCTCACAGGCGGCGCAGGAAATGCCGCTTTTGCCGGTGGTACGATAGACATCGACGGCGGCCTTGGCGGAGTAAATGGGGCTGGTGGCCCAGTTACAGTCACCGGCGGTATAGGCAATACTGCCGCTAATGGCGGCGCTGTCGATATCGCGGGCGGCGCGGCTGGGACAGCGGGCGTCGGCGGCGACGTAAACGTCGTCGGCGGAGCGTCAGCTACAGCAGGCGCTGGTGGGGCTGTAGACATCGACGGCGGGGCAGGAACCGGAGCCCTCGGTGGTAACGTAGAAATCATGGGCGGCGCAGGAAACGGCGCCTTCGCTGGTGGCACAATCGACGTCGACGGTGGAACTGGCGGGGCAGCCGGAGCTGGCGGCCCAGTAGCGATAAATGGCGGGATCGGCGGGGCTGATGGCGCAGGTGGGGCCGTAGACATCGTTGGCGGTGTCGGGACTGCCACTGCCGCTGGCGGAGACGTCAGTGTCGCAGGCGGCGCAGCCGGAGCAACGGCTGGCATCGGCGGAGACGTTACCATCGTAGGCGGAGCATCCGCTACAGCAGGCGCAGGCGGGGCTATCGACATCGATGGCGGAGCAGGCGCGGCAGACGTTGGCGGCGCGGTAGCAGTCACAGGCGGCGCTGGCGACGGAGCGAACGCCGGTGGCGCAATCGACATCGACGGTGGAGCTGGCGGAGCAGCTGGGGCTGGTGGCGCTGTTACAATTGACGGCGGCACGCCTGCTTCGGGCACTGCTGCTGGCGGCGGCGTTACTATCACAGGCGGAACCGCTGGAGCAACCGCGGGCGCTGCTGGTGAAATCGTCATAACCGCAGGCGCTACCGGCGTAGGTGCTGGCACAGTAGGGAGCATCACGCTCAATGGCACTACGACTTTCTCTGACCAACCTGGTACCGGCGACGGCACTATCGACGCAGTAGCAGGACAGTCGTTGATCGTCGCACTATCTGACAACGTAGCAACGGCCCTGGACATCCAGGAAGCGACCAACGACTATATCACCGTCAATACACTAAATGACTTTGAGGAAGTTGAGTTCGGTGTGCCGGTGGATATGGAACTAGGGCAGAAGCACGAGACGTACTTCGAGATATTCGACGACTTCCTGTATCAAGCGATTACCGAAAACGACACGCCGTGGATACTCAATGCTGGTACGGATACCGAGGCTATTGACGCCGCGATTCTCGCTACACAGGAGAACGGCGTTATCCGGCTAACAACTGGTGATGCTTCTGGCGTAACGGCTGCTGATGCTTCGCAAATAGTATGCCATATCCCGATGCAGGCCGATAACGGCGGACTGGTCTTTGAAACTAGGCTGAATATCGACACCGCCATCACGGACATCTCTGTGAATGCAGGGTTTACCGACTCTACCGCACTGGAAGAGCCGTTCACAATCGCCGCGGGAACCGTAACCGCTGTCGCCAATGACGCAGCTTGCTTCACATATGACACGGATTCGACCGTCGATCAATTTTTTATGTGCGCAGTTGATAGTACAGTGCAAGACGCAGGCAACGCGACTACGGGTACCGCGCCAGTGGCTGACGTGTTTAATCTCTTGAGGATCGAGGTTTCTGCAGACGGCTCAGAAATAAAATTCTTCATAGACGGAGTGCTTGAGGGCACGCTGACGGGAGACGTGGGCGTTTCGCCTGACGTGAATCTCTTCGCTACAGTAGTGGTCAACTCAACGACTACTACGTCAAAATCTGCAGACGTGGATTTCGTCTACGCGGGCGTACTGCGTGGGTGAGTCTAGCTTGCTCGATTTGACAGAATTACGAACATAAGTATAATGAGTTAGAAAATACGGGGCGGGCTAGGCGACGGCTAAACGCGAGAACCTCTTGGCTCGCTGCCCGCCCCTTCCAAACCAAGAGATAGTTTCAAACAAGAGGTGAGACATGGGAAACAAATCAAATAACTGCTTAGGGGTGGCTGTGGACGTTAGGCCAATCAAGACTAAAGAGGACTATGACTGGGCCATGGCTCAGATCGACGAGCTGTGGGAGACGAAGGCCGACGCGCCTGATGCCGACAGACTTGAGGTGCTTACCATTCTATTAGATGCCTACGAAGAGAAGCATCATAGCATTCCGCCGCCAGACCCTGTTGCCGCGATCGAATACTATATGGACACCATGCCTGCTGAACCCGAATTTGAGGGGTGGTTGGAAACTGTGACGGCGATCCGGAGTATCATCGCAAGCGCAATGGAGCTATGGCAGCGGTTAGAGGCAGCCCTTTGAAATCCGTCGAAATGCGCGGCATGGCCGACACACCACCGGAGACAATTTTAGCTCCGAGCTGGTACTGCAACGGTTTTCCCAAAGCCGGACTTCACTTGGTCAAATCCATGTTGCAGCCCTTCGCGCGCATGATGCCAGCTCGCCGGTACGCCAAGTTGGGCACGATGATCAGCTCATTCGCCTATCACGCCTGGACGAACGACTGGCACAACGTAAGATACGTGACCTATGCGCTATGCCAAACGAGACCTGGATACTACCACTTCGGGCACTGTGGGTACAACACGGAAATAAGTGCCATATTGGACTATGCTGGTTTGGCCATGACATTCATCTACCGCGACCTCAGAGACGTGGCCGTGTCGCAGACGCACCATATTCTCAGCAAACGCGAGCAGGACAGACACCTAGACAAAGCGGCGTACCGAAGACTTGGCGGCTTCAACGAAGCGTTGTCAGCAGTTATCACTGGACTTCAGGTGGATGATAGCAAGTATGGCCCTGTATATTATCCTGGCGTGATGGAGCGTTGGGAACTGTACGCGCCGTGGTTAGACCAAGACTGGGTTTGCTCAGTTCGGTACAAAGACGCTCGGTTACATCCGGCAGAGACAGCACAACGCATCGTAGAATACGGCATGAAGCGCCTGGCGGGCTGTATGGAAGTCGCACCGCCCAAGATTGATGACAAGACGATGGATCGTGTCGTAACGGCGATGGTTGCTTCTGGGCAGGACACGAAGAAGTCCCCGACATTTCGTAAGGGGCTGGTAGGTGGGTGGCGGGATGTCTTTACGCCAGAGCATGTGAGGCTTTTCCAAGAGACCGACCCCGACAACTGGCTCAAGCGACTCGATTTCGAGGACTGGTAGATTTGACATATATCACTTTCTTAGGTATAATCGTGCCGAGATAGCTCAGTTTGGCAAGAGCAGCAGCTTTGTAGCCTGCAGGCCGCGAGTTCAAATCTCGCTCTCGGCTTTGCCATCAATGGCGCTAGGCCAGTAGCTCAACGGCGGAGCAGCGGTCTCCAAAACCGCGGGATGCAGGTTCGAATCCTGTCTGGCCTGTTTACCGAGGGTAGTAGCTCAGCGGTAGAGCACGCCTCTGATAAGGGCGCGGTCGGCGGTTCAAGTCCGCCCTGCCCTATTAGACAACGTTGAGGGGAATATGAAAATCACATCGGGGTTTCTACGGGAGCACAATACCTGGGAAGACGAGGCTCTCACGTTTGAATCTGAGTGGCCTGATGGCGCAGAAGTAACGTTGGACAATATGTTGCGGGCTGCTGAACTGGGGCTGAATGTAGGATGGATTGCTTCGCATCTATTGCACGGCCCAGACAGGGCTCGCTATCGCCTAGCTACTGAGCCTGCTTATGAAGAGTATGACCGTGCCCTTAGCGGCATTGAAGAGGCTTACCGCGACTATGATGTGTATATTGCTGCGGCCTCTTCAATCTATGACATCACGGATAGCAAGGGTATGATTGCGAGGTGTGAGGCTTGTTTCATGCAGCTTGACGCTGCTCACCAGGCGCTAAAAAAGGCAAGGGCGCCATATCGGGTTAGCCTACATAGAAAACTAGCCCACGCTCTCGTTGAGGTACTTGAAGACCTGGAAGACGCCCAGGCCGCACGTGAGGCCGTGCAAGCCTATAGAGCTGGCGAGACCGTGCCCTGGGAGCAGGCAAAAGCAGAACTGGTGGGTTGCTGTGCCAACCCCCATCCGGCAACCGCAGCCCCCGTCTGTGAGACAGCGGCGCTTGCTGAACCCCCCTGGAGATAGCATCTCCAGCCCGACGCCCGCCAACGGGGGGCGGTGACGTTTCTAACGAAGAATAGCTCATCTACCATGTGTAGAAAGAGTAATGGCCCCTAAACCTATAGACAGACATGGGTATGGGGCCAACAGCGGGCTACTTTGTAGCAGAAGTTAGGTAGGCTATCACACCTGCGAGTGTTGTTCCAGCTTTCAGCTCTGTGGCCTAGCATTAAGGGTAGTCGAAAGGCGAATGTGTGCTAGGCGCGACAAACCTACTTAACAGCCGCGAGGAGCAACTCACTCTAACTAACGGAGGTCGTAAGGACAGAATGTTAGTATACGTAATCAACAAGAATGGCAACAAATTAATGCCCTGCAAGCCAGCTAAAGCGCGTCACTTACTAGAAGCTGGTAAAGCCCGCGTAGTCAACCGCGAGCCATTCACAATCCAACTAACCTGGGATTGCGAAGAGAATGTGCAAGATGTAACATTGGGGGTTGACAAAGGCAGTCACCACACCGGGTTTTGTTGCGTAGGGAATGGGCAAGTCTTGATGTCAGGCATATTGAGACATCGCCTGGACATCAAGAAAAAGATGGATGCCAGACGGGCCAACAGGCGTGCGCGACGCAGCAGAAAGTGGTATCGTCCGCCGAGGTTCAACAATCGTGCTTCTAGCAAGCGCAGTGGAAGATTGCCGCCGTCAACGATGTTATGCAATTTGACAAGGGCAGCAACCTAACAGTTTCGGGCTATGTTGCGCTCAGTGCGTGGATTTACGTAGACAAAGACTGGAAGAATGGCGACAGCATTGAAGTATATGGGTGGGATACAGGAACAAGCGCGGTTATCGGGACAGCAGTCAACTTAGAAGACTATTTTGACTGGAGCAACTTTGACACGTGGATAAAGTTGGCTATCCCCCTGACAGATATGGGTCTCATATCGGGGACGATAGACGCTCTGAGAATACGCATCGTTGCCAAAGAAGGCAAGTCGCCCAAGTTTTATCTGGATGATATTCAGTTCGAGCAGACAGGAACGCCGATTGAGTTTTGCCTAGAAGCTGACAAGGGCACTTGGTTGTGGCTAACTAACATGCAAATCTCGGTCGCCGCTGCGTACGATACCGACGAGGCAGGTGGCACACTGCCGGGAATTGCGTATGACGATTTATTGGGCGTGAGTTTGGCAAGCGGGTTAGTCTATCAGCGCATCAACGCTGGCGGGGTAACGTTCTCAAATACGTTCAAGCAGCTTGCAGATTGGCTATGGTTTCCACGTGCCGAGTTAACCAATGCCATTCACGATGGAACGAATACGTTCCTGACCATATCGTTGCAATTTGGGCGGGATACTGTATTGAGGGCAGAGGATGAAGACAAGATGCGCTTTGTTGTACAAGATGATTTGTCTGGGCTTCTGATTCTGAGGGCCTGTGTCACGGGACATTATGAGGATAGAAGTGGCTAGAAACAGATCGCGCAAGCAACTAATCTCGCCGTTTTGGCGGCAGGTGTTTGCTGTGGCTATAGGCACGCTTCCGTTGACTGTCCTGTTGGCGTTGTTGCTGTGGCATCTCATATATGGATAACGTCATTGTGTCTACATTGTATAATCGGCCCGGCTTCACGCGCCAGTTGCTTGAGGCACTATCCAGATGCGACGGCGTAGGCGAGTATACCTATTGGGCATTTGTTGAGCCTGGGCCGCCAGAGGTTATCGAACATCTTGAATGGGCACGCGACGCAGGCTTCTTTAGGGCACACCACTGGTTCTTCAACGAACAGCGTATGGGCATTCGCCTGAACATGCAGCAGGCGCTAACGAAAGTCTTTGCGCAAAGAGACCGAGTAATTGTTCTTGAGGATGATTGTATACCAGGGCCAGATAGTCTAAGATATTTTGAGTGGGCACTAGACGAATACGAACGGGACGCAACCGTCTTCTCTGTCACAGCCTATCATCGGCCCGGCACAAAACCAATGACGCCTGATCAACTTGCTGCTCATAGCGAGAGGCATTGGGCGGACGCAAGGCGAAGATGTTTTTTCCATCCGTGGGGATGGGCAACGTGGAAAGACAGGTGGCAGAAAGTCGGATGGGCACTACCGGGCGTAAGTTGGGACAAGCATATACTGAGGCACGTGCAGGACAATGGGCTGTATGAGATTTATCCCGCTGTGCCACGGGTGAAGAATGTTGGTAGGCAAAAACACAGAAATGGCTGGGCTTGGGCAGGCAACTGGGAACTTCCAGAGATTCGGCAGTGGCATGAATGATAGTAGGGAGATAACTGATGGCAGATCAAGTAACAACATTTAATTGCACATTCCAGGCTGCTGCGACGGGCGTTGGGAATGGCACCGCCATAGACGCGGGCGGCATCGCGGGCGTGGGCTTTCAGATAGAGGGCATAAGCGGGGACACGATAACCTTTGAGGCTACTATCGATGGGACTACCTGGTATTCTGTTGAGGCCATAAATCGCACTACAGGAGTGAGATCAACCACCGCGACTGCTGATGGCCTGTTCTATCTCCCCATAGCAGGGGAAAGTCAATTCCGCTGCCGCGTCAGTATCTATAGCGCAGGCACAATCACGATTACTGGCAAGGGTGTGCTAAATTCCGCGGGCATGTCTGTGGCGAACACTCAGCCATTTTCGGCTTTGCTAGAGGGGGGACTGACAGAATTGGTCGGGATTGATGAAGAGGTCAACACTGATGATTATGGGGGTTCGGTTGGCGTAGCCTTGGCCGGGACACACAGTGGCGAAATCGTGAACTTTGGTTTCTACGCCACCGAGGACGGCGCCGGGGCAGTTCAAGACAGCGCGGGGATTCTATACATCTTTGATGCTAATCCAACAATAGCCGTAGGGGACACGCTAATGACCGCTGCTGATAGGGTTACGATAATTGGGGAAATAACCGTAGCCGCGGGGGATTGGCGGTTTGACGCCAATGGCGGCAGCGTATTCGTCTACAACCAACCCGTACATTTCCACCCCCTGAGTACGTTGTACTTCGTATGGTTCTTGACCGATGCCCAAGACCTCAATGATGCGGCCGGCGATGACGAGGTATTGCGTTTTAACTTTTGGTATCGTCGCGACTCATGAGTGCAGGATGTTGCCTGTTGGGTAAGCATCTGCAAACAACCAGGATTGATTTGTTGACAATGTGTGCAAGGCGTGCCGTTTTCGGCAACATATTGCACACACAATCAACCCCTTACGTGAGACACTGAATGTGACGCTTTTGATAACAAAACGCACAATGGCCAAGAGGAGACACTAGATGCCCAAGAGAATGACACCCCAGCAGTGGGTAGACGGAATCAACGCCCTAGCGAAACCGAAGAAGCAAGAAACACGCGGCGTAAGAGTGAGGGTACTCGTCAGGAGTGTCCTGGCCGGGCCTGACCACAAAGCTATAGGTTGGGTCGAGCCTGACGAAATTGTTATTGTAGCTGGTGGCCGGTATGCTCGCGGCTTGGTCGAGAAGGGCTTTGTAACGTTGGATACAGAAGTCCCTGTCATTCCTGAACCCGACGAACCAGAAGCCACCGCGGCGGCAAGAAAGCTCGCAGGAGAATTCTCGATAGATTTGCGTCAAGTTACGGGCACGGGACGCAACGAACGTATTACTAAAGCTGACGTGCAAGCGGCTGTGGACAATCGGTTCGTAGTGGCATTACAAGAGATTGCTGACGAAGCGGCCCAAGAGGCCCTGGAAGACACGGCGCTGGCGTCTCTGGATGGCAAACCCGACGACTGAGGATAGACTATGTTTAGTGACTACACCACGTTGGCCTCTGCAAAATTATACGCAGGCATATCTGGGACAGACGACGACTCGGCGATCTCGGCTCTCATACCCGTCGTAAGCCGCGAGATAGACGCTCTTACGCATAGGTTCTTCTATGAGCTGTCTAGCACCAGATACTACGACTTTCAGGACCATTGGAGACTTATTCTAGACCGCGACCTCTTGGCTGTCACGACGTTCACCAATGGGGACGACGATGTGCTTGTCGATGGCACGGATTTCTATACTTACCCACTCAACGGCCCTCCGTACCGACGCCTGCATATCCGCACCGATACGGGCACGCTGTTCCAGTGGTCAGGTTCGCTGCAAAGGGCATTGTCGTTGGCAGGCAAATGGGGCTATTCCACCGACTATAGCAACTCCTGGCCCGATAGCGGCGATACGGTACAGGACGTTGGTGGTATTACCGCTGCCGTGACTAGTGTTACCGTAGTCGATGCTGCCGTCTTTGCTACACGCCAAACAATCAAGGTCAACGACGAGCAGATGCTCATCACGGACCGAGATACCACTACTGAAGTGCTAACTGTCACGCGGGGGATCAACGGCACGACCGCTGCCGCTCACGCCAACGGCGACGCGATTAGTATCTGGCTCGTGGAAGGGCCTATCACGAGGGCGGCTAACGGGTGGGTTGTTTTTCTGCTCAATTACGCGGAAACAATAGGCGTGTCGCGTGTCAGGCAGGGTGATTTTGAGCAAGCGATGGGATTTTTCCTCAGCCGTGACATACGCGAGGCCGCCCCATACGATGTGGGCCTCATCATTGAGGAATACAAATACCGCAGTTATTGGAATAGGTTCTGATGGGCACAAGTCGTTGGTTTAAGGCCATTCTGCCGCACAAGTGTACGATAGAGACGTGGACGACCGTTGCTGACGACGACTTTGGACAGCCGGTAAAAGTTTGGGGCACTCTGGTGGCAGACGTAAAGTGTAGACTTAGGACCCTTGAAGCAGGCCGCCCGTGGGAGGTTTTTTCGCCCACGAGGGGTGAGATGGTGGCCGCAGAATTTCAGGTGTTCATAGCTCTGGATAGCGACACATACTCCTCGGGTGCGCCAACGTTCGGCGAACAAGCCCGGCTTGTATTTAGCAGTTCACCGTATGGCGCGCTAACCCTGAACGCGGAGCTAGTCGCTGTAAGAACTGGCGCGAGATCAGATTCGCACCTTGAAGTTTATTGCAACAGGGCCGTGCCCTAACAGATAAGGCGTCTCCATGTTTGTCCTAGTTTTATGCGTCCGATAGCGGACTTTGTTACCGGATAATCTTTGGCAATGGACCCCGCGGATTCGCCATTCTTTAGCCTGCATCTAATTTCGCAGACAGCCTTAGCGGTAAGTTTGGCATAGGATGAACCCTCGCCGCGCTTCCTATCAGGTATGATGGGCCCTGGCGTGGACTTCCAAGTCTTGCCGCTGATAGCGGCGCAAATTGCTCCAAAGCCAACGGGGTAGTCTTTAGCGATGGAAACGCCTGTTTCGCCTGCGGCAGCGCGTTGCCGAATTTCGATAACGTCTTCTTCGGCGAGCTTGGTCTTGGGGCTTAGAAGACTGCGCAGTCTTTTGTGGCGGCTTGTTGCTTCTTGTCTCTGGGCATCGCTTAGTATGGGATTGGGCACATGTAGCCATACAAGCCCGCGCTTGATATTGCTAATGGTTTGAAAACAAACGCCATAATCCTTAGCAATCATATTCAGGGTGTCACCAAGGGCAAGGCGCTGTTTAATAATCGCTACCTGTGCCTCAGTCAACGTTGTCAGGCCGTGATTGGAACCAATGGCCTTGGCAGTAATGCCCTGCTCGCTGCCAGCAATGGGGTCAGCATTGTAGCCCTTGTCGCGCTCAAAGGATTGCAGGGTGTCCATCCAATATTGTTCTCGCCCTATTAGGTGGGTCTCGCTATCAACCAGTTCTAGAATGGAGAGTACAAAATCTGCTGCCCCATGTTTGTACCAGGCGCGCTGCAAGTATTTCGAGTGATGGAAACCACGAACCAATCTAGATTTGTGGTCTTGCCAACGACGGAAAATATTCTTTGAACTTCCAACATATCGTTTTTGTGTGGTTAGATTTCTTATCTCGTAGACACCACAGACAATAGGGCGGCGGCGACGCTTGTTAGCCATCATTTTTCGCCTTTCTCGGCCTTCCCGTCTTACGGGGGATAGCCGCAAACTTATCGAGGTCTTTCTGTTGGATGAGCCAGTCTCGTCCCAGCTTCACGGCGGGGAGACGACTACCGTGGATGAATTGTATCACGCGATAGTAGGTGAGGCCCAGTTGGGTAGCAGCTTGCGCAGTCGTAACGAGGTTTGTTTGTTTATTCATAGTGCTGGTAGTATACACCATAATCGATATTTTGTCAAATCGCAGAGTACAAGCGTGCAAAACATCTCGTATCTCCCACTTGACAAGTTATCGCTTCTGTGGTAAAATGTATCGTGGGCAAGGTAGATAATCCATGACAAGAATCGCTGGCAGCGTTACGGTGCAATTAAATACCGCGGAGTTAAAGCTTGGGGGCCGTAAGTACGCCCGAGCTGTAGTCACAGAGCTTGCTAAAGCCGTCCAAACACAAGCCAAGCACAATGTCTCGCCGGGGGTAGGCCCAGGCCCACATCCGCACAAAACCTGGCCGGGCTTTCTCCCGAATGTGGACACAGGCCAATTGCGGGACGCTATCGGGATGGCTGTAATACGTGATACTGAGCACCTGGCTGAGGCTGCTGTATTCAGTAAGTTGCCTGGCGGACAAACCTACGACGTCGATCTCGAACTGGGGTGGCAGAGCCACAAAGGAAATCGATATATTTACCCGTGGCTCTATCCGTCGAGTCAAGCAGCCGTGCAAGGGTTCAGTAATGTTGCCAAGAGACTTTACCATGTGCTCGCGGGCAAGTTAGCCAAATGACCGATCTCATTAACACGCCTGCGTTATTGCGTACATTTTTGCTAAGCGATTCTACATTGGCGACTGCTGTGTCAAATCGTATCTGGGCAGCAAAATTGCCTGACGATGAGTTTTCCAGTATGCCGCGGGATGCCGTACTACTCATCCCTAGCAGCGCGATTGCAGAGATTAGCGTTCCGGTATATACGGAGCGTAATGATATATACGCATATGGCTCAACGCCCCTCGCGGCTTGGCAAATTTATAGAAAACTATTCAACGCATTACATAGGGCAGGGCTGCAATCAGTATCCACGACGAGGAGAATTATGCAAGCCTTCCTGGTGGGCGGGCCTGCGATAATGTATGAGAAAGAATTTGGGTGGCCGTACGCGTGGGCGGCATTTAATGTAATTTGGGCGGAGAGCGTCATAACATGACACCAGGCACTTACGGGTTTGGGCCCCGCCAGGGCAACAAGGCATGGGCCAAAGTCACAGACGAAGAACTAGAAGTTAGCGACGCAGAACGCGATGCTATTGATGATGCCGTTGACGATGCTGAGTACGAGGCTCAAGAGCATCCTGAACAACAAGAGAATGACGGCCGTGTTGCCGCTGTAACGAGGTGGGCGAGGTCTCATGAATCAAATAGTCATAGGTTGAGAAGTTGAGATTGTAGGGAGAGTCACTAGATGGCTGAAACAGACACGCGCGCAGACCCCATATTGGGCCAGGAGTTCATCTATTGGTTGTGGGGAAGGGGCATTGTTCCCTACGAGACACGGTGTGTAGAGATTTCCCTTAGCATCAACGAAGAAATTGTGCGGATACGCGTTGACCATATTGGCACGACGGCCATAATAGGCATTAGTCGCGAGGAGCTATTTAACCAGCTAGAGAGTCTTGGCATCGCCACTTACCGGGATTCGCACATTGTGATTCGTGCTGAGCGCGACAACATTGTACAGATACACATTGACCGATATGGTTCAACAGACTTGCTGAAACTTGATATTCCAGAAGCTCGGTTTGGGCAAACATGCGCATAGGATGGGTAGCGGACGGGGTAGTTGGTTTCCGCGGCGGCGCTGAGCTTTCTGGCGACGCCCTTGTTGCCGCGGCTCCTGCTTGGGCAGAAATTGTTCCCTGCCCGCCAAACGATATTGCGGCAGATGTAGGCGCCTACGTTGCCCTGAATGTGACTGAATACGATGCGTCGGCCATCGAATGCTTTGTACAAAGACCTGTCGTGAAATCGGTAAGGGATCAGTGGCCAGAAGGTGACGACGAACTACGCGAGTGGTTTCTTGGCAACAGCAAAGTTGTTATTTTCAACAGTCCGGTTCACGGGTCTTACTTCATGTATCCTGTAAACGTGCCAACAGAAGTCGTCCCGCCGCCAGTAGACTTGGGGCGGTTCAGAGAAGCTGCTAGACGGAGCACTAGGCGAGAAGGGATTATCTGGATTGGGGCAATGCACCGGCACAAGGGCACTCTAGAGGCTGTACATTGGGCCAGGGCGCACAAAGAGATTGTCCACTTCTATGGTGCTGGTACGGCGATACCGAGTCAAGAACAGTATGTGTGGTATCGCGGGCCCGTTGGGTACGATGATGTTCCTAAGCTAATGGCGGGTTATGAGAAGTTCCTGTATCTGCCACGTGTACTTGATGGCTTTGGAAGAACCGTGGTGGAGGCCGATGCCGCAGGATGTGAGTTAATCTTGAATGGCTTAATCGGGTCGCAATGGTATTTAGAGAATGACCCTGCTGCCCTGGAGAACAGCGCAGGGCGATTTTGGGAAATTGTAAAGGAGAATATGTGATGGCTAACCCTATTGGGGGCAAAGAAAGCCCTTCAGAAGAAATGGCCCCGCTCGCCGCCGAGTTCCAGAAGTGGGCCGAAAGGCATGCCGAGAACATTGTTGGCGCCTTCAAGTTCAGCGAAGACCTGTACGACCTTTCAGGGACATTGAATGGGGCAGTTTGGGCAATCTTCCTAGCGTGCGATGGGCATGACGATCCAAGCAAGCGCGACATGTCTGCGAAAGGATTCTACCAATGGCTCGACGAGATGGAAGCCCGCGCGAAAAACTAATCAGTTGCAGTTGCGGTTCGCCAGAACACCAGTTTATCCTGACCTATTGGCCCGGTTATGGCGGTGATGAAGACGAGTTGTACATGGAACCGCATTTGATAACGTGGGAGAATATCTTCCGTCGTTTATGGACGGCCATACGTTACGTGTTCGGTTATCGTTGTAAATATGGACATTGGGACTGTGTTCTCATTAGCAAGGATAAGGCGCAGGAGATGCGCGGGTTTTTAGATGAGTTCATTGGGGTTGTGGACGATGCGAGTGCCCCTTAATGCAGAGCGCCGCGCTGGTCGTTGGCAAGACGAACTCTTCACCCTCTTGGGTGATATTGAGGCGTGGCAGGATAATCAGGGTCGCGACGAAGACAATCCATTCCTCGATGCGGTAGATGTCGCGGCGGGCCATGTCCGAGACGCCCACCGGGCGCTGTTTTGGTGGGAAGAAGAACGCACGATAAGCGAGGATATTGAGTGGTGAGCGATAGGCGGAAAGCAGCTGCCCAGCGCTACCGCGTACCTGGAATGCATACGCAGTCACTCGTGGGCCTCATACGAGTCGGTAAGTGCCGAACCGTAGCCGAAGTGGGTGTACACAAGTGCTATAGTTCAGAAATGGTATTGTCTACGTGCGCGGAGCAACTCGATGCTTACCATCTTATTGACCCATGGCGGTCATATGCGGTTGAGGGCGCTGTGGGCGAGGACCGCGTTGGTTGTGAGATAGGGCATGTTATTGATTGGGAGGGCGATTTTCAACACGCGTTGCGGTTTGGAGCACAATACCCCGAAATAGTTCACGTATGGCGGCTGCCGTCAGTATGGGCGGCGAAGTTATTTGAGCCAGAATCGCTTGATTTGGTGTATATTGATGGCAATCACTCGTATCGGTCAGTAAAGGACGACATTAGGGCGTGGTTGCCCATTGTACGGACGGGAGGCATCTTGGCGGGCCATGACTACGAGCCACAGTATCTTGGCGTAATACGGGCGGTAGACGAATTGCTTGAAGACGTATGGTTTTTGCCTGATACAGTATGGTACGTAAGGAAATGATAACCATCATCATCCCCACGTTGCGCCCTGATGTTGCAGCAGCAACTGGGCGGGCTGCCTTAGCCAATGCTGGGTGTGAGGCCAAGCTAGATATTGTCCATGATGTAGACGGGGATGGATTTACCAAGACTGTCAATAAGGGGCTGCGTCGGCTTGATACCGATTATGTGTGTTTGCTCAACGACGACGCTGTTCCAATAACGGACAACTGGCTTGTACTGCTCAGGGAGGCCATAGATAGCAAGCCTGAATACGGCTTCGCTGGGCCTAGTGGCAGGTGTCGGGGTGAGATACAATCTTCTGGCTGGCCGGGGATGCCGTTTGGTCACAGGCGCGTATTTCTATTGTCTTTCTTCTGTACGCTCATAAAGAGCGAAGTCTTCGCCGATGTGGGGCTGCTTGACCCCGACTTTGTCCATTACGGTTCAGACAATTGGCTTACTCTTCAGGCATACAAGAAGGGATGGCGAAGCGTTCTGGCGCAACACGTATTTGTCGAGCATGCGGTGGGGGCAACGATAAGCGATTGGAAGCTGCAAGATAGCGCGACGTTGAGGTTCAAGGTGCTAGAGGGGATGCTGTGAAGACCGTCGTATATACAGCCATATTCGGCAATTACGACTTTCTCATCCCCAACAAAACAGCCCATGCTCACCACGTCTGTTTCACTGATGCTAACGTAAACTCCCGTGGTTGGGACATACGCATTGTAGAGAGAAAGCATAAAGACCCGCGACGCGAGGCGCGCATGTACAAGGCATTGCCCCACAGATGGTTCCCCAATACCGACACAACTATTTGGCACGACGGCGACATAGGGCTAAAGGTATTGCCCGACGAGGTAGCGTGCTTCTTGGACGGACATGACATGGCAGCGTTCAAACATCCGTGGCATAAAGATATTCGCGAGGAAGCTAAGGCAATAGTGACTGCGGGGCGTGGCAGCATCGATGCAGTCTATGGACAGCTTGCCGCCTATTTGAAAGAGGGGTACGCAGGGCCAATGTTTGCTACTGGAGTACTTGTCCGCCGCAACACCGATACTATAGCAACTTTCAACGAGGCGTGGTGGACCGAGATGCTACACTACACGCTCAGAGACCAACTCAGTTTTCCCTACTGCTTATGGAAGATGGACATGAAGTGTGGGATTATTCCTGCCAACTTGTGGCCCGGGCTTGCGCCTGATATGTTCTGGCGGTCTGAGCACCGAGAGGAGATGTTCCGTGCTAAATGAAGATATTGCGACAGAGCAATTTACAGTTGGAGAAGTGCGGCAGAAGAAGAGCGGACAACTGTTTGTCTGGAACGGTGACGGGTGGCAATCCTTGGCTGGCGCTGCTCTCACCTGGAAGGAGGGCGACGGCCCCGTCAATTTGCCGCTTGTCCCTGAAGGCCCGCGTTGTCAGCCAGTGATACTCCCATGAATGAATATGTTGCGACAGAGCAATTCACAAATTGGGAAATACGCCAAACGGAGAGTGGCGAGTATGCTGTCTGGATCGCTGCCCACGGGACATGGCAATCTCTGATGGGCTGCTTTGTAGCCTCTAGGGACGAGGATGGCAACCTTGGCCCGCCACGGAGGGATTTGCCCCGTGTGCCCGATGGCGCTCGCGTTGTTAGGCTGTGATGTTTCAATGATGTTACAATTCATCGCAAGATGTCTGTAACTTCTGAGGTATCGTAACAATGGTATTGGAGGGGACATGGGCACTGACAACATGGTTCTAATAACATTTGGCTTCGTTGACAGGCTGCGCTTTGCAATCAATCGCTACCTGGTTATGCTAGAGGATTCCGAAGAAAACCTTTGCGGAAGTTGCTACGAACTTACAGAGGGAAGGCTTCGGGGCTTTGTGGCTTGGTGCGCCAGAGAAGAGGTGCAAGAGATGTCGGGAATTGTCACATGAACACATTATCCCTATACGGCGACGTAAAAGCCATCACAGCAGAATTCGACGAACCGATGGCGCCAGAATGTGCCAAGAAGGGCCGCGGCGGGCACTGTCAGCCAGATAGATTGCGCTGGGTCGCTGAGTTATGCGCTGGGCAATTCCCTGGCGACTTCGTAGAAATTGGCGCGAAGACCGGCGTAACAACCTGCATACTAGCTGAGGTAGCGCAAAAGTATGGTCGTCGCGTTGTCGTCGTAGACCCCTGGGGGCCTGGTTCGCCAGAATGCGAGGGATGGGAGTACGACGCGTTCCTAGAGAACACGGCGGAGTACGCAGACATTATAGACATCTTCCGCACTGCGTCAACGAACAAAGATACCGTGGCGGCATTGAAAGCACGCCCGCTGTGCTTCGCATTCGTAGATGGCCTGCACCGTTATGATGTGTGCTACACGGACATTATGAATGTGGCGCATACAAAGGGCGTCATTGTCGTAGACGACATCTACTGGAAGGTCAATCTGGGCCGAGCATTCTTTGATGCGGCCTGGGCCGCATGGCGTTTCCCGGTCTATCGCAATATGCCACCAATGCGAGAGGGCTATCTGCTGCCTGCTGGGCCTAAGCCTGTCTATGTCAATGCCGTAGAGGTGTTAGACAGGCTGTGTGATTGTATAGACAGCGGGCGACCATTGTCGGTAATTAGGATAAACGATGGTGGAGCACGCTTGCTGGCCTGGCCGGAGTTTACCGAAAGGCGGACGCCGCTATTCCGGTCATTGGACTATTGGTTTGGGCCGCAACAGTTTAGCTGGGGCGACTTAACCAACATGGCAAACAACCTTCGCCAAGCAGCAAGGCAGGCCGATATCATTGGCGTACCAGACGAGGAGCACAGACGCAGACCTGGGGACTGGGACAAAGTAGAACTCTACCTAAAGGCATACAATCTCGTTGCGCCCGGGGGCAAGCTGGCCAATGGCGATTTGCACATTGAGTTTTATCAACAACGCCTCTTTCAACCATTGCTGAAAGGCCGAGAGAGCATTAGTATCATCGGTTGCCGCGGTATAGGGCGCCAACTGCAAGCAGAGTATGGTATTGGCTCTGTGCGATGGTATCCTGTTCCGGTAGAGGCACAGACAATGCGCGAGCGGCGGGCCAACTACCATTGGCCTACAAGATACCATGAGCTAATGGACGAAATCAAAGTGCCATATCCTGGGCATCTTTTCCTCATAGGCGCGGGGCCCCTGGGGAAGATGTATGCAGCGCGGGTAAAAGAGAGGGGCGGGGTTGCGTTTGACATAGGTAGCATTTTCGATGTTTGGGCGGGCGTGCGGAGCCGTTCGTATATGGATGAATTGTGGGGGTCCTTGTACTCACCTGTGACCACTATTTGCACGCCTTGCAGCCCTTCGCGTATTTGTTTAATAGATACTGGAGTCCAGTGCAGCGGGTCGTAGTTGGCGGTTTCAAGCACCCCGACTTCATGCTGCCGCCGAACTTTAGCTTCGTATCCTTGGGCGACATGGCTGACTATCCGATTGACAAGTGGTCGGACGCATTCATCAAGTTCCTGGGGATGGTGTCCGAAGAAGTATTCGTCTTCATGCTTGAAGACTACTGGCTAGTACGACCGGTAGATGATGCGGCAATTAGAATCCTGTATAACTACATGCACCAACACAGGGGCGTTCTAAAGATTGATCTATGCACCGACCGCCTCTATGCCCCGAATATGTCAGAGCATGGCTGGACTGATCGGCTGGATCTCGTAAAGTCAGACCCAGCATCACCGTACCACATGAGCTTGCTAACGGGCTTGTGGAGAAAGGAACTGCTATTGAAGCATCTCATTCCGGGCGAATCGCCTTGGGACGTTGAGATCAGAGGCACTCGCCGCCTATCAAGAGATGCCGACGATATAGTCCTTGGCACTCGGCAATGGCCTGTTCGACACTCAGTTGTGTACAGGCGCGGCAATAATAGCATCGCAGACGTATCTGGGTTGCTGACAGAAGATGTTGAGGAAATGAGGGGGCGCGGCTATCGGCTATGACCCTGTCGCGAGCTGATGTCTTAACGCTAGAGAGGGCTTGTCTCTTCATTGGTTGCGCGCGCTGGATGTATAACGTTCTTGGCCCAGAGATGTGCGGGGACGCCCATGCGACATATGCTGCCATGACAGAATTGCTGGCGCGACAGGGGCGGCCTGTTGGGCAACCCATTGCGTGCAAGTTTGTACCGGGGGTAGAAGCCCCCGCGCTGAGTTGTTGAGACTAACGAAAAGAACGCCGTGAGCGTTGAGGAGGGTTAGATGTCGGTATCAGTTCAGGGTTACGACGAATTTCGCGACAGTGGTCGGCAGTACTACGGGACAAATGCGTGGGAGGCGTGGCCTCTTGGTGAAGTAACAACAGCAGTAACGCCAGAAGACAGGATAGCTAGCGCGTTGGAACGCATTGCTACGGCCCTAGAACGCTTAGCGCCGCTAGAACGTTTAGCGCCAGGCGACAACCATATGGGCCTGTTGGACGACTCCAGCTGTTGGGTTATGGACTGCAACCAATGAAGCTCGCCTGGGGCAGTCTAATGACGAGCCAAGCAGGTGGCTACGGGCGCGTGGGAATGATGCTCGCGCATTCTCTGGAAAAGTACGTTGACGACATCTCGCTGTGTGACAGGTTTTCGCTGGACCACGACTGGCGTGTGGTCGTAGCTGTGCCTTATGCGTGGCTCACCGGGCCTCGCTACAACCCAGATTTAATCTGGCACACAATGGTAGAGTGCCGACCGTTGCCAAAAGCGCTTCTGCCGCTATACAGACTGGCCCGTCACATCTGGGTTCCTAGCGAGTTTGTACGTGACGTAATGCTAGAAGCAGATAAACACTTGCCTATCTTGGTAAGCGGATACGGCTTCGAGCCCAACCGATACCCGTTCATTGACAGGGAAGACCCTGAACGACCCGCCAGGCGTGGTGATAGACCATACAGGTTCTTTGCCTGGACTGACGGCCTACCCTCGCGCAAGGGGCCAGTAGACGTCATGCGGGCATTTGACAAACTGAACCTGCCCGATTGTGAATTGGTCGTAAAGATGTCACAGGACGGCGTGCCATACAAGACCAAGAATGACAAGATCAAGTTCTTGCAGGGCAACTTGTCCTGGTACGAGCTGGTCCAAGCCATGGCCATGTGCGATACGATGGTATATCCTTCTCGCGGTGAGGGCTTTGGGCTAATGCCCCTAGAGGCAATGGCAACAGGTTTGTGTGTAATCGCCCCTAAAGCTAGTGGTATGGCTGAGTTTGTCCGAGAAGAACATAACTTGGTGATACCCATTGTAGGACAAGAACGCGTCGTTACGTCTAGCGCGTCTTATGAGTGTGACCAATTTGGCCATACGCCGGACAAAGACGTTATGACAGATATGATGCAGTGGTGTTATGATAATCAGCACGAGGCTTATCTCATAGGCCAACGCGCTTCTGAGTATGTCTACGACAACTGGACGTGGGAACATGCTGCACATCGTGCAGCCAAGATGCTGCGCAAGTTAGGAACGTGGAGGGATTAGGATATGGCTAAAATTCACCTGCCTAAGTACATGACAGTTCAGCAAGCAGGCAGCAATGTATTGGTGCGCATAAATACGCGGCATCCATCATTTCTATCCCTGTGGTTCAGAGAGGCTGTGCGACAAAGCAGGGCCTTGCGCCTTGCCATTGCTGTGGGACGCCTTAAAGTTTCATTGCCTGCATGGCCCGTTGCATTGCCGCTTATATTAAAACATATCTGGCGACTTGCCAGGGGGGACAAACTTGAGAAAGCCATATAATCGTCTTCCACATGGGTGTTGGTCGTTACGTGTAGGTCTTTTGTGGTTCATGTACCACCCACCGGCGGGCGGTCTTGTCCATTGGGAGTTTGGGACTGTGTGGCGGGGCCACGTGGTTTGGACATGCGACTGGCTGATATACCTGCCTGAGTTGCTAAAGGAACTTGGTCTGCGGTGGCCCATATCCCAGTTTACCGCCCACAAGTTTGAGAATCGGCGCAGGGGAACTGCATGATTATAGTAGGAATATATTGACAATGGTCTCATCTAATTATTCTGAGGAACAAGAATGAGCAAGCAAACGGCATCCGCAGACGGAGAAGAACTTACAAGAGCACCAGCGTATACCAGTACTAACCGGGCGATGAGGAGCTTAGCCGCAGTCCTCGCGGGGTTAGCGCGGGCCTTGCGCGGACCATTCCCGCCCATTCTTGAGGAGCGGAGATGCAAGAACCCCGACTACAGGGGGGGCGTGTGCCGTAAGTTGCTATGCCGTGCCGAATCAGAGGCTTGCCTAGAAGTAAAGTGTCCGCGTTGCGGGCATATGAATGACTTTCCGTAGCGTGTAACGTAAAGGTCGTTATGCGACCTTTGCTCAACACAAAACAGGAGAGATGACTACAGCGCCTCCGAGCGCGAACGAGCTACGCGAGAGCCCAGAATCAAGAATGCGAGATTAAGGCTCGCGACGGAGGTATAAAATGACAATGGGAGCGAATACGGCTGGCAATATGATGCTGGCCTCGGGTGCAACAGTAACGGTTGCCACCGTGGATATTGGAGCAATGACGGGCGAGACTGTCTTCACGGTTGACGTGGAGCGCTATCACCCAGATTTGCACGGAGCATGGGGAGACATCAACGGTACGGGCTTCGTAATTGGTGCTGTGGCGCGCATAACCACCACGATGGCGGAGACAAGTTACTTCCAGCTTTCCGTCCTGATGGACCACCTGGGCGCGTCTTCGGATGCTAACAGTAGGTGGTATGGGTCTGGAACGCTGGGCCAACTGGCCTCTACCGATTACCAGGAGATCATCGCCACAGGTATGTCAACGTGTGGGAACAAGAGCGTAGTAATCACTATGCCCTACGCGTATGTGAGCTCGGCAGTCAATGTGACACTGAGCGATAGCGAAATAAGCGAGTACGAGGTAGAATTCACAGGAAGTTTTGACCCCGCGCACCCTGCTGTTTTGCCCTCGCGGATCACAATAGAGATTTAGAATTACAGGCTTAGAATTACCGGACGCTATTGGGGGGTGGTCTATTCCATCCTCCAATAGCCCTTCGCCAGAGCATAATCTTTGAAATCCATAAATCTTTGCCACTTACGCGGGAGGTGGGGGATACCAGACGGGTCTTCGGAGGTAGGCCCATAAAGATAGTGAAATAGACGACACGATTCTTTGCTACGATATTGGAGCACCGCGCAATTCTTGGCTTCGGGCCTGTGCTTGAGATTTTTGGCCCGGACTCCCGTGGCGGCAGACAGCCTTGAAGATAGTTCACCTAAGAATTCGGGCGTTCCTACAAAGTTCATAAGGAGACCGCGGTATCGCGGATAGTCTTTTCCTTTTACCCGTTGCCCTTTGATAATACATACTGTCCCGTCGCCATCGAGATACCCCCTTGCGAAATGCCCAAGCACGTGATTGGGAACAGGGGGAAAGCGCAAAACGGAAGATTTGCGAGGGACAAGCCCCAATTGGATTAGCCGCGCGACGAGGGGTTTGGAATGTACATCGCAACGGTATAGCGGGGTTCCTGTTGCAGTTTTGTGCTCATAGAGAGGCTTGGTCGGGGCGAGAAGTTCCCGAACAATCTCTGGTAGAATCCTGTCTATGTTTGAAATAGTAATGTAACTGCCTTGGCGGCCCCGAGTATCACGTATGCAGCCGTCAGCAGCCAACAATCCCAGCACATAACTGGAAAATGGTGTCCACTCATTTAGCGCATTATCATTGACTGGGTATTTCCGCCGCTGGTCAGGCGTAAGATTCTTATTCCAAACCATATCGCGGCAACGACGCGAGCAGTATTGCTGGTGGCTTCTTGAGGGAATAACACTGAAGTTTTTACCGCAGTGTTTACATACCAATTGGACACGTCGTCTCATAGATTCGTTGTGGCATTTCTTGGAACAATGCCTGCGGCCCTTTCTGGCAACAGACGGCTTAACAAGGTATCTCTTGCCACATTGTTGACAAATCAATTCAACGGCCATCATCTTTCCCGGTTTCGTCGGGATACACACGTCGCCTGTCAGTGAATAGCCACAGCGCGTATACCATCTCGCCGTTGAGAGAACGCACATCGCGTTTGGCGAGCGCCTTTATCTGCCGATGCAATTCGGGCGGAAGCCGTAGTGAGAAACCAACGTAGTCTTTCATAGTTAATCCTCCTCGATATTGTAGTAGTAGCATTTTACCACAAAACGAGGAAAGAGTCAAATAAAGCAACGCACAAAACGGAGGAAAAGTGACTGACAACAAGAGAATCCTGTCGCTCGATGAGCTACTTCCCGCCCCAGCGTCGGTGATGCTTCGGGGCAAAGAATATCCCGTCATTGCCCGGTCTGTCGAGGTGGCACTACAGATTTTGCAGCGCCGCGAGCAACTGGCGGAAGAGGCGACAAAAGCTACCGAAGACAACCCTGCGCGGCTGCTTGAACTCAACATGGAAATCATCAGCATGGCTTGCCCAAGCATCAAGCCAGAACTAAAGGGGCTTACGTTGCCCATGCTAATGAAACTGGCAGAGTTTGTCGGTGGTGAACTGGGTCTGTCTGGCGAAGAGGAAGAAGGGGAGGAATCGGGGGAAGCGGAAGTGGGCTAGACGTTGCCCACCTCTTGGCTAGATACAAGCGCTTCTACAACGATCCAGACCCCGTTATCATGGCAATGCCCATGAGGCGTTTCCTGGCCTACGTCAAGCAGATACCTGCTGTGCGTGCAGAGGAAACGTTGGCGGCTGTACAGGCTGCGGCGATTCCGCACCAGGAGAAGCGTGCGCAGAAGCGGTCGTTACGGCGACTACAACGCCTCGCCAGTGGTGTCGCGCCCGCGAAGAGGAAAGCGGGTGGCTTGCCTACTGGGGCGGCTAGTCTCATAGCACTCGGAATGCCAGGGTTGGTGCAAATTGTCAAAAAGCAAGACGAATAGAGCCACGCAGATGGCCCCGCTAATAGGCGGGGTTAAATGGCTGCCTCAATAAATTTAGGTACAATAGCGCTCCATCTCATTGCCGATGTAAAAGGCTATGCCGCCGGGCTGGCCAGTGCCTCCGCGTCTGCGGAGGCTTTTGCCGCGTCCACAGTTAAGGGCATAGCATCACAGACCGCCTTCTCCGACATTATGGTACATGTCGGCACGCAGGCGGGCCTTACAGCAGAGCATTTGACGACTACGCAGGGGCTAATGCAGGCAGCGGGCATATCCGCCGAGGCTTCCGCCCAGACTGTCGGGCGCTTTGCTATGGCGGAGATGGACCTTGGCAAGGCCCTACAGCTCACTGATGTCGCGATGGCAGGCGCGGCCATATCGAGCCAAACCGCTGACCAGGCAATGGGGACGCTAACCAACAGTGTCCTCAATCTGACATCGGCGGGCCTAGACCAGTACGGGATGCTCATCGACGTCAGTGCCGTAACGGGACAATTGGGGAACGACGCCAGTACCACGGCCAAGCAGGAGGAGATGTTCAGGGCTGTCATGGAACAGGGCAACTTCGTCGTCGCCGCCCACAGCAAAGCCCTCGCAGAAGCCTCTGAACAAACCAAGACCTTCAATCAATACATAGAACAGAATACAGTATTGGTCGCCGCCGCTGCCACCGCAATGGTAGCTTACGCCGGTGTCGTAACGAAGGGCCTGGCCGAAGCTACGAAGTATGCAGCGCGCACCGAAGTCACCAACGAAGTCCTACAACTCATTGCTGAAAATGCGGGCAAGTCTGCCAAACAAGTAGACCAACTGCGCGACCGCGTCAAAGACCTCGGCACTACCACACAGGTCGCAAACCAAGCGCTCATACGCATGATACAGTATGAGCTAGACCTGTCCAAGGCCACTGAATTGGCAAATGTCGCACGGAACGCGGCAGTCATTGCCGACGAAAACACCTCTGAGACCCTCGACAAGCTCGTCTACGGTATCACCACGCTCAATACTCGACTTCTGCGTAATCGTGGCATTATGATTAACCTCAACCACGAGTATGCGCGATATGCAGAACAAGAGGGCAAGATCGTTGGTGAGTTGACCGTCCACGACCGACACCAAGCTGCGCTGAACGCCGTGCTTCGCGAGGGGGCTAAACTCGCGGGGGCATATGAACGCGCTATGGGGTTTGTTGGCAAAACCGTTACCTCGTTGCCCCGGCTACAAGAAGAATTCAACAACGCACTGGGCCAACACTTCATCCCCATAATGGAAGCGGTTGTCAATACCATCTGGAAGGTGCTAGAGGGATATACGCTGCTTGAACCCAAATGGCAAAAGATGATAGCGTTTACCCTCGCTGCTTCTACGGCACTGACGGCGCTGGCTGGCGCTCTTCTGTTAGTCAAGATTGCCATACCGGCGCTCACTACCGCAATAGGGGGCCTCGGGATAGCTATTGGGTGGCCAATCGCGATAATTGCCATCCTCTCACTAGCGATTGGCGGCTTGATAACAGTCATACAGGAGAAAGAACGCGCCATTGTCGCGGCCCAAGAGAAAGCTATTGAACTTGGCAGAACCTATGAGGCATATACCCGAATACTAGAAACTGAGGCTGTCCCTGCCACGCGGCATCTCGAAGAAGCTCTCTATGAAGCCGTCAGAGCTGAAGAGATGGCTATCGAAAAAGCCGAGGAGATGCAGGCCGCATTGCTCGCGTGGGCAAAGGCACAGGAGGTTCTAAAGCGCGGATGGCAAGGCTGGGTGCTCTTCGGCGAAACCCCGCAAGAACTTGACGAGCGAATGCGATTGTTGGCTGAGGCTGACCCCCTCTTCCGCGCGTTGGCAGTATCAACGGGGAGGTTAACCCCGCTGGTCGCTGGCCTTATGACGAAATGGGAACTATACGATGCCGCGGCGAGAAAAGCCTACGATATAACGGAGGATATGACAGGCGGGCTGGATCGCGCCACGCATTCAGCGAAGGAGTATCAAAAGAATCTAGACCTGCTCATTGAGCGCGTACCGTGGCTTAGAGATAAAGTATTTGAACTCAGCTTTACGCTTGACCACGAGCTAGGCGTCAAAGCTAGTAAGGCATGGTACAAACTAAGAGAAGACGTGGTAATAGTAAGCCAAGAAGTAATGGACACCATGGAAGAACTTGGCCTATCTACCAGGGGGTATGCTGTCGCGACGGAAGAGACCAGTCAAGAGATAGCAGAAGCCCATATAGAAATGAATAAGGTTCTAGCTGCGGCGCAAGAAGAATATAACAATATTCTCCTGGGAGCTAGAGACGAACGCCAGACGCTGGCGGATGAAGAAGCGATTGCCATTGCTGAACTACAAGTAGGATTGCAAGAGGATTTGGCGAGCTCGCTACAATCCTACGAAGAAGAACGCGGCAAGATAATCGCCTGGGGAACGAACCAAGCCACGGGCGAAGTGAGCCAAGGCGCAATAGACCGCCTGGCTATATTGGACAAGAACTACGCTGACCAAGATGTTGCACTCAAGAACTTCTGGGGCGTTAAGATTGGGCATACACAGGGTCTTTATACCATAGAACGCAACCAGCTCAGAGAACAGACCAAACAGAAGATGGCGCTCTGGATAGCTGAGCAGGATACCCGCATGGTGCTTGAGGGGGCATCGGCTACAGAACGCTATAAGTTCGTCATGGAAACGCTGAAGATCAGCATGACGGCATACAAAGACCATCTGAACGCGTTCTTGAACGACATGATGCGGGCGCTAATAGCTGGTGGCATGCCAGACAACCTTGCAGAGGCAAAGATCAGGAAGATAATAGCTTCAATTGAGGGCGCAACGGATGCAGCGCTGTCCGAGATTGACAACCTAACAGACGGCGCGCGCGAGGCCATAAACGGCGTCTGGGACGAGTTCGGTGCAGGCCAAGAAGTTGCAGACGACCTCACAGATGGCATTGACGACATGGGGCGCTCGGCACGCGAGGGCGCTACCAGTACTGCCAAACTAGCCGATCCCATCAAAGCTGCTGCTGACACGGTAAGCAAACTAGCCTCAATGGTAGAGAAGGCGTCGAAGGCGTTTGAGGAACTGGCTGAATATGCCGTGCCAATGCCCGACGTTGCTGAGGGATGGGGTCGTCTCAAAGAGCAAATTGTACTCATTGTTACAAGCGTTGGCAGTATGGTTGCCAAGCTGGGCGAGTTGGGCTTTGACAAAGATAAATATGACGCAATCAAGCAATTTGGCTCTGCTATGGGGACAGTATTCTCACTTATCAGCAATGCGATTAAGGCCTTTGTCTCCATTGGCGAATGGGAAGTTGGCGAAAGAATCATTGACAAGATAGCTTCGCTTGCCAACCGCATTGTTACAGTTGCTCGCGAGTTAAACTTTGCTGCTAAGACCATTCCTGAAGAAGCAGTCAAAAATGCCGAGGCGTTCGCCAAACGCGCAGGAACAATAATCGGTTTTATAAAATCAGCGGTAGATGGCGTGTCGGCACTTGGGCTGTGGACGGTTGGCAAGCGCATAGAGGACAAAGTACACGCGCTTGCTATGCGCATTGTTACAGTTGCCCGCGAACTAAAGAATGCCGCCACGACGATTCCAACAGAAGCGGTCAAAAACGCCCAAGAGTTTGCCTCAAGAGTGGGGGCTATAGTTAAGAGCATCAAGCCTGCGCTGGATTTGGTAATCAAATTGGGCGAATGGGAACTTGGTGTCCGTGGCGAGGGGGCCATTGCGCCACAGGCCCACGCACTTGCTATGCGTCTTACCACGGTGGCGCGCGAATTGAAGAACGCCGCCAAGACCATCCCCGCAGAAGCTGTTGAAAATGCTAAAGAGTTCGCGGAGAGATTGGAAAGCATTGTTGGCCTCCTGAAGTCAGGCATAGAGGGACTCGTGGCGCTTGGAAAGTGGATACCAGGCCCATTGATTCAGCAACAAGCCCGCGCCATGTCTATGCGCTTGACAACCGTAGCCAGGGAATTGGGTATGGCAGCGCGGCAAATAGACAAAGCGTTGCTTGCTGACGCTGTGGCTTTTGCCGAAAATCTAGACACCCTTATTGATGTAGTAAGCAAGGGCATGAAACTGCTCACTGAGATGAAAGCATGGAAGCTCGTCTACGACGTTCAAGAGCAAATGGTCGCCTTCCGCAAAGCATGGAAGCAAATCATTGAAGAGTTCGATGCTTTGCGCAAAGACACGGAATATCTACTGGACGATGAGGTGCGCAAGTTTGCCCAGACACTAGAGGCCATTGCCGAAGCCCTGGACAAAGCAATGAAGGTGTTGACGGGCCTAGAAGACTTTAGCGCCCCTGCTGATACAGCGCTTGACGCCTTTATGACCGCTGTACAAGATATGTTCCTGAAACTGTACGACTGGATAGCCGGGCGTGGCGAGTGGGAAGGCAAAGGGGCAAACCTAGAAGACGCGGTTCTGGAGATTGTAGAGGCGTTTGGGAATGCGCTTGGTAGCTTGATGAGCGGCTTGGCTGAGGCTGCTGATGTGCTTCAGGACTGGAGTGCCACATTGCCAGGGGGAGATATATGGGATGACTTTGTAGAGTGGGTACAGGAGGTCTTTGAAGAGTTCTACGATTGGCTTGAAACAGATTACACGCTAGAGGAAGTAGAACTTGTTGGCGCGTTTGCTGAAGCACTTGTAAACCTGATGAAGGGCTTGGCGGTGGCTGCAGAATTCAACTTAAGCGCCGACTGGATGCCACCACCTGAAGAAGCATGGGACAAATTGGTTGCGTGGGTCAAAGAGGTCTTCGCAGACTTTTACAGCTGGCTAGACGGGAGTGAGTGGACGAAAGACCAGATTGATTTAGTCGGCGCATTTGCAGGCGCATTGTCTAGACTAATGGAGGGACTGACTACAGTCGCGGAATTTGAATTACGCGCCGACTGGACGAAGCCGCCAGAAGACGCATGGGACAAATTGGTTGCGTGGGTCAAAGAGGTCTTCGCAGACTTTTACGGCTGGCTAGACGGGAGTGAGTGGACGAAAGACCAGATTGATTTAGTCGGCGCATTTGCAGGCGCATTGTCTTCACTCATGCAGGGCTTACAGGCCGCTGCTGACTTTGTGCTATCAGAAGACTGGGCAGCCCCCGCCGCTGATGTGTGGGATCCATTCTACAAGTGGGTTATATTGCTCTTCGGCAAAGTCCTGGGGTACTTAACGGGCCAGGGCTGGACAGAGGAACAACTCAATTTGGTCGGCACATTTGGTGACGCGCTATCTTCGCTCATACAGGGATTACAGGCCGCTGCTGATTTCACGCTGGCAGAAGATTGGACAGCGCCCGCCGCCGATATATGGGACCCGTTCTACAAGTGGGTCTGGTTACTTCTCGGCAAAATCAAGGGCTGGTTAGAGATTAGGGGCTGGGATGCAACAGAGTTTGCCCTAGTCGAAGCATGGGGCAATGCGCTGTCTTCGCTCGTACAGGGCTTGCAGGCTGCTGCCGACTTTACACTGGCCGCAGGTTGGGTAGCCCCTGGCGATGAAGTCTGGTCTGAGTTCTTCAATTGGGTCACTTTTGTCTTCAACTCATTTTATTTTTGGCTTGCGGGAACTGAATGGACAGATAAAGAGATGGCCCTGGTCGGCGCGTTTGGTGACGCACTATCCGCGCTTGTGCAAGGCATACAAGCCGCCGCCGAGTTCGCGCTGTCCGAAGATTGGGCGGCACCCAGCGATACCATCTGGTCCTCATTCTTTACCTGGGTTACGGACATATTCGACATTGTCTACCTGTGGGTCACAGAAGAACACGTAACAGACGATGGGCAACACGTCTATACGAAGGATGGGCTAGACCTCGTCAATGCCTGGGGTAGTGCCCTGGGCAGCATCATGTCTGGCCTGAGCGGGGCGCTCTCGCTTGCCGCCGATGTTGCTACCTTTGTAGACCCCGACAAGGCATGGACCGAATTTACAACGTGGGCCACGGGTGTATTTGACAAACTCTATACCCACATTACGACAACCTATCCGCAGACCGAGGAAGAAGCCAGCCAGTTTGACTCTGTAATAGCGTGGGGCACTGCGCTAAGCGCCATCTTTGGCGGGCTGTCCGCGGCAATGGACATATTCAAAAACTTGGGCTACTACGCCAGCCCACTTGATACCTTCGTAGACGACTTCATAGAAGACGTAGAAGACATCTTCAACCATTTCTACCAGTGGCTCACGGGCACGGGCGAATACGTAGGTGCGGGCGCCAACTTCTCGGCAGAGGGATTACTGCTCACTACGTCTTTTGGCACCACGCTAGGGGCACTGATGACTGGCCTCAACGAAGCCCTTTTGCTGGTAAGTGGTATTGGCGGCCTGTTTAGCCCAACCGATGGGAAGATCAGGTTCTTCATACGCCAAGTCAATCTCATATTTGGCGATATGCATACGTTTGCCCAAGGGCTTGACGCAAAAGAAGTCACCATTACCGATACATTCAGTGGTGTGATGACCAACCTATTCACGGCACTGTCGGCAGGACTGACCGTCATTGGCAAGCTGGCTGATGCCACGTTACCAGAGTTTGAGGGCGACACACCCCCTATATGGTTCGAGAAGAAGGTCAGCCACTTCACAGACGCCATTGGCTTCATTATCACGACAATGAACAACTGGATTGTCGATGACCTCGGCCCTGATACTGTAAACACAGTGACATGGTTTACTGAGAAGATCGGGACCATGGTAACGGGGCTTACCGCCGCGCTGGGTTTTTTGACGGCACTAACAGACGCCGACTTGCCATCTACCGAGACGCTCGACGAATATCTTGATCTCATCTTGCAATTGTTCCAGGCGCTTGCAGACGGGTTGGGAGATGCGGACACAGATATAGATACTGCTGTAACGGATGTGGGCATCGCTATTGGCGGAGGTTTAACTGCTCTTCCCGCTACGAAGGGATGGACAGATGCTGGGGCCGGCTACGGCATTGCTTTGGCGGGGGGGCTATCAGGCTCAGCGACTACTGTCTCAACAGCAGTTGGTGTCGTTAACACTAAATTAACAGTGCCGCATACAGGTGGGGGTGTCCTGGTAGACCATTACGATTGGAAATACCGAGGGGCACGATATACTGATAATCTGGCCCTTGGCATAGGCCAATATCTCGGAAACGTTACAACAGCAGTGAGCGATACTAAAACAGAGGTGCAGCCATCAAAGACGGTGGCGTGGAATGAGTGGTATACTTGGGGTTTTGCGCTGGCCTCTGCCATGGCTGGCGGATTGAAGTTTGGCGCTGTAGATTATTACCAAGGCATTGCGGCTATGATGAGCAACTTTGTAATACCAGCAGTAAGCGTCTCAAACTTGCCTGCCACTAGCACCTGGTGGGACCCTGGTTATAACTACATGGACAAACTGGCAAGTGGACTAGCAGCGGGGCTTGGGCTAGTCGAGGCGCAGATTGCAGCCCTAGCAGGACTGTTCCCCTCATCGCCTGCCGAGTGGGGGCCATTCTCTGAGCTGCCCGACGAAAAGTGGGTTGAAGATTACATGGCCAATACTACAGCAGCATTCAACCACGGCATAGCGGGGCTGGGCAGATTACCCGGCTTTGGCCTGCCGCCCACGTTGGGCATTGGAGAGAGTGAGGCGCTGGGGGGGATGGCATCTGTCCCCAACGTTACCATCAACCTCAACGGGACGACCATCAGGGATGACAGAGATGTTTCGCTTCTCGCGCAGGAGCTGTGGCGCGAAATACGACGGACGACAGGTATTTCGTAGCATGATAACAGGGGTTTGTCAATGACCGTGCTTGACAGTGCGCACGTTTTTGGAATCAGCGTTGGCGGGAATGACGTTTCTTCATATCTCGTCCACGACTCATTAAAGATGACGAGTGCCCTAACACATGAAATCGACGTCGCGGATTTCGTCCTAGAGGACGCTGACGGCACGATGCCACGGGTAGACTTGTGGCAGGAAGTGGTCGTGGTCGACGAGGGCGCAACACGCGCGTTTGCTGGATACTGCACGCGCCTGAAACGCCAAGCCGCTAAAAGCATCTCGCAGCAACGAGCAACACTATACTGCCAGGACTATGGGGTACTCTTAAAGACGGTAGTGGTTGACTCGGACTACACCGACCAGACTGACGAGGCCGTACTAGACGATTTATTCACTACCTATCTGGGCGAGATCACAACCGTCAATGTCACGGCAAGCGTAGGCGTACACTCATTCGTATTCGACAACATCACGCTGTACGATGCAGTACAGCAAATAGCAAAACGCACTCGGAGCCAGTGGCGCGTTGACTACTCAAAGGACCTGCATTACTGGCAGGGCACGACACCTGATTCGGCAGCGTATGAGATAGACACCGATGCTCCTGACTGGGCTACGTCGTATCTGCCACAAGAAGACACGCTGAGCATCGAAGACGATGGAGAGGGCTTGGTTAATCGCGTCATCGTCCGTGGCGGTCAAGGTGATTCAGCTATACAGACAGACACCTTCAGCGGCGACGGTGCAGAGGCAGAGTTCTTCCTGAGCAATCCGGGCGTTGGCAGTATCGTAAACATCACTGTAGGTGGCGCACACCAGACATGGGCTACAGACTTCGTTATCTACACATTCACTGATGTAGACGTATTGGTCAACTACCATCGCGGTAGAGTCCGGTGGGATGCTGCTGACCCTCCTGCCGTTGGTGTCAATAACATCGTCGTCAAGTACACTTATCGGCAACCCGTTGCTGTCACACGCAATGCTGTTAACAGCCAGACATACTACGGGCGAGTAATAACACGCGTCGTAGTCAATCGCGATATTAGCACGGTAGAGGAAGCCGAGGCTTACGGCGATGCGTATCTATCTGAACATTCCATACGCAGGCGCACTGGCAGGGTCAACGTAGAACGCTACGGCCTGGGTTCTGGCGAGGCGTTGGGGATAACATGCACAGCTATAGGGCTAGACGCAGACAGGGGCGCTGGCGTTGGCGGATGTGGATATGGAGGATGTGGCGGCGATACTTATGTAACACAGACAGTCACTACACGCCCCAGCAGGCGGGGGGTAGAACATTCTGTTACGTTTGCTGAGTTCCAACCAAGCCTCGGTGAGTTATTGCGAGACATGACCCGCGGCGATGCGGGAACAGGGGGAATATCGGGCGGCGCAGGGTGGCATGACAACGCCGTCGTAGGACTACCCCCTGGCGGAAATGTGGGCGTAGAGGAAGCCAGTGCAATATATGGTGGCACGCTCATAGTAGCAGCAGACTTGCCAAGCGGGTTTAGCTGGAATCCGTCCTATGGAAGCGCCACGGGGGTTATTCTGGGGCTGGATACTACCAAGACTCCACCAGCAGGTAAACTTATCATAGTCCAGGGTGGCCTGGAGATGGCCGCGATGGGCGACCTCAATGGGCACTACGGCTATACAGGGTCTACGTTTGGTGTAGGTTTAGGACAGTACAGCGTAGATGACTATATGACCATTGACTCCACGAATGGCATACGCTTCCTGGACAGCGGCGATGTCGTGCGCGGCCAATTTATAGGCAGTGTCGTTTACCTTGGAGACCAATCTGATAAATACATAAAGTTGTCTGCTACCAACATCGAAATGTTTGACGGGGCCACCAAAATTATGGAGGTTGGTGGGGCAAGCAGCAATGCTCTTATAGGAGCTGATGCCGGAGACAATCTTAGCACAGGGACGTATAACACGCTATTCGGGACTGATGCGGGTTATAACATTACGACTGGCGATTACAATGTCAGCGTCGGTTATCAAGCTATATATGGCGATGCGGGGGGGATGGCCGGCGATGGGAACGTAGGGCTGGGCTATCAGGCCCTCTACGCAGTGACAACGGGCCATCAAAACATAGCCGCGGGGACCAACGCTGGTTACTCCTTGACAACGGGCCTGCAGAATGTCCTAATGGGGTTCAAGGCGGGCTACTATCTAACGACAGCAGACTCCTGCGTCGCCCTGGGCGTGTCCGCATTGTACGGCGATGCAGGCGGCATGACTGGAGATAACAACGTTGCAGTGGGCTTTCACGCCCTGGACTCGGTAAGCTCTGGAACCTACAATATCGGGATTGGGGCTAATAGTCTGGGCGCAGTTACCACGGGGGGTTTCAACATCGGCGTCGGTGATAGTGCCCTCTCTAGGGTGGTAGCGGGCCATCTCAACACGGCAGTTGGTTACTGGGCAGGACGCTACACCACTGGCCAAAGCAACGCGCTCTTTGGGGCCTATGCGGGTACAGGCGCGGCTGGACTGACCACAGCGGGCAATCTGGTGGCAGTCGGCCGTTATGCATTGTATGCAGTGACTACTGGCACCGGCAATACTGCTGTCGGGCATATAAGTGGCTGGAAGATAACTGAGGGAACGGAGAACACGCTGCTTGGCGCGGGAACTGGCCTTGAGATAACTACCGGAGACAACAACATACTAATTGGTAGCCTCACTGGCGCTGTCACTTTGGCTACTGGCTCATCGAATATCCTCATCGGCGACAGCTTAGACACACCAGCAGCAGATACCTCCAATTACCTCAACATTGGGGATTTACTGTATGGCAACACGAGTACTGGCAAGCTCGGCATCGGGGCTGCCGGTCCTAACAGCCTTACGGAATGGAACATGACTACCGAGAACTTGGAATTCGTAGACGCTGGATCAGCAGCGGCCACGGAACAAGATTGGATTGAAGTAGAAGTTGGTGGGAATACCGGATATATTCGAGTATTTGCTGCGAAATGAGGATATAAGATGACTACACCAAAATCATGGACGGCACACGACCTGGGGCTTGGCAAGCTCACAATCATGCGCAGGAGCAATGATTTGCAGATAGAGAGACGCTACGTATTCCTTGACGAACTTGGCAACGAGCTCGTCGGGGTAGCGGGTAGCCGTGTCGTTGAGACCGTTGCTATTCCCGACATACCTAACGATATTGTACAGGCGCTATTAGAAATAGACAACTGGACTAAGCAGAAAGCGCTTGAGCAAGAGGGAATGGCATAATCTCAGCCTCCTGGCGGGAAACTTTGGTTGGGGTATAGAGGGATTGGGCAGGATGAATGCTTCAGTTCAACACAAGTGGCATATACGCCCACTGGTATTCGGGCCAATGGAATATGCAGAGAAGCCCGCGCCAGCCAAAGCAGAACGTGCGCGTGCATTTGCCATCAATGCACCGGTCAAAGTGGAATCTCTGTTCTTGCCATTCATCGGAAACTTTATATTCCACATAGGTTTGGCGCAACTCTGTCCCCATGACTATCGCGCAGTCGTAATTGGGCGGGCAGAGCACGTGGATGTTCACGGCTGCGGATCGGGACGGCCAAGCATAGGTATAGCCCCAGCCGTCAACGGGGCACATTGTAGCAAGTGCTAGAAATGCGATGGTAACTATTACAATGAGGGGCGGCAAGTTCATAACGACATTATCTCCTGTGCAGTTTTCGGCACTTCATCTTTCACGGCTTTATTATAGCACAACACTCAATGCTTGTCAAATCGGGCATGTCACTTAAGTAGGGGGACAAATTATGGCCTCAGTACCTACCGCCAATTATAACTGGGACAAACCTTCGGGGGGTGACCTCGATTGGCATACGACTTGGAATGACGATTGGGACGCCTTAGACACCGGCCTCTTCGTCGAGCACAACGCCGATTACACACACAAGGCCATCACCGCCAATGCTCTTAGTATATTGCTAAACACTACAGGCATAGACATTGGGGCGGCGGGAGACGCTGATGCGGATCTGATTACAGTCAATGTAGCGGGTGCGCCACTATTGAAATGGGACGAGAGCGAAGACGCGTTCAGTGTCAGCAAGAACATACGTCTTCCGGCCCTACCAACCCATGCCAGTGATGCGGTTACGAAAGACTACGTTGACCAGTATTCCGAATGGCAGGGGCTGAGTTGGAACGAGAGCACCGATGCTTACACGAGACGAGGGTCGCTGGCTGGATTGGCATTGGCTAGTTCGCCAGGCGATGGAGTATTGCCTATTCAGGCGGCCATGCGTCGCTGTGTGATTAGCGATGCCGGTGTCGTGCAGTACTACCTCAATGCGACAGACTCGACGCTGAAAGAGAATGGCGCGGCGTCAGACCTAACCGGCACGGATGGTCAAGTAATGGTGGAGATACCCAAGTTCTATTACAAGTACAGTTGGGTTGCCAACGTACATACTTGGGACATCTCTTACCACGAAAGACCGGGCTACGTGGTACATCCAGCATTCACCAAGAACGGCGCAGAAGTGGACTTTCGTTACGTCGGTGCATATGAGGGTGTGCTATATGACACGTCCGAAAGTAAATATGTAAATGGGCTTTACTTGGTTTCCAGCGCCGTTTACACGATTTCCTTTGCAGACAACGGGGTGGCTGACGATACGATTACATCCGATGCCAACACTCACGCGTTCAGCAACTTGGTGGCCACAGTTGACAAAATAGTGGTTAGTGGTAGCACGGTGAACGATGGCACGTATGATATTAAGAGTGTGACCGATACAGTCATTACCCTACAAACTGGCTCACTGGCGGGAACACAGGCAAATGACCAGTGTGTAATCCAGGTTCAACGGGATTGGACGGCAACTACCGGAGATGTGTTGGGTTCCGTTTCGGGCAAAGCCCCCATGAACTACGGCACGCGAGCTAATTTTCGTGCTGTTGCTGACACCCGCGGCACGGGGTGGCGACAGTTCGACTTCTATCTAGCTTCAGCCATTCAACTACTGTACCTCGTGGAGTATGCTGACTTCTACTCGCAGAGCATGATTGGCAACGGGTTGACAGACTGGGTTAGTGCTTCTTGGGCCGCGTGGAGCAATTACAATCCGATTGAGACGACGGGGAACAGCAATTCAGATGGAAACGTGACGGCCAATACGAGTGGTGGTGACGCCACTGTTGGCTCGTACATGAGCTACCGCGGCATCGAGAACTGGTATGGGCATATTTGGAAGTTCGTTGACGGATTCAACATCAACAACAATATCCCGTATTTCTGTAACACCGACACGGATTTCGCTGACGATACTGCTGCAAACTACGACGCCCCTGGCGTGACGCTCCACAACGTCAATGGCTATCAGGGCGCGTTAGAGCAAATCAGCGAAGGCTTCTTGCCAGCAGGCGTGACTGGGACTTCGACGACCAAAATTACCGACTATTACTACCAAGCTGCTGCTTGGCGGGTGGCCCTGTTGGGCGGGGTTGCGCATGATGGCGCGGCTGCTGGCGGGTTCTGTTGGGCTCTGCATACTGCTGCTGCGTATGTGTCCGCGCACTTCGGCGGCCGGTTAGCTATGTAGGAGGCAATGGAATGATGAAAGACATCGCTGGATATGAAGGACGGTATGCTGTTACAAACGATGGGCAAATCTGGTCATATCCAAAACCATGCAGTTCCCGTGAGGGCAAGTGACTGAACAATTTAGGGAGGCAGCATAATGAAAGCAATGAGTGATACATACCCTGATACACTTGCCGCATCGCGTGGCAAGACACTATACCGATACAACATCCGCGAAGTAGAAGTCACCGACGGCGGCAAAACCCGAACGGCGTATGAATACGACGAAGCATGGATCACCGGCAACGTTACCAAAGCGAAAGTCCTCGCTGCCATGCGTGCTGCCGAGGCCGAGCAGGACACCAGCGACATCGGTGAAGCCGCATCGCAGTATCAGGACGCCAAGAGCGCAATCAGCTTGTCGAACCTATCACAGCTTACTTACGCCGAACTTGATACTTATATCCAGACTCGCGTGACTGACATGGCGTCTGCCAAGGAGTTTCTGAAGAAACTCGCGAGGGTTGTGCTGGCGTTGCTGAAAGAGTGAGGCTTGTAGGCTGATGACAATCTTGTGGCTTGACAGGCCCACAAGTTTATGGTAAACTGTCGCGAGAAAGTACGCAAATACAATTTGATAGGAGAATAACATGAATGAGCTGCAGGCACTTCAGATCCTAGACAGCATCGCTGCACGGACGCAGATGAACCGCGAGGCGCATGACGCGGCGGGGCAGGCTACACAAGTATTGGCGCGGGCGTTACAAGAGCTGGCCGAATTGCGACGCCAGAAAGAAGCGCCGCAAGAGGAAGCACAGTGAAGCGCCGCATCTGGCCGGCTATCGTAGCTATATTCTTGCTGGCAGCCTGCAATATAGCCCCGCTCAATGATACGCCCGCGGTCAGTGGCATAGGCGCATGTCACTGGATTCCGGGCAAATTACCCACCAGTGTGGATTGGGGCTATGAGACGTGTATGAACAAAGGCGTTTTTTGGCGTGAGCTCGAACCCGAACCTGGTCGCTATGACCTCAGCGGAATAGACAATCTCCTCGATAGTCATCCAGACGTACAAGTATGGTTGTCCATTCAAACCGAGGGGGCAGACCTATACGACGTACCCAAAGCGCCCAGTTGGCTCGTAGACATGGGGGCGGTATGGCATACGGGGACGTGTTCTAACAACCAGAACGGTATCTTCGCGCCGTTTGACCCTGTTTATATGCACAGGCTAGAACTGTTGTTACAAGCCCTCAACGGGCACTTGGGTGGCGCAGCGGGCGTTGTAACCATGTCGGGCGGCGCTTTTGGCGAAACACAGCTTTTTCGATGCGACATGGAACAACACCTCGCTGATTATTATGGCATAGACGGCTTCGATAGCGCATACGCTATAGCGACACAGGGGTTGGTAGAGCTGTACCTCCAGAACCTAGATGTGCCAATCATGGTACAGTTAGGACGGATGGATACCGACCAGCACCTCGTAAACACTTTTGCCAATAATGACAGGGTGTGTTTCAAGTGGGCTGGACTAGATCCCGACAACGTAGGGGATGGGAAAGATGAAATCCGGCACAGGTCTAATATGGCCTATGGCGAACTGTTCCAATCACGTGACGGTCGTTTCGGATACGAGATAGGACATCCAGACTTGCTGAAAGATGCCAATGGTAACTGGCTCAATGAGAGATTTGACAACCTCGCGGCCTGGGCATTACCCGAAGCTGACTTCTTGTGTTTCCAGGGGGGGGAGACGCTCACAGCAGCCTCGCAGTGGCCCGGCTTTGCCGCTTTTGATGCTGCAATGGAAGACTCTATGCCTACGCCACCCCCAAACAATATTGTAGGCAAATGGAATAAGCTGGAACTGGAGTTTACTGCCCAACCGACAGGCAATCCGTTCTTAGATTATCGTCTGGACGTGACGTTTACTGGCCCGTCCAGTCAGTATGTTGTGCCTGGTTTCTACGCCGATAACAACACCTGGAAGGTGCGCTTTAGCCCTGACGAGCTTGGTACGTGGGCGTATCGGGTGAGCTTCCGTAAGGGGGCTGGAGTCGCAGTTGTTCCCAATTCGGGAACATCCGTTGGTTTCGATGGGCAGACAGGGACGTTCCTGGTAGAACCAAGCAATAGCCCTAGTCGTCTAGAATACGTTGGCGGGTACTATCTCAAGTATCGAGATGGCGATTACTTTGTCAAAACGGGCACAGGCTCACCAGAAAACTTCCTGGCACACGACTTCACAGCACACGGCGGGCCACAGGGGGCGTTGGACTATCTTGCTAACAATGGCGTCAATAGTATCTACTTCTTGCCCATGAACATCGGCGGCGACGGAGACGGTGACACCCATCCATTTGTCGGCAACGACAAGTTGCGCTATAACGTCTCTGAATTGGAACGATGGGAGTCTATCTTCGACCACGCCCAATCGCGTGGTATCATGCTGCACGTTGTTCTGAATGAAGCGGAGGAGGCCAACAAGAGATATTTGGACAACGCTACGTTGGGCGTGGAGCGCAAGCTGTTCTACCGCGAGCTGGTTGCACGCTTCGGACATCACCTGGCTCTACAGTGGAATATCTGCGAAGAGTACAACTACGACCTGCCGCTGACACCGGATACGGTGAAGGAATGGGCAGCATGGATACAGGCACTTGATCCCTATGATCACCCGATTACGGTGCACAATAGTTATGACCCCGACCCTGCGTGGCGACCGTTCCTGGGCGATCCACTCTTCAGTACAACGTCATTGCAATTCTGGCAAGGAACAGGGGAGGTGGAGAAGTGGCGAGAACTGACGGAGCAATCAGGTAGAGCGTTGCCTATCTGTCTGGACGAACTGCGCGTAACAACACCAGATAACATGGCCGACCAACGACGCGAGATACTATGGCCTATTCTGTTGTCAGGCGGACACGTTGAGTTCATTCTTGACAGCTTCCTGCAGACGGACAATTTCAGCATATATGACGACCTGTGGCTCTGGGCAGGCTATGCCCGCGACTTCATGGATCTGTTGCCGTTCTGGGAGATGACACCCGCTGACAGTCTATTGACTGGCGACGGGCAAGTATTCGCCAAGCACGGCGAGGTCTACGCTCTATACTTGCCATTGGGCGGCACGCTGCGCCTCAACTTGCCACTGGGTACGTTTGAGGCAAGGTGGTACAATCCACGCACAGGGCAATTTGTGGGCACGCCGGAGATAGTAGGCCGATCGCTGAGCCCGCCGCATTCTCCTACGAGCGATTGGGCTGTGTTGGTGCAGAGAGTCGCTGTCCCGCCAACTAGCGTGCCAACGAGCACTCCAACGCGCACTCCAACGTATACGAGCACTCCAACGTATACGCCAACAAGCACCCCAACGCATACGAGCACCCCGACTGCAACTAGTGTACCAACAAACACGCCAACTAGCGTGCCAACAGAAACGCCAATAAGCAATGTCTTGCGCCTGCGATGCGAGATAGACCTAAACACGGGCGATGTTAGATGCTGGCCCATGGGAGATTGACGTGAATGAGTATAGTGTAGAATTCGATGATTTTGAGGAGCAATTTGATGAGTGGCTGGATAGAGTTGTAACTGATGGCATAGTTGTTGTCATTACCGCCGGGTCTGTCCCATTGGCAGCCATCACACTGTTGCCTATGTGGGAACGTCTTCTAAGACTAGAGGAGGAGATAGAGAATGTTGAAAGTGTTTGATACAAGTGGCGCAGAGAGGGATTTGCTTTGGTTACAGGCCCGGTATGGCAACGTAAGGGTCCTGGAAGCCCCTGGCAGGGTCAAGTTTGCCCTTACAGAGATACACGAGACTATCGGCCCTGCGCTCATCAAGGCCCAGGTGTTTAGCGTAGAGGGCTTTCCCGTGACTGATCAACCGATCGCGAATCACTGGCCCGATGATACGCTAAGAGACCTGAGAGATGGCGGGCTCCAAACTCTATGGAAAGACTATGCCTGTGTGCAAACGACGAACAGCAACGGCCATACCGGGTTTGGTATCGGGGCAGGATCGTACATCGACGACCTAGAGGTGGGTGGGCCTCATACAGTATGGGTGCTCAGCCCATCTTATCCGTCTGATGGCCTGGCTGGTGTAGGGATGTTGGGCGGTACGAACCACGCAGGGCCTCTGTTCATGGTCTTCCAGATTGTAGACGGGTCAGGCTGGTTGCGACTACTCCTGCGGAGATTCGTACTGTGGCTGCTAAAGTTGCTCAGGTGAACGATCAAGTTCTCCATTTCGCTGCGCTGTTGTGTTCGCACAAGCCGGAGGTAACGTTTGCCGAGGCACAAGAGACTGCCATTGATGTTCTGGTAGACGTGGAGATACCATTAGCTATACGTACTGTAATGGCTGACGCGCTGAACGTGCGCGAGTTCCCAAGCCTAAGCCCAGAGGTAAAGATCACTCATTCTATTGCCTCTGGGCAAGTGGTAGAGGTGTGGTGCGACCGCGATGACGGTTGGTCATTCGTGGTTTGGGATGATAACGGTGGCTGGTGCAGTACCGAGTATCTGGGCGCTGCACCACCGATTGAGTAGTGAGGCACAACAACATGAAAGTTCTCTTTATTGCCCCGGAAGTTGAGGGTTTGCCGAAACTCAATACGTGGGACGAGATTGACCAAATTGGGGACATGCCTGGCGTCACGCTGGATGTCCTCGTGGGTAAGAACGTGACCCGAAGCAGGGTGCAGACCAGGCTGAAGCAGGGCCGCGACGTACTCCTGTTCGCTGGGCATGGTGAACCGGGCAAGTTTTTTGTGGCCGATGGATGCTTAACATCGCACTGGCTGGCGCGGTATATCTCTGCCGCCAACCCAAAGGTGGTGTTGCTGTCATCCTGCAACAGCGCCAGACACGGCAGGCGCACGCAAACCAGCTTGGCAGAGGAGATCAATAGGGCAGGCTTTTCCGTCATCGCTATGCCTACCGCTGTCGACGATGACGGTGCAGCTATCTACGATGTCGAGTTTGTCCGTGCCTTCTCTAACGGCGCAGACCTGCGCGGGGCCCACCAAATCGCTCAGGAGCAGATGGAGACGCTGACGGACTCGCTCCAGATACCGGCATTCTATCCAGGCACGGACGTCACTGTGGCACATAGCGAGAGCCGCATGATGGACAGGTTCGACGACCTGGGCCGGCAGATGAGCAGCATGGGACATCGGATGGACCGGATGCTGAGCGAGCAAGGGGAGCAAGCGGAAAGGATTGGCGGGGTCGAAAAGAAGCTCATCAAGCTACTCAACGGCGGCGGGATGGGCGCGTAGAGGAATTGAGCGCGGCCATCAAGGGCGTAGCCCAGGGGTAAAACATGTTGATGCCACATAGGCAACGGAGGAGGCGGGCAGGGGTGTGCTGGCTGCTGGCGGCAGCGTTCTCTGCCCTAACTTACGCGGGATTAGCGCGAGATTGGCCCATGCCGGTTATCATTACGACATTCGGCCTGATCCCCTGTACGTTTTCTGTGTTCTGGTACTACGCGTTCTACAGACAGTAGAGTGGCCTCGCGGGAACACTACACCTTGTGCCCTCCCGCATTTGACAAGATTCCCCGCGTGTGCTATAATAGCAATGTAAAACCGCGTTGCCCTATGAATGTCTAGCCAACAAGGAGATTCCATGCGTACCATTCACGTTGCCCTAGCTGACAGCCATGCTGGTCACAGGCTGTGTTTGGCTAATCCGTCAGCTGTGCTTGGCGATGACGACCCTAATGGCCCTGGTGTGCGAGGGCCGTCACTGACGAAATTCCAGCACAGCTTATATGACTTCTACGCGCAGAGCATAGACTGGGTTCGGGGGTTCGCCAAGGATGACCCAGTAGTAGTGTCTCACGCCGGGGATTTAACGCACGGGAACAAATACGTCGACGAACTTATGTGTGTAGACATCGTCGACCAAATCCGCCTCGCTACGGCCAACCTGCGCCCCTGGCTTACTACCATCTCCAACGTTGAGGCCATGCGGCTTGTACTTGGCACGGGGGTTCACACACTGGGGGGGGGGACTGAGAAACTGGTGGCTGAAAGGCTACGGCTGGAATTCCCTGACTGTGACATCAAAACAACCCCACACTCGGTGCTGACTATCGGCGGGGCCACCTTCGACGCCGCACACCACGGGCCCTCAGCGGGCAAAAGGAAGTGGCTGGAGGGGAATGTCGGAAACATTTACCTGCGCGACACGATGCTCAAATTGCTCCATAGTGGCAAGACGCCTCCTAAAGTCTTCCTGCGAGCGCATAGGCACATATTTATTCCGCCCGAATTCAGGGCCATTTACTTTCTAGAAGTTATGCACTCGTCCTGGTTGCTTCTTCTCCCGCCTATGTGTGGCCTCAGTAGCCATGCGCGTAAAGTAGCGCAAAGCCCCTCCGATTTGGTAGTCGGGATGTGGGTTATAGAGATTCTGGACGGGAAGATAGCACGCGTCGAACCCCTAATCAAGCGCTACGACCTGCGCAGGCATGAAGTAATTGGAGGGAATAGAGGATGAACCCAGACGCTTGGACAGACGAACTCGACCAAATCATAGCGCTAAACTCGCCCCGCATAGCCCCGCCCAACAGCTATACTATTGACCAGTGGCTGGATCGGGTTGAGGAGAAGACGGGCGAGAGGCTATCCCCGTCTGTTGGGCGTACGCGATTGAACGAGGGTGTCAAGCAGGGGAAATTGGCTACTGACCTGAGATACGTAAAGGGGCGAGAGCGTCGCGTCTTTTGGCTTGTGCGCGACGTATCACAAGGCCAAGATTAAATGTACGCGGGCAAACTTTACACTTTATGCTAATGTGTCCCTGGCCGCCGTAGCAATGGGACAACCGACGGCCTCTTCTTGACAGCCCCCTTCTTCTGTTGGGCCTGCATTGCTATGGCCGTGTTGAAAGCGCCTGCCAATAGTGTAATGGTAAGTGTCGCCACTATCATCCACCAATGGCCCGACAAGGCGCGTAGCATAGCATAAACGAAAATGCTCATCCAACCCATGGCTGCAATGACGCCGGGAAGTGTGTGATACCAACATTTCGGCCTCATGTTATTCTTCTCCTTGTAAGTCTTTGTACAAAGACTTTACTCTACTAGTGTATCCGCCAAGAAATTGCCTAGGAATACAGCAATCCGCCCAGCCTGCTCGCGGCCTATAACCAGCTCGTCTCGCAGGACAAATCGGGTCTTGCAGCTCAGAACATATCGCGCACCTAGCACCAGCAATAGCATTAGGTGGCGCCACGTCCGCAGATTAAACGACACCTCTATTTCTGGAGGGCCCCCAGGGCAATATGCCAAAGAGGCTACGCGCTCATTACGTCCATCGTTTCGCAACCATATCTCACACACGCGTTCGTCCATTTTACTCTCCCTTCTCGCTTCTAGGCCAACACACTTGCCACAACACATTTAAAACCTCTTCTGGCCGTTCAGCATAATACAACACGCCAGAAACAGGAGCTTCTTGGCATTCTAGCCTAACAACACACATACGGGGGTAGGGCAAGAGTTCGGGGCGCACTTCAACTATCTCGCCCAGGAAATCACCCTCGCACAACAATGTGTTCAAGACAACCTTTTGGCCTAGATAGGGAGTAGATTCACTCATTGCCCCCCCCAAGCAGATTTAGAATTGTTGTCTTATCCAGCGCCTCTGGGGCAAGGTTCAAATACTCTCCGCCAGGTTTCTCATTAACGACGTGCGCGCCAGCCGCTGTCAAGATTGCCCCAAGGCCCACAGAGTTCACCAAGCTGTCTACTAGGAATGACCGTGCGTGTCCAGACTGTTCTCCGCTGCTAGATGTGATGGAGTTGCCGATGCTCGCGTTGGCGAAGTAAAAGCGGTTCTTGGCGTTGACACAGATGATTAGGCCCAGAACGCTTTGCTTCTGCGCGATGTTAACGTTGGCAGATGCAATAATGTTGCTTGCGTCCACTACATAGTTCTTGTCAAAGACATCTGGCTTATCATGCGCTACCAGAACCTTGGCTTCTACCTGGTCGCCGCCACTGAAGTTGTAGTAATTCAACATCACAACATTGGCTTGAGTTTGCCCCGCCTGAAGGTAGAATAGCTCAGAAGCACCGTTGGGCTTGGGCGCGTCAGTCAAGTCCCCGGAGAACAACACGTCCCTGGAACTAGTTCGGTAGGAACTGTCCCAACCAACCTTGCCCGACGCGCTGATTACTGATAAGTCCAAGTCTACTCGGTTCTCAGTGTTCGTCCAGTGGACACCAACAATCATATCCTCTGGAACAGCAACGTAACTCCCGTTGGGGAAATGCCCAGTGAACTGCTTCTCTGTAGCGGGGAGGGCATAGCCCACATCAGCAGGAATGTAGATGGTCTTTCCCTCCACGTTCAGGCGAATGTCATTGGCAATGGAGGCCAAGACCAAGGCCAGTACAGCTTGGACGGTTTCTGCCTTGTCAGCGGGCCACTCAAAGTCCGTTGCCCACCCACGCCCGTTACGCACACGGTAGATGGTGGAATTGCCAGCATTGAGGCGGAATTGCAGGGCGCAGGCTAGGCGGGCCTTGCGCCAGACAATTGCGGTCTCTAACCTGCGCTTCAGGGTAGTCAAATCCAATTCCCCGCGCTTGATTTGGGCCGTGATGCTGTTCAGGTAGTCTGGCGTCAGTGGCTTGTGCATCTTTCGCGCATCTTTCCGCAGGCGATTGAAAAAGCCGCGCTTAGCCTTGGAAATTGACTTCAACGCCAGGAACAGCGGCTTGTAGCGCAGGAAGATTGAGGCTAGGTCGTCAGGCGCGTCCTCCAGCAATAGATCAAGGAACTTTCCGTTGGCATCCTTGATCTTGCTAATGAGGTAGTCATTCTTAATCAGTAGAGATTCCCCGGTCAACTTACTGATCAGCCAGCGCAGGTACTCTACTGGTTCATCTGGTACGACATGGTAGAAGTCAAGGAGCAGGGTCTTCAATTCGCGGTTGGTAATCTTGGCGATGAAAGCGGGGTCGTATTCGTTAGCCTCAATGATGGCCATGATGTCGTCCAGTGTCTCTTGCATCAGGGCAACGCCAGACGAGCCCAGGCCAACGGTGACATCCAACAACTCTCCGGCGGTCATTGCCTTGATGACAATGAGGGGGATGTTTTCTTGAATGTCCGGGAGCTCCAGCGCCTCACGGGGGATATAGACGGTATCTTCACTGTACACCCCCAGTGCCTCAAACCCATAGGTTGTGATGTAATGGAATATCTGTTGCAAAACAAGCACCTCTATTGGGCTGTCTCTCACCACTGCCCAAGATTTGTGGAAGGTAGCGCTGGCCTTCTCCCCAGAGATGCCCACAATGCCCTCAATAGTATTTAGCAGGTCGGGGCTTGGTTCGATTGCAGGATCAAGGATGTAGCCGTTCTTGATAGTCCTCTCAAGGACGCCCCGTGGGACGGCTAGTGGCTCCCGCTTTCGCACTTGAATGGCATTGAATAATCTCAAACTTGCTGCATGCATCTTATCTCCTTCGTAACTTCCTATTGAAAGGGGCGAGAGGTAGGTAAACACAAAGTTGTTTAAGGAACCTCTTTTGCCCCTAGTGGGGAAGGCGGGAATTGAACCCGCGTCACCGAACTTATAAGGAACTCTTTGTGCCATCAGCGGAGAGTATTGTCCAGATCCGGTGCTCTACCATTGAGCTACTTCCCCAGGCGGGCGAGGGGTATATATCTAAGAAGGATGTTAAGGAACCCCTTTTGCCCACATTAACAACTACATATGCTTCTACATCGTCACTGTCTTCTCCCGGGTCTTTGTACAAAGACTCTTAGATTAGTGCCCTAACGTATGCCGGTGGCATCATACAACCATCAACCCCCACAGGAATGCGTAGCACGCTGCTAGAAACCAGCAACTCTACGCTGCTCCACCAAGAGTGAAAATCAAAATGCGCAGACGTAATGTGCCACGCGCGCGTTAGGGTTACGTGACGTTGGTCAATGTGTGCAGCCCACAACTGCGCCAACCGCCTTGCATCTGGCGTAAGGCTATCTAACACGGCCTGTGCGTCTAATGCCCCTGCCCATGGGCACTGCCAACAAACGTAATTCGACTTTGCGTCTTGCCCTGGAACGCGCCGCATGGGGCCATGTTGTCTGTATGCGTCACCGGGCATGATACGACATCCGCATTGATAGCACCATCTCTGTTCAGGCGTGGGCTTGAACAATAACTTGTCCCGACTAGCCTGACGGCGAATATAGGTATCGCGGGCATCTTTATCTATTCGCTCTGCGCCAACGCGCGTGGCTCCTTCTAATCGCATGATTTGCCTCCGTCAATCTCTTTGAGTAATGTGGGTGCTACCATGCGGGGACAATACACTGCCTCTGGGCAATCCTGGCAGGACTGATCGCTGGGGTAGTAACACCGAAAACCTGGCAGCTTTTGCACCAACGCTAGTAATTCTGTCGCTTTCAGTACCAGGCGCAGGTTGGCTAGGCCCTCTTCGTCATCATCGCCAATCCATATATGGGCCACCAGGCTGTCCTTGGCATCATAAACAACCCTGTCGCTGGAGTGCCGGTGGATGCGCTTCGCCCGCCACGGCCCCGGTGAATGTTTGGTCATTGCTCTTCTCCTATTAGCAACGCATAGCTAGACCAACGGCCTATCGTGTCCGTCAGTAGGTCAACGTGCCGCACCAGGGGCACTTCTTCCCCGTTCCTAAAAATTGTTTCTGCCATCGTGTCCCGGACAGTCCAGGGGCCTGACAGTTCAGGATGTCTGGGGATATACAGCCACACCAAGTCACCCCACTGGGCTGGGCCACCCCAACGCCATAGCAAGTCGCGGGAAAGGGCACATATTCTCTCGTCCGTCTCCCGCAAATCCGTTCCGTCTGCGGTTATATGAGGCGCTCCATCGGTCTGCTCCGGCACGGCCTGGTAGCACGTTACTGTTACTTGTCCCAACGAGACGGTTGCTACGCTATCCCCGTCTTCGTAAAGCCAACCTGTCGTTAGAAGACAGGCCAGCGCAAAAAGCCAAAGTCTCTTCATGCCTATCTGATTTTGGCCTTGGCCCTGGCCAGGAAGGCGTGAAGCCACGGGCTAGCTTTCTCAGAGCGGAAATCTAGCACTCCCAACTGCACACCCACTGCTGTACCGTTGCGGCCAGTGATCGGCAACCACGCGCTCAACACGCCCGTTGTACTGTCCGCAGAATATGTTACATGCCTGTTGGGCGACACAACCAGCGGCTCAACAGACTGTTGCTGTGCTGCTTTTACTGCTTTACGTTCGTTGTAGGCATCCATGACACGCAGGTGAGGAATGGTTGTGTCTAACAGCACCTCGCGTATATCGTCATCGACGGGTTGTGTACCCCGCCTCGTTGAACTTTGGGCCAGGGCAAGCATTCGTTCCAGTTTGGCTTTGCCGGGGATAGACATCTCTTCAAGAGACCACCCTGCCATCTCGTGCCAGAATTGCCACACCCGAATGAGCGCCGTAACAGTGCCGTAATCCTTCCCGTAGGGCTTGGGGGTGAATTCTGCTGCCACCCACTCAGGGAAACTTTCATACCCGTGTTGCATCCAGAGGTTATGTGTGTACAGAAAGTGTAGGTCTCTTGCCATCAGCAACAGGATAGCGCTGCTAACCAGGCCGTTGCGTTCCAGCCTGTGCGGGACGTATAGCGCCAACGCCTCAAGATCGCCGTTTGCCTCTGCCTGCTCAATGTTGGCGTCCAAGTCTGTACTTGTCAGCGTTTTTGGGTCGGCACACAAAGACTTATTCATGGGCGGCGTTCCTGTGGCAAGATAGTGAACAGGATGCCAAATATTATCATCAACCCTAGCCATATACCTTGTGGCCACCTGCTATATTGCCCAAGAAAGCATCCCAAGTAGATAAAACCAGAATACAGAAATGCAAAGAGCAAGATTCTATGATGCCATTCCATGCTACTTCTCCTTCCCATTTAGATACAATCGGACGGCATCAGACACAATCCAACTCCGGCTGCGCTTTTCCGCCCTGGCGCGTTCGTCCAGTTGTTCTGCTATACGACGGGGTATTGTAACCACCTTGCGAATACAATCGTCAGCAGGTGCGTTGTGTCTGCGCAGGCTAACATCATATCGTTTAGCCGCGCTTGCAACGGTAGACGAGTGTACTCCGTATAGTACCGAGGTCTCTGCCGTCGAGAGGTTGTCCTTCTCCGCCTGAAGCATGTCTTCCTTGCTGAGAATAGCCCCGCGTTTAGCCATAGTAATGCTGTGCCCCTTGGCGCGCAGTCCCCGGATGCGCGACGACACAGCCGCCCGCGTTACACCGAGGTGGCGTGCAGCAGCAGAACCAGTCATATCCGTACACGCCAAGAGCTGTTCGTCAGTGAATTTCATTTACCCCTCCTGTTTCGCTTTCTAGGCTGAGCCAAAGCGGTACGATACGTAAGTCTCATCAGCAGACTCGTAGACAAACCCGAGTTCGCCAAGCCGTTTTTCGTCTTCGTCTGATATCGCGAACGGGTCAATGCCACAAATGTACAGTGTGTTGTGTTCACAAATTGTTGGGCTTCGCGGGTTGCCATACTTCAAGAAAATCTGTAGCGACTCAATTAGGTCTTCCATTACCATCTCCCCCTGTTCATCCTTTTCAGAATTGCCCCTCTACCGCCCTTTACGTAGCGAGGATTAGATGCTGCCAGCGATTGCAAAAAACTCCCTCTCCATCTCTCCCCTTGACCATCCCTTATCCTTAAATGCCTCTCGGAACAGCCCCTCTTTATATCGCACCGTATCTTGGATCGTAGTACCATCTGGCACACTACTGGCTACTATCGCCCCAACAAACATCAGTATACCACAAATGCCCGCTAATGGCAAATGGCGCTGTCCACTACTCCAGAGAAAGCCGCAACCCGCGAGCAAAAGCAATACCCACCCCCCAAGCACACCAACAGTTTCGCTTCGTAGCCATCCGTAACGTGGTGGTTTAGCGCCGTTCATCCAGACAGAGAAGTTGCCATCATCACCACAGTCAGCAACGTCAAACCAATCGTCTTCACTACCCTGGATGGTATGCCACTGAGGGACATTCATCCCAAGTCACCGAAAATGTGTGGTGCTTCTTCCTTGAGTATGTCTAACATCTTCAAGCACATCTCGCGTATCTCCCACTGTGCATGGGGATTCAATGCGCGTATCTGTATCAGCCACCGCAGGTGCTCAAAATTCGCGCTAGCCACCACAAACGTCTCTGTAGATAGCGGCAGGCCATATCTGGCATCTTCGCGCGGTATGCCGCCCTCTACCATGTCCCCATACAGCACCCTGGCGTGCTGCAAAAGAGCGTCGTATCGTACCCTAAACTCACTATCTTCAATGGTCTGTGGATGTACAAATCCCGCTGGCTCAACGCTGCGTTGGCTCTCTACAGAAAACGCTGCAAGTCCATGTCGTATCAATTGCGAGTGACAGACCCTGCTAATACCGTATATATAAAATGTTGCCTTGGCATGACGAAGACAGGACAGGTGCGGGAATGGCTCTTTGGTTACAAGCCCCTGGATACTCTCTAGGGGAATTGCCGTCTCCCCTCGTCCGCCACGACAAGCTGCATACGCCTCAGCTACCAGGCTCTCGGCCCTAGGCGTGATTGAGCGTAGAACGACCCTCATATTGTTCCTCCCGTTGTTTCAGTTGTCAAGTTACAGCCCTTTATCCTCGGCCTCAGCCGCCTTCTTCTTTGCCCACCACAGCTTCATGCGCTCGCTATTCGCGCGGTTCTGTTCGTCAGTGCGCTTGTACGTGCTACCCTTGGCGTGTTGATTGCCCATCATGCGCTCGCTTATCGCCTGGCCAAACTCTTCGGGGTGCTTGTAACCCAAGGTGTTCTGGTTGCCCATGCCAGCCTCGCGCAACTTTTGCTTGGTTTCTTTACTGAGCGTCTTGCCCGTGTGCGCGTCCCTCTGCTTTTGCCTGGTCGCGTCAGTAGCCTTGTGGCCCAGGGTGTTTTGATTGCCCATCATGCGCTCGCTATGAGCGCGAAGCTGCTCGTCGGTACGCTTGCTGCCCTTCGCGCTTTGGTTGCCCATGTTTGCAATGCTTATATTATGCTTGTGTTCTTCAGACAGCGGCCCACCCAACCCCGCCGTAATTGCAATGTTATAGCAGGTCTTGTTGGCGTGATGTATGTCAAGCCACTTCTGCTCTGCCGCCCTTCGTTCGTCAGGGCCTTCAATAACTTCAAGTACGATGAACTCAAATACGTCCTCACCGTACTTGTTCCAGGCGTTCTGGAAATACTGGCAATGGTGTCTGTCGTTGCGAAGCGTAGAAAGATGATTCTGCCACCGTTGCTCAATGTTTCCTGACCTTCCACCATATGCTTTCCCGTCCAACCTGTTCTTAATCTCATAAGTTCCCTGCGTCATCTCGCTATCTCCTTGACGCAAAAAGCCCCCAAGGCAACTGCTACAACGCCATCACTTGTGAGGATGTGGAGATGAGACGGTCTGCCCTGGGGGCACTTTCGCGATTATTCTATTGGGTCTTGCAACAACCCGTCTCATGTCGCATCCTCACTTTTTTAGTATACCACAGATTCGCGAATTTGTCAAATTGGAGAGGTCAAGTGTGCAACACCAAATTGCCATCGCTTACCGCCGCCCCCTTTCCGGCCAATGCTCTTACCTGGCCCGCGGTAAGCAAATCTCCACTGCCCGAGATAACAATGGTGTCGTCAGGCAGGTGGGCAGGGTCTGTTACCATAATGCCCTCGTCTCTGCTACCCCAGGTGTGCATTACTCCCATGCCTACATCGTCGTGTGTCAATACTCGCAGGAACGTCCCCGTGACCGCTTTCGGCAGATTCAGGACACCCGCCTGGCCGTCTTGTACCCAGATAGTGAGCATGTTGTAGTCCGCGCACTCAGCCAATTCTAATCCTGTGATTGGATACTGCGGCAAGTAATATTCAGTGCTCATCAGTCTCCTCCATGTCAAACCCCATCTGCCGCTCTTCTTCGGCGCGTTTCCGTTCGGCCTCAATTGCTGCCAGCATCTTGAGCATCTCCTTGGGTTCCGTCAACCCTGTCTCCTGCGTAGCGTCTTGCCAGAATCTGCACCTTGCCTCTGCGATTCTGCAATACTCAGCATCTTGCTCTATCCCCACGATTTCTTCCCATCCGCCCGATAGAATGGCCCCTGCTATTTCGCTTCCACTGCCACTGAAGGGAACCAGGAGTCGTCGCGGCGCATATTCGGGCGGAGGGGTAAGCAATGTACAAAGCCATTTCAGCAAAGATAGTGGCTTCACATTCAGGTGGGGTGCAGATTACGCACCCCGTCGCCGCCTCCTAAACCGGCGCTTTTCTCACGTCTGCCAGCTTTAGCACAGTACCCCACAGGCGATGCTTGCGCCAGCCGCTCGGCTACCTCGTAGTGCCAGGAGGCTTGGAAAAAGAATCTGCTGCAAGTGCCTTTGTCCCCGTAAGTCCCACCAGCGCTTGCCTCATCAGGAAACCCGTCGTGGTATCCACCCAGTCCCTGTGATGCTTGGCGTTGTTGTCCTGCTTTCATGTAGCCGCTTTTCCGCTCCCCACTTTGGAGTCCAATCTTCCTCACAGGACATCCCTCAACGCATTGCCAGTCATCTACTACTTCTCGACCATCGGGGCCGGCGCAACCACCACTCATTTCGTTGTCAGAGCGGCAATGGGTAGGTTGATAAACGTTCTTGCCAAACTTGTCAGTGGTTCTGTTTGTGGGGCGATTGGGTATTCCCTTCACCCGCTTCGTCCCCAGCCGCACGCAGCCGCCGTTTCCGTCGGAGTCGGGTGGGACGTGAGATAAAACAAGTGAGGCAGGCCATCGGCCCCTAGCGGTTGGCAATGGTGGTTTGCCTTTCTGGTATTCACCCGGCCTATATCCATGCTCCGCGAGCGCCTTATTGTACCGGTCAATGCCGCTAGGCGTATTGGCTTGGAAGGTCCCCAACCGTCCCCCGTCAATCCAGAACGCTCCAGCTCCAGTCATAGCTATACACGCAGATTTGTTCTTGATCTTCCACCGCCTGTACTTCTTGACGTTGCCACGATGCAGTATCCGTTCCCGCGTCAAGCGGAGGCGATCTTGCCTTCGGTCTCGCCAGACTAGCAGTACGTCGCTCTCGATGCCCTCGTGCAGTGCCCTGCGCTTGATGAACCAAGCGTCGTACTCGACATAAGCCGCAGGGATGCGGATGCCGTGTTTCTTCCACAGCTTGAGCCTCTCCTTTGGAGTATTCTTGATTTTCTTGGGATAGTGCCACCAATGCCATCCAGTGAACGTCGCCCACGCGTCTGACGGGACATCCTCGTAGGGCTTCTGGGCGATGATGATGGGTTCGAGTAAGTTTTTCAAGACTTGGCCACCGTAACGATGCCCTGCCCATGTGCGGCCTAGTTCCGTAGCCGGTTCTTCGATGTCTAGTGTACGTCTACCTGATGCCGTAAATGTACCCCCGACAGCTTCTGCGTTGGCGTCTGTAGCCTGCTTTGGGTTCCACGTCTGCTGTTCCGGAAGCTCGTACTTGCCCACTTTCTTACGATGGTTTGTAACATTGGCAGCGCGGTCTAGCTGCTTGTCTATGGACGTCGCTTTCGGGAACGACTGTCCGCTAGCCCAGCCGTACATGGAAATTTCCATCGTCTGCCCACTATGCCAGTTGAAGATACTTGGTTGGATGATGAGCCCAGCGTCTTCTAACGCGCAAGCAAGCCGATGCCAGCCACGTGACGACGCAAATGCCATGATGAACCCGCCAGGGAGAAGATGCTTGGCTAACGCAGACCAAGTGTCGGGACGGAAGGCGATGCCTGTGCCGTCTGTTTCCTGATCCCAGACGGCCCCCATGAATCCAGACGTTAGGTGATAGGGCGGATCGCACAGGATGGCACTCGCCATAAATGTGCTTGTCTCACACCAGTTTAGTATGTCGTCCTGGATTATGCGCCACCGGGTACTCAATTTGGAGTTCTCCCTGTTTTATGGTATCCTATACCTGAGGTGACATAATGCCCAGACGAAAAAGGCCAGAAAAAGGCTATCTTGTCAGATTGCTGTCTGAGGGAAAACAGGCCAAAGATATTGCCGCGATCTTCGACGTTATCCCAAGGACTATCTACAAATGGTTCCGCTGCTACGACATCGCCGCCCCGAGGCTGCAAGCGCCGCCAAGAGAAGAACTCTTCACCCTTTACATTACACGCAAATGGAGCATGGGACGAATCGCGCAAAGGCACAACGTCTCCTATCCAACCGCTAGGCGGTGGCTAATGAACTATGGTATCGAGATAAGGACACGGATTACCCGACGCCCATCAAGGGAAGTGGTTTACGATTTGTACTGTGTCCGGGCCAAGTCTACCACCGAGATTGCGTTGCTACACAATGTATGCGCGGGCACTGTTGGCAAATGGCTTGCACATTATGGCATTCCCAGCAGACACAGTTTGATTTCACGCCCCGACAAAGAGCAATTGACTCAATGGTATTGGAATGAAGAATGGACATTGTTACAAATTGCTGAGCATTGTAAGGTAACTCACCCTGCTGTGAGGGGGTGGTTGGTCAAGTTCAACATACCAAGGCGCTCTAACAGCGAAGCGCAATGTGTCTTGCGTGGAACCCAAGCGCTCACGAAGGGACTCCTCACTGATCTTTACCACGAAAAGGGCTTATCGCAAGCTGAGATCGGCGAGCGATTTGGTATTACCCAAGCCGCCATTAAGACCAAGATGAAGAACTTCGGCATCCCCACTCGCACTAAAAGCGAGAACCTGAAGGGCGAAAAGAACCCTATGTTTGGCCGCACACATACCCCTGCTGCCCGCGCCAAAATACGAGAAGCCAATCGCCGCCAGTTCAGTACCCAAGAAGCTAGGGACAGACATGCTATACTCACTGCCAAACAAATTGAAGCTGGTCGCACTGGCAAAACCCACAACAAATTGGAGACTGCTTTTGCTGCCATTTTGGATGGGCTAGATATAGTTTACATATGGCAATACCGAATAAGCAAATTTGTCTATGACTTCTATATTCCCGCCACAAACACCCCCATTGAGACGCATGGTACTTTTTGGCACGCCGACCCGCGCTTCTACCTACAGAGCAATCTCTGTAATATCCAACAGAAGAACGCTATAAATGATAAACGCAAAGCCCGCCTCGCCCGCAATTCGGGATATAGCTTCTTGCATCTCTGGGAACATGACATTCACAACAATCCCCAGAAGGTCATCTCTATTCTCGCCGCCCATTCTATTATGTCTGCGTGTACGACACTGTAGCTCACTCCGCCTCCCTCAGCAAACATTCCCAGCACACCGTTTTCTGCGCGTAGGCGACCCAACCGTGCGGTCCTGGGTAGACTACGAAAACTTCAGGCAACGCGGGTGGTAGCCCTGCGCCCTGTAGCACGGAGACCGTTGTCGCCCTGGGCTGTCCGCATATCGAGCAAACCAATTTGATTGTCACACCCACCCCTCATAGCCGCCTTCGCCAACTTCCTCGTCGGGCGGACAATCGCAACCACCTTGCGCAGAGCATGGGCCAACTTCGCGGTCTGTCTCTAGCAACGCAATGTGCTCTAACAGCCCCAGTATTTCTGCTTCGCTTGCCCCAATGTGCTCATTCAATATGTCTATCAATCTATCTACTAGATCGTCCTGCTCTGCCTCTGCTCCCCCCACTGATCGCATAAGGATAGCGCCCAACACCAGTCCCGCGAGCGCTGCTAACGCATGTGTCAAGACCATGTCAGTTCCCTCACCTTGCTGACTATAATGTTCATTGGAGACAACACCTGTGTATCTCGCTTGCTACATTCACCATCTACCAGGCGGGCGAGATGCAAGCACCAAAGTTCATAGCGGCTCATCTTGCCTCGTGTAAGCTGCGTAAACTTACTACTTATCTTCCCCTGACAGCAAGGCAGGATGAACATAGCCCGTGCGGGACTATCGTTGAACAATCGGCAAATGTCCTCGGCAGCTTGGCATGGATGGGAAGCAACAAGCACGTCGTTTACACTAATCTGCCCGTGCAAAGAGTCTATCTCTCCTTGTCTGTATTCCCAACGTTGAACCCTGGCGTATCCTGGACGTTTATGCAGTTTCCTGTCTACGGCAATGGCATACGCGAATGGCAAGTAGTGAACCGCCAGGATGCTTGTGAGCGCGTTGCCTGCACACAGGTCCCATAGCCGCAACATTCTTGGGTGTCTTAGCGCTAAACCCTTGACGCTCTTTAGGAGAGCCATACTCTCTGAGATTTCTTTGGCCGCGTTGTTCAATGGCGCGACGCTGTTCAAGACATCACCGGCGCAGCGGTATGTCAAGAATTCATTGACGTAACTCATGTCTCCCCCTGTTCAATCGATTGTACAGCCGCAATGCCAGCAGTCGTCAGCCGCCACAGATGTACTGCCCCCCGTTCAGCGATCCCTGCTACGCCAAGCTGTGTCAATCCCCGCATTGCTGAGCCTACCTCCTGCGCCCACCAGCCCTGGAAGCCCCTGGTACGCAACTGTTTCGCTATGCCCGTTGAATACATTGGGCCGTCAGCCAGGATGTCCAAGATGGCCTCATGCGCCGCGGGTAGGCCCGTAGCTGTGTCGCCGCCCAGACACAGTTCGCCGGGGGCCGGGACGGTCATACTATTCCTACCACTGTCAGGGATGGCACTGTAACTGTGCCCAATGGGACGCGGTAGGTAGGCCAAGCAGTGACACCCCCGCTTCGGAGCGCTGCTTCATGGATGGAACCGCGCAATTCGTTCCAGCAGGAGACGTCCCATGAGAAAAGCGCACACCGCAACTCCTCTGGTTCGTGTTCGGTTGTACAGAGCAACACCACAACTTCATCGCCCAGCCACATGGCAAACTCCTTAGCATTTTCCTGTCTGTCAAAGCACATAATGCCAAGCGTTCCTGCCACCGCGGCTGTAGTCTTGCCCACCTCGTACAGCAAGCGATATGGACTCCCCATGGCCCCTGTGCCTATTATTGCGCTATGCATTGTATCGCCGTCGCGGTAGACAGAACATACTTTCCAGATATTCACATTGATTGCCCCCCAAACTCCCTGCGCAGGGCCTCTTTGGCCGCTTCAATCTCAGCCTCAGTCGCCCCAGGTGGCAACGGAACAATTATTGGCGGCGTTGGCGGTATGGCAAAGACGTGGAGAACAAAGTCGTCATCATAAAACAAGACTGTGCCAAGATGAAAGGCGTAAAGGGGCAAGTCGCAATTGCCTCCTGTCTCAACAACCCAAAACTGCCACAGTTCTGTTTCTTGCTCTGGGTCTACCATTGCCCAAACAACGATGTCATTATGCTGCCGCCGAGCGCACAGCAAAGAAGCGCCGCGTGGTAAGGCAACCCCTACCCCTACGCGGGGGGCATTGGGGTCTAGTGTGTACTTCCAGATTGTTTTCATCGTTGCACCAACCCAATCAGCACTTTGATGGCGTAGTAGTCGGGGTTGATGCTGTATACGATGACCTGGTTAAGGTAGGCGAGCGCCCCAACAAGCGCGAAGCAGGCGAAGATGCTGGAGTATACAGTCCCGGCAACCCAGAGATCATAATCCCCCGCCCGTCGCTTGCAATACCGCGCTGCTATTACAAGCAATACAGAGGCCAAGAAGAATAGCGCTCCCCACACAGCAAACCCAACGCGCTGTGCCAACACCTGCCGCTGCGCTATGGCCCACAGCGCCGGGGCCGTGGCCTGCGCCATCTCGACCAGTTCGCCCAAGATTGCTTCTATTCCGTCCATGTGTAGCCTCCTCTTTTTGTTGTAGCCCCATTGTAGCACATCAGGAACATCTTGTCAAGTCCAGCTTCTCAAGTACTTTCCGTTCCTCAAACTGCCCGTCCCGCATCAGGAACAGCCACGATGAGATTTCGGGATAATCAGCAAGAACCGCCTGGGCGAAGTCTTTGCGCAAAGACAAATGGCTAATCCCCGCGTAGGCCGACTGTACTGCGCTAACCAGTTCATCACAAGCATCTTCAATCCGCGACCCAATCGCTTGGGCGTCAGGCCGCAAGTCGTCAGGAAACTCTTGCAGCCAATCGTCGTTGGATAGCATAAGTTCACGAATGCGCTTGGGTGTCATCGAGGCTATTGCGCGAAAGAGACGGAGATACCACCGCGTTTTGATTTTTACGCGTAGCCCGCCCTCAAAGCGAATAACCCAGCCCTCGTTGCCCTCATCAGTCTCGCGCAGCCCAACCAGTTCATCAATGCTGGCATATACTTGCTTTGCTTTTGGCAACGATGTTTGAATATCCCACAGGGGAATGTCCTCGCCTGTGATGCGGTTTCTCACAGCCAACAGATAGAGACCTGGCGGGTGTGGAACAGCCCGCGGCATGGGGTCGTTGTCTATACAGATTTCACACATGACCGTAACATCAGGGCTAAGTTCATGGCAACCCAAGATTTCTTCCCTAAGAGAAACGGGGCCATTACGCAGCATGGCATCCCAATGGGAAGTAGCAGCGCCTATGTATTCGTTGTCAAACGAGCCACGCGTATTGCATCGCCACACGCCGCCGCCAAGCCATGCCAAGATCAGACTCCCGTCTACCTTCTCCCACACCGTATACGGCTCATCAGGCAACGCAGGACACTGCGGTTCACCAAGGTTGAACATGCGCGGAAACGGCAGGCACATGATCTTGCCATCTGTACGAATGACCAGTCCGCGACATGCCATCTCAACCCCGGTAAAGAGGTCTCCGTACATAGCATCGCGTCGATAGTTGAGCAAGACGTACTCGCCCTCCTCGGTGGCTTTTACGCGCCCAAAGTCGCGGTCGCCCGCGGCTACTCGTTTCGCTATGGTTTCCACGATTGCAATGTTGTTCATGCCCATGCCCTAGCAAGACGCTCCTCGATGTCAGCCGCTACACCCTCGTCAAGAAAACGTATGTGCGTTGTGCTTGGGAGCGCATAGCCATCTGCCATCTCCTTGGCCCTGACACTAACAACCCCAACCAGGGTATTGTATTGCCCACAAGCAGGGCATCGCCAAAAAGCCGTTATGCACAGTGTCCCGCCCTGCGTAGTTCTCATCGAGGTTGTGTCCCCGACACTAAACCAAAACGACGATCCGCAATGTTTACATTTCTCCATTGCAAATCCTCCCAGCGATTGTAATATTGTTCATGGTTCTGCCTCTAGCACACCAATATCTGCCAGGCGTTGTTCTAGCCTGAAGAACGCGCGCCATGCTGCTGCTACATAAACAGGCTCAGCATGGCCCATAGCACGGCAAACACGATTCCGCAAGTTGCCCATACAATATGCCACCCTGTCATCAGCGCATTCTTTAGGCGCAGCAGAAAACAAATCCGCTACAGCGTGGCAAAACTCTTTTTGGTCCCCAATGGTTTCCATCTCGGTTCCAGCGAGCAAGACGAATATCTCTCGCGCCAGTTTTTCTCTATCAATCATGGCTTTGCCTCTTTCATAACAGCACAGGCTTCAATGTCAGCGTACATAGTGCCGCCCACAAATACAGCAGAAGGCGCCCAACCATCCTCAACAAACCGCGTTGCCGCTAGCGTGCTGTACCCCTCGCCCTCTAGCCATGCTATTAGTTCCTCTTTCGTTGCAAATACAGGGCTTATGGGCGAGCCTTCTGATACATTCTCCCAAAGCTGCCAGCCTTCGCCTACGGGCGGTTCAGTCTCTTCCCATGCCGCATACGCTTCTGCCGCTTCGGGGTCAATGGCCTCCCCATCGCAGGTAGGGCATAGATACCACTTCTCCGGCAGTCCAGCTAGTTTGCCCAGTTTCTTTACAGCGCTCCAGGCATCATGCGTATCGTGGCCCCAACTGGTTCTCGGCTTACGACCAGCCAGGTATTCTGTGATCCGCCTATAATGGCCATACTTACGGATATTCACATGGTCCCAAAGCAACTTGACAACATGCTTGTAAATAGCCTCGTAGGCATCAGAGAAGCCCGCCTCACAGTCTGGACACTCGCGATAATGTGGGTTCACATACCCATCCCATACTTGGTTCAGCGGCCAGTCAAAATCCAGTGCTACTCTCTTGATTTCCCTTCCCATGTCATACCTCCTTCTGTTATTATACCACATAGCGCAGCAGTTGTCAAGCCCGCACGGGTCGCGCCAAGTTGAGTATGCTGTCCACATGTGCCTTGCCGGCCCCGCATCTAACCACCAGGTCGTCCGGTTTTAAGGGAAAGACAGCTACCCTGACATCCCGAAACCCTCGCTCCACAAACCCCCTGCCCAGCTCCCATGCCCGCTTCTCTGCCCCTGGGTCAAGGCAGACGACAATCTGGCCTACATCATCTAGCCATTCTAGCCACTCTGGCTGCCATCTAGCGCCCTGCCCCATGAGTCCCACGGCTGCGTAGCCCGCCTGGCTGAGAACCACAACCTTGACCTCTCCCTCGAGGACCAAGAGTCTCTCGTGTGATGTATTATTCAGTACGGCCGCGTTGAACAGCGCTAGCCCCAGCCCGTTCATCTGGGGACGGTATTTGCCACCCTTGCCTGGTCGTAGTAGCCGATGACGAATGTTCACCAATTCGCTGTTGTAGCCGAATACGGGAATTGTCCTTGCGGGGCTTTCTCTGTACGTTGGACACTCCGCTACATAGCCAAGCAGGAATTGGTCTATCATCTCATCGAACACGCCCTGTCTATACCACAACATTCGCGTATCTGTAGTCAGGTTGCGGTGATACACCAGGTGCATCTGCGCTCGCTGCAGTTGCTCAATCTTCGTAAGCCGTTCAGCGTGTGCTTTCTGCGTCCTCTCCAGCCGTCGCATCTTCTGTTCCAACAAAGACACCCTGTCTACTTTGCCACCGGGGAAAAGGTCTTTGACCTGTAGCCCCATAGCCTCCACGACCTGCTCCATCGTACATCCGACTTGACAGTGAAGGATTACTGCCTCGTTGTCTCCGACAGAAATCGACAGGGACGGCAGGTGATCGTCGTGGGCCGGGCAGAGAGCGGTAAACTGGCGCCCGCCCTTGTGTGCTTTCACGTTCTCAAGCCGACTGAGCACGAGGTCAAGCGGTGACTGGATCATTGGCCCCCAACAGATTCTCTATCTCCCTAGCAACCCCTGCCAACTGGTAGGCATGAGTACATTGGAATTCCGATATTGGGAAATGAAAGTCCGTTACCTCTAACATACGCAACAAGAACCTGGCGTTGACAACAAGTTGCCCCAACCTCTGCTGATTGGCGGTCGTGTAGGTTGTCGCGGGATTGCTCATTCTGCGCCTCCTTCGCCAACGGTGACTGGTTCATCAGGTGTGGCTCCTAGTAGTCCCTCTGCACTCCTAGCACAGTATAGCCATACATATATCGCCACCATCAGCTCCTTAGCGTCTTCAAGAAGCACGCAAAGGACTTCTTGGCCTAGCTTGGACGACCTGATCCCATACTCACAGGGGTTGTTGAGAAACCGACGAATGTGATAAATCCCCTGCCCCTCAAACTCACCCCACAGCTTCTCGCGACCAGGTACGGCATCGCCAAAGATACATTCTTCGTAGGCATTGGCATCCAGCGCCCCTTGCCACTCTTCTTCCGTCTTTATGTACCAGTAATCCGTAGTACCTATGCGCATTTACCACCACCCCAAGAGATAAGTCCCCAAAGCGAAAGCTATTGCGATAGCCAGTAAATCCCCAATGCACTCCCTGATAGTCTTGACCCCCGCTGACACGCACAGCACCAACAGAACCAGATAGACCGTTGCTCCTACCAAGTCCATCCAGCCCACAACTATTGCCACAACCGCTACGATAGCATCCATGTTTTAGCCTCCCATCTTGTGCTAGAATTTCTTGTTTACCACCACCCCAGGCAGCGGCCCACCAATACCACGGCCATAGCCAAGCCCAGGACGCGGCTGGCCTGGTGGATAACACGATCAAGCAGCTCCTCCGCCGGCTTCGGCGGGGCAAATACAAAGTAGCCCACATTCAATACCAACTGTACCCACGCTACGATTGTAACAACGATGTCCATCTCTTACTCTCCTTTTGTGTTAGTCATACTTGTCCGCCCAGTGACCAGCATCACGTGGCGGGCCGTTGAGGTTCTTGAGCTCAAGCTCTGCCAAGTGGAGATATTGCGGCTCGAACCAAAGCGCTGCTGTAGCGCGACCAATGTTGTGCCGTTCTTTCAATTTGCGAGCGATTGCCAGTTCAGGTATAACCGGTAGTTGTGTCCCATCTTCTAACTCAATGGCGCCGCCCTTCTCCTCTGTAAGAATTGGCCGCCAAATGCCCCAAAGGCAATCGAAGACCTGCTCGATGGCTGAGGAATGTTGACAGTCTTGTTTTCGGGGCAACTTAACTACCAAGTTGTCTACTGCCCTTGCGGCCTGGATTCCCACGAAGGCAGGAGCCCCCACAGTGAGACTCAACTCCTTAATCCGCACGGCAGCCTCTGATACAGCAGCAACCCTTTCTGAATGGTGCTTGACAGGCACGATCTGAATATAATCGAAAAGCAGGAGGCGGGGGCGTATCCCACTAAAGTCTTGGGCTAGGCTTTCTATGGCCGAGTAGACAATCTCTGGAGTCATTCTAATGCCACTGCCCGCCACACGGCCAACACCTTTGCCCAGAATGAAAATTGGCAAGCGCACCAACCGCATAGCTTGCTTCTCCACGACATCCATTGCTAGATTGCCGCGCGCTATATCTGTAATGCTAAAATGCTTATTAGTAAGGAATAAGCCAGATAGCTCCTCGCTTGAACTCTCCCATGTGCAAAATACGACGCACTCTTCTTTTTCTTTGCCTTCCTCAACGATACGCTTAGCTTCATTTACAGCCGTTAGCGCAAGCAACGATGTCTTGCCGTGTCCTGGTCGGCCTATTATGCCGCAGAGCGTGCCCGGTCGCGCGGGAAGCATATGCTTGTCAAGGGCAGGAACACCAAACCCTATGCCAGGATTGTCTCGCCGCGATTGGGCCCACAGCAGATATTCTGCGGCCAACTCTGGCGGAGTGTGAATTAACGAACGGTAAGAATCAGGCTTTGTCATATTGCCTCCCTTCCAGTATCTCAGGTCCGCCGACTGAGCGCGTCACGGGCCGCTTCTCTGCGCTTATTTTCCTTCTTCCTCCGGAATCTACGCCAGCGCGCCATGGGCCACCCCGACAGCCCTCTCACGAATCCACACTTACAGTCAGCTATGAAAACGCCACAGTCCTTGCAATGGCTCTCCCAACCCCCACAGTAGGGGGTTCCGCAAGAAACATCCTCGTAGTAATCAGGATACATGTTCTCATGCTTGCACTCCGCTACCTTGTCCCAGAAGTTCACAATACTACCTCCTTGGCGTCTCGTTCCAGGTTCTGCCATCTAGCAGCGCCAGTTGCGTGCTCATAATCCTGTGCCCAATCCATTCGGCCACTGGTACAGCTACAGCGTTTCCGAGTTGTTTATACCGCTGCGTGTCGCTTTGGGGCGCTGTCCAGCCATCAGGAAAGCCCTGTAGCCGTTCGCATTCGACAGGTGTCAAGCGGCGGACACCATATTCGCCCACTTGAAGGTTTGGCACTGCCTGGGCAGAGTTCCACTTACCACTGGCATCAGCTAGGGCATAGGCAGGATCAGGCGTGCAGACAGCGTGGACCTCAACGGTATTGAGTGTATAGACCGCATCAACTGGGATTTCCCCATATTGTGGCCCCGCTGCTGGTTTACGACCAATTGCAGCGCCCTTGATAACAAAGGTGGGAGTTCCTTTCCCCGTTTCTCGGCTCGGCGGAGGATGCCAGCAGCCGCCCTCGCGCTCAAAAAGTATTTCTGCGGCACGTCCGTCTCCAAGATGTCCGATAATGAATACACGGCGGCGTCGTTGGACCACTCCGAAATATTGAGCGTCAAGTACCCGCCAGCACACGCCATACCCGATTTCGACCAGCCCCCGAAGGATGACGGCAAAGTCTCTCCCTCCGTTGCTTGATAGCAGGCCGGGGACGTTTTCGATAACAGCCCATCTCGGCCTAAGCTCTCCAAGAACGCGATGGAACTCGAACCAAAGCCCTGACCGCTCTCCAGCCAAGCCCTTGCGCCTTCCGGCAACTGATACGTCCTGGCAGGGGAAACCTCCGCAAACAAGGTCAACTGCTTCGACGTTATGTCTCCCGATATCTTGTACATCTCCATACCGTTCTACGTTAGGCCAGTGATGCTCTAATACCGCGCCCGCGCGTACGTTATTCTCAACTTGCCATACGCACTCCATACCTGCATACTCAAACCCCAGGTCAAACCCACCTATGCCAGCAAACAGAGAACCAAACTTCACCAGATGCCCCCTCACTCTAGCAGCGCCAGTTGCGTGCCTGTAGCTCGCGCCAGCCCTGTCCATCATCGGTGGTTTCGCTTACCAGCCTTAGCATACCATCCTCTATTATGGCAATGTGCGCCCACCTGTCGTGCCAACTGGTAGCGCATTCTTGGGAACCCGCTACTTGGGCCTCCTCCAGGGTCTCAAATGTATTAATGAGATCGTGTATGCCGCCTACCGAACCATAGGCCCACCCAGCAAATAGCAGATACGTCATGTCACCCCCAATAGCGCAAGTTGCACGCCATCTACGCGCGCCAATCGCCTGTTTGCCATATCTATATATCCTTGCGATATGTCGCATCCAAAGTAGTGACGGTCCAACTTCTTAGCAGCAATGGCTGTTGTGCCAGAGCCAAGGAATGGGTCAAATAGCGCCTCTCCAGGCCGTGATAACTTCTCAATCTGTTGGGTTGCCCATTCCAGCGGTTTGGGACAGGGATGGCCTACCAGGTTAGGATCAGGCTTGATTGTGGCCCGTATCACATCGCACATAGCCCGTGATGGTTTGCCATAGAATGCAATCGGTTCCCAGTTGTTAAAGCCCACGACGCAGCGCCCCATAGCGGCGGGCTTCCACCATGCCAGCCACCAATCAGGCGGCGCTATTTGTGCCCATCTACTCAGATTTGCTTGCCCCACACTGATTGCCATTGGTCCACTACAGACGCGGCGCAACTCAGAGAACCAAGCACTACACCACTCTGGATAATCAGAACGTTCATCGCTAGAGTTGACGTAAGTGATACCGACGTTATACGGCGGGTCAGTCACCACCAAATCCACGCACCCGTCCGGTATCTGGCACATCACGTCGGGGCAATCACCACAGACTATTGTATCTAACGAGAATGGGCCGAGCCTATCAGTCACTGCTCTCCTCCAGTGCCTCCACAAGCGCGTGGGCGATTGCTTTGTACAAAATAGCGCGGTGCCCTACCACTGCTCCTCTGGGTAGTTCGCCACCGTGCAGCGCGAGAGGATCGCTAAGGAATGCCTCGTATATATCCTCAATGGCAGCGTTGTATATTGCATAGGCAGGGTCTAGGGCTGAACGATAATGTAGCCACCTGGCACCGTACATGCTATAGCCCGCAGTCAGCAAAACACGCTGCGCAAGCCACCCTGTATCCAGCCCCAACTCGACAGCCCGCAGCAGGTTGTCCAACGTCAGTTCAACCCCATTGGGCCACTCGATTTCAAAGATAGCGACTTGGTCTTTACACGCGTTGAGCTCTCGTAGAAACTTGGGTGAGATTTTCATGTCGCCTCTTCCTCCAGCGACTCAATGAGCGCGTGGGCAGCTGCTTTGCTGAAGGCCCGCCTAAAGGGCGCGCTTGCTTTTTGGTAAGTTTGGTACGCCCCCGTGACACCCTCGGCACAGTTCTCGTATGCCTTCACGGCATTGCGGGTATTGACATAATATCGCAGGCGGGCGGGCCTAATAGCAGCGTAGAAGCGATTTAGTTCTAGCGAGGACAATACATATGGCACAAGCCAGTCTGTGCTAAGCCCCAAGTCAGCAGCCCGCAGCAGATTCTCCGGTGTCAATTCTGCGCCATCAGGCCATTCAGCTTCAAAGATAGCGAGTTGGTCTTCACAGGCGTCGCGTTGGCGTAGATAGTCTGATGTGATCTTCATTTCTTTTCCTCCGCCAAGGCGCAGATGTCATCCACGATACCCTGCCAACTGTGCCGAGGGTCTCGTATCAGAATCTGCCCGTCGTCCCACACCTTTGTAATGCCTGCTATATCTGCCAACTCCTCTGGTGACGCATCTGCCCACACCTTAACCATTGTGTCTGATAGAATGCGGACGTATACATCGCATTCGCCAAGGAACTCGTTACAGACACAGCCGCTTGGGTCAGTCGGGGTTAGGCACTCCTGAATCCATGCCGCTACGCCAATCGTACCAGCAAATATTGCTATTACGACAAACAGTACTACTGTCCATGTCCTTTCGTGTTCAGTCATATCTTCTCCTCAGTCTCTTTGCGCAAAGACTTTCAGTCTTCTTCCTCTTTGACACGCAGCAGGCCACGCAGCCTAATCTCAACGGGATACTTATTGCGCGGATACAGTTGTTCAGCGATGCGACATAGAACCCACAGGCCCATATCGGAATGCATAGACACGCGTATAGTGTTAGCTTCGTCTAAGTCCCAATCACATGTAAATACAAATGCTCGCGGGTCTTCTAGCACGCCCCCGGTCTGGATAGAAACGGGGCCATCAGTCACTGTGATGCCCATCGTATGCCTCCAGCGCAGTCAGGGCTTCTAGCATAGCGCGGAAAGTGTTGCAATGGCCCCTGCCGTGCTTGGAGATATACTCAGCGAAAGCCATCCCTTCGTCGCCCATGAGACTAGATGCGCGCCGCGCCTCCGCCTTACTTGCCTCAGCCACGGCCTCCAGCAGCCGTAACCGTTCGGGGTCGGTTGACAGGCGCCCGTAGACCCTTTTGCTCATCGCTCCCTTGGGTATAGTCATGGCAACTCCACACATCCTTCCAGTTTGTAGGCTAACCAACACCAGAAATCGCGGCAGACTTCATAATCAGCATTGTGCAATTGGGCGCAGTGTCGGTTAAAAGCCCAGTAGATGAACTTGCGCAGCAGATTACTCATGTTGCCTCCGCAGCTTTGCTATTAGACTATTCTTGGCACGCAGGGCGGCGTATGCCGTGTCAACCACAGCCCCCATAGCGAAGCCCATGACGACAATGCCCAGCATCAGCCCAATAAGAAATACTCCTAGCATTGCCTGATTAACTTGCATTGGCTATCTCCCTGTCTTGTCGCATTTCCAGCCAGTTGAGGCAAATAGACGCGATCTGCGTTAGCTCAGTATCTGGTGTATGCTCGTGCTGGTTACGAAGCGCCAGCGACAGTTCTAGCATCTCCTCTGCCGTTCGCGCATACCAGTATTCGTCTGGTTTATCCCGCCACATCTCGCAGTATCGCTGCTTCAGAACCAAGACCTGCTTTAGTGTTTGCTTCATCGTTGCCTCCTTGGCATCTCTTTGCGCAAAGACTTCTTCTGCCCCCATTATAGCACAGCTACGGCACTGTGTCAAGTCGTGCTGGTGTAGGCCCTGTCTGCCCCATGTAACGTCCACGATAACCCACAGAGGGAATACCAACAGTCACATGAAACACCATCTGCAACACACGTTGGCCTGCGTACAGTTCAATGGGACGGTGAGCGTGTAATTCAAGCGTCAGGGTCCCCGAAAATTCGCAATCAACCCATCCGGCCAGGGAATGGTCCAACCCCCGGCGTGCCAATGTCGATTTCAGGTAGATGCTTCCGGCAATGTTGGCGGGCATCTTGATGTACTCTAACGTGGTCGCCAGAATAGCGTCGCCGTGAACGAGTGTTATCTTCTCCGCGGTAAACGGCAACATCGTTGCCAGGTCTATGAACTTGTTGCCCAGCCTCAAGTCCAGTGACGCGGGATTGACGCAGTTGGCGTCGTATGGGGTTACTCCGCCTGCTTCGGCCCATTCGCGGATGAGGGTGTCGTGCCAGATCATGTACTCAATGCCTCTTTAGCAATATCAATGCAATCGTAGAGCGCAACGCTCTCACCTACGTAACTATCGTCGGGTATCTTGCCGTGCCAATCGTAAACGGTCGCTATTCTCTCCAGGGCCTTCTCTAAGTGCACGATGTATCTGAACATATTCTGTGCCACTATTGCCCGCGCAGTTTCCGTGTTGGCTGTGTCCATCATTTCGCATCCAGACACGGTTCTAGCCACTCATAGTCACAATTTGCACAGAAGCGGTGCATATGTTCATCGCCACGAGCGCGCTTGAAGCAAAGAGCTTCTGGATTTAGGCGCTTACCGTCACAATACCATACAGTTGTTTCGCCACAACCGCACTTAGGACAAACGGGGTCTTTGGTTTCTGGTGGCGGGAACAACTCAACGTGCTTGCGGTGCAACTCGTGGGCAAGACTATCTATGTTGGCGCTTGTACAGTGGGAGTACACGCGGCCATAAAAGTCTTTGCACGCGTCTAGCCATTGCTCTGTGGGAGATGCCACTTCTGCCCTGTCGCCCACTTTTGGCATAACTATCTCCTCATCTATGCGCCGACACAGAGACCACGGCGGGATGCTATGCTTATCCCTCCACAAGACGTAGGCCAGGCCCTTGTCGTCTTCCATAACCGTCCCCCGGTCTCCTGTGAGCACGGCACCATAGTACCAATCAGCCCCAACGAACTCTACCCGATCACCGGCTTTAGGTTTGTACATCTTCATCTCCTTGAATGACTTCTCGAATCAGCCCAGCAATCTCGTCGGCCTCGTCGTATGCCCCAGCAGGTCCCTCAATCATAAACCACGCCGGCGACAGATCGTCGTCTGTTTGTACAGTAACCCGCCACCCGTACTGAAACCAACACGCCACGTATGGCAGGCGGCAGAGACACCTTGCGTAGAACCAAATTCTGTACGGGCTTTTCCCGTGACCGCAGCAAGATTCACATGTCTCTATGCCTTCAATTAAATTAATGGCCTGGCATAAAGCCGCGCATTCTGGGTCCCATCCCTCAGTAGACAGATGTTCTCCCGTGCCAAACATCATTTTTGCTCTCCTTGTAATTGTGCAACAGGCTTGAATAGCTCAACGAACTGAACGTGGTCGCCTATAGTCTCTACAATGCAAGCCATCCCTTCGATGCTATAGACATTGCATATACTCGCATCGCTTACAAAGTTCGCGCCTAGCACGAAGGGAACTGATGCTATGGCTGGCCCACCCAGCATATTCACAGTAAGGTCTAATGTCACCCCGCCATCTTGCCCTGAAACAAAACCCGCGTCGCTGATAATCGCAAGTTCTCCACTCATCGTCACTCCTCCACACACACTCAACTGGCGTTAGACTAGGAACGGTTACTGTGCCTGGTGGAACAGGTATTATAGGGCAGTCAGGGGACACTCTCCCACGCAAGAACCTCTTTCCCCATCGCCATAGACACCAGGCAGAAAATCTCAATAACGCATCAATCGGTTCGGGGTCGTGGTCGGTAGTACACCGCAAAACAACGAATGAGTCAAGGCGGCTAGCGCCCCACCCCTCCGCCCCCTCCTGTATAGAGAAGGCCACAATTCCAACAGTCCCCTCTGGGGCTACAGTCTCCTCATGTAAGCAATACGCCAAGTCCAGCCCAAGCCTGCGCAGGCTTGGCGTATCTGCCATAGCACTCCGCCACGTACCGCCCGCATCTACCCGACACACTTTCCATATCTCAGCCATGTCTATCCCCCCACCCTGATAATCTTCGGTCCAGCCGCCTGTTCCTGCATCGCGCACAACGTATTCACGAGGCTGTGCAAACTCACGATGTCAAACTGATACTTCTCGCCCTTGGCACGCTCAGCGAAAAACGCGTCTAGCCTCTTGCAGACGTCGCGGGCTGATCCGATTTCTTTGTATAAAACTTCAGCAGCATGTGTCGCGCTGTCACGCCGCGATTTCGTGACAGGCTCTGCCATGCCGCTGAGTCGGTGGAAACAGGTTAGGATGACACCTTGCGCGGTTGGTACGTTGGCCCAGGTCTGGGCGATTTCGCTCTCACCGCCCAACGAATGCTTGTGCTGATAGGTGTCCATAGCCCTAGCGATGATGGCCTCACGCTCAACTTTTGTGCGCTGAACGCGAGGGGCTGGCGTTGCGAACTCGAAAATCTCCTCGCAGTCGCGCGGATAACCATCAGGCGCGAGGTCTGCCGTGAGCTGGTCTTGCGTAATGTACCTCCCATCAGGCATGAGAAAACCCGCCCCCCTGTCCTCAACGTGGTCTGGTTCAGCCATCTCTATAAACTCAACATCGAATGGCCCCTCTATCTCGATGCCGTCTTCCAAGAGTTGTATGCTCTCCCCCAGAACACGCCCAGTTGCTTTGTCCCCAACGTGGGTTGGTGTGACTTCTACGTTGGTAGGTGTAATGCTCTTTACTACGTCAACGTGGGTCTTATTGTTGTTTTCTTGCCCCACGACGTTAGTCGTAGTGTTTGCAACATCCAAGGTATTCAACCCAAGGGATACAACGTTGGGACAACTAGGCAGTTGCTCGTCAAGCGACTGGTTAGTTTCCTCGGAAATACTAGGTAGTTGCTGGCCTACTGTTTCGGGGGCTACGAGCCAAGTGGACAATGCTTTATAGCCCTGGCGGTGTTGGTACTTTTCCACGATTTCTGCTGGCACTTCTGTTGGCGGGTCGTATACTTCAACTTCGGTCGTCCAATGCATCAGTCGCTTGTAGGCTGTTGGCTTTGTAATCTTGACAAATCCACACTCTTCAAGCTGCTCATTTATCCCCCGCAACGTGTCTGGCCCTATTCGGCAGGCCCGCGCCAAGTCTGCCTGTGTAATAGCCTTGACTACCCCCTCGCGTTCTAACCGGCAGTATACGCTATACACTGCTACTCCCTTCGCGCCCAGGATAGGCAGCCAGATATCGTAGACATAGTTGGCTACTCTTACCTGTCCCATGCGGCGAGACGTGAACTTTATCCCGCCTTGTGGTGTTATTTCGTATAGATTGCGCCCCATATTAGATCTCCTCGTTCCGCGCCGCGTTGTCTTTGTGCCTTCTCATCTTCCCAGACTCCTTCTGTATTCTAAATCGTCCTCATCAAACTCGTCAAAATACCACCTGGTGTCACAGCCAACAAGCCACTTGCGCCTGGCTGCGGAGTATTCGCGCTGGGCGTCGCTCATGTTGCAGAGCGCTTCTTCGGTGTACTCCCTGTCGCGCAACTTTTGGCGTGTCTCCTCAGAGACTACGCGCCCCATGCCTGCCTTGCTTAGTTTCTTGCGAGTCTCTGGAGAAGTTGCGTGTCCCATCTTGGCATTGCTATTATTGCGCCTGTGCTCATCAGTATGCTTCTTGCCCTTGTGCGCCGCGCTTAGCTTTTGCTTGGTCTCTTCTGCCATAGGCCCTGCTGGCCCCGCTGTAATGGCAACGTTGTAGCAAGTCTTGTTGGCGTGATGTATGTCAAGCCACGCCTGTTCAGCCGCCAAACGCTCATCTGGGTCTTCAATCACTTCAAGCACGCTAAATTCAAACACGTCCTCACCATACTTGTTCCACGCATTCTGTAGATGCGCACAGTGATGTCTGTCGTTGCGAAGCATCCAGAGGTGTGCCATCCACCGTTGCTCAATGTCCCCAGAACTCCCCCCATACGCCATCCCATCCAACCTGTTCTTAATCTCATAAGTACCCTTTGTCATTTTCTGCATCCCCTGTTGATACAGAAAACCCCTACGCACGCGATGCAGTCAGCCTGTCTGTGTGCCAGAGTCGGAAGAGAGCCGTCGCACGTAGGGGTTATTCTACGATTGTTATATTGAGCCTTCTGCAGAAAGAAAGCCCTTTTCCAATTCTGGCACTTTTGCATTATACCACAGATTCGCGATTTTGTCAAATTACAGAGTGTGCGTTATGTTCATTTTGCAGATGTCAATCTTAGCAGCCACGTCTCGCCATTGGTCTGGGCCAGGCCGAACTTCTGACTTATGGTCGCGTCGTCTGCGCTCCCGGCGAATGCTAGAAAGCCCTCGATGGTATAGTGCATGTCTTTTATCAGGAACGAGTGGGCATCTTCAAAGCACCCTGGGATTTCGAGGCGCTCGGTACGTCGCTTGATACTTTGTAGATTAGAAAGCACACTGGGTAGGGCAATCCGTGACGTTCTATGTGCTATACTAACTATGTCGTCCCACTCTTGGAGCAACGGGCTTACTGTGGTGAAATATTCATCAGTGTCGCACGCGTTGCCACACGATGTCAAAGCAATGCAAAAAATAAGAAAGGCTACGAATCTCTTCATGGCATATCTCCCTGTCGCTTATGTTGGTGCGTCAAATCCCAGTCCTCAAGTGTGCAACTGCTACAATGGCCAGCAACGCGAGCAGTGTCAGCCACGCGGGTAGGCAGTAGTATGGCAGTAGTGAAAAGACTGCCTTTGAATAGAGATATTCCCTGTACCACCAGGGCATCTCGGCCCATGCCTCAGCGAATTCCTCGCGCGTTATGTCGTCTATGTTATTGGTCACGTCGTCTCCTCAAGTGTGCAACGTTAGCACGCGCCGTAATGATACGACATGAACCCTATGCCCTCGGGGTCAAGAAGGAAACCAAGCTCTGCAAGCCTAAACTTATCCTCGCCTGACACCGCGGCTTGGTCAATCCCGCAAACGTACAGGATGTCATGTTCGCAATGCGTGGGGAACTTCTTGTTTCTATATTTCAAGAATATCTGTAGCGCTTCAATCAGGTCTTCCATCAGTCTCCTCCTTGCTCAGCGGTGGCCACGTTACTTACCTCTACGTCCTTCTCTGTATATCGAGGATAGATATGATCAAATCTCTTCTCACAGCCACACGTCGAGCATCGGTGTGGGAACCGCGGTGGGTAGTCGGTGGGGAGCTCCCCTGTTTGAATCATGCGGCCCTTCCCGCACTGTGCACAGACCAAATCAACCCTGTAAGTTCTTAGTTCAGTTAGCTTCTCCATCAGTCTCCTCCAACTCTGGCGGCCATTCTATCACGGCATAGAACTGGGGTTCAAAGTTGTTAGTTGCCAAGTCCCATTCGTCGCCATTCCAGAAGCCAAAGTCCATTACGTTTTCGCCCCAATAGTTTCGCCCACATAGTAGGTACAGCTTGTTTTTCACAAACCCACGCTCAACTGCAATCCATTCCATCGCATATCCTCCCTGGTCAGCCTGTGTCTCATTTCCCGCTCGTATCTCTTGAGTACCCTCTTGAGTGCCTGCTTGGCCGTCGTACCGTAGGCCATCCACCAGCCGTCAGCTATCAGCGCCAGATACCTGTCGCTGTCTTTGTATACTGTTACGCGCAAGTCAGTCCTCGTCTGCAAAAACACAATCGATAGCAATACACCATATCCACGAGCCGTTGTCCACGTACAGCCGGGGGAAGTCAAAGATGTTTTGCCCCTCGTTTTCCATGAACCTGACACGTTCCAGGGGTAGCCCCGGCATCTGGACCTCGGAGCACTGGTTGCCCTTCCAGAGCAGGAAAGCATACCGGCCCTCGCCGTAGTCCATCTTAGGGGCCCGCATCCAATTGATATTGGGTATACCAACGTCGGCCAGGAAGTGCTTGATGTTTTCGGTGGCGTTGGCTTCTGTGGCGTTGGTTACTGGCCCTGTGCCAGGGTTCAGGATCACTTGCATGTTGTCTCCTCCAATTTTGCCCCACGGCATGTGTCGCGAATTTTTGAATTCATATTTCTCCCCCAGAGAATTTTCTCATATTTTGAGTGTAATTCCGTTGTCACTCTTCCGTCGCCAAGAGTTCAGCTACTGACATCGCGTAATAGTACTGCGCGCACTCCTCGCAGCGTTCGCAGCCAATCTCCCATACGTCATCATGCTTGCATGGGGGGAACCCATCTTCCCAGTCAGCCACTTCATGCGGGGTGTCGTCTGTGTTCCTGGTCATGTCTCCTCCTGGTGTTCCCCGGCGAAAGCGATGAGGCGCGAGAGCATGTTTGACACACTCATTGGCAGCAACCTATCATGCCTGCATGGGTGTCCACATACGGGGCAGGAGACAAGTGTAGCATTCCTGCATTTAGTAACCACGGTTACAGGCGCCACTGGCTTCCTGATGGGTCTCCTTATTATTTCTAAGCATTCATCAACTATCTTGTCTTCCTCTAAGGCTATAGCCTCTTTATAAGCAGCGGGGGTGGCAGACCAGTCCCCCGAGGTGTCTGTGTGCCCATGGCGTAAGTACTCTGTAACCTTGTCCTTCACCGCCTTGCGAAGTTCTTCAAGTGTCATGTCATCTATGTTCTTGGCCATGTCTTCTCTCCGTTAGACCATGCTAGTGCTTCATCGAAGTAGGTAAGGGCCGGACTCGCATTACTATATTGACGCAATACATCTGCCAGCTTGACAGCGTGTGTCTTCCAACACTTTGCTTCGGCCCGCGCCTGCCTCCAGTCGGGCATCTCGCGGCACTTTTCTATGGCGGCTTCAAGCTCCTCGCGGGTATACTCTTCAAGCGGCACTTCTGGCACTTCTACCCATACCCATGTTGCTCGCACTGAGCCCGTATATGCGCCTTCAGACTCTTTGTGCAAAGACTCGGTCATATCTTCTCCTCTACTGGCTTTGTATATCTGATTACCAGTACAGCACGAGCAGGCTTTTCATCAAACGGCTCATAAAAAGCAAACTCGCAGTCGTAACTATGCTTGATTTGGTACTTCTCCATCAGCGCTTCTGCGACTTCACCCTCCGTGAAGACGTATTGGATGCTCTCTACGCCCAAGAAAGTAATTGTCTTTTCCATCAGTCTAACTCCCATGCCCCTCTTAGCCAATATGCCCAGCCAAGGCCGAAATCTAGCGACCCACCATCAGCCCCTGTTAGGCGCCGGATGCGGTAACACAGCGAGAATCCCCTGACACCTATGGGCGCGATGTAGGTGTAAAGATTTGGTATCGCAGGATGCGGATGTTCCACGATTTCTCCGAATGTGTACATGCAATGCCCTCGTTGCTGTGATGTGTCCATGAAATCACGTTGGGTGTCCAATCGATTGTACCCTGGGACTACCAAGCCAACAACTCTCGCAACTGGCGCGACATCGTCATGGCTCTGTTCGCTATGCTGCCCTGTGGCCCGTATTGCTCGTGGCATTGTGTGATTAGATTGCAATACATCTCATTCAATTTAGCCAATGCCGCTATGAGCTCTTCGCGGGTCATTTCTTCTACAGCTTCCCCGTACCATGTCCACCCCGTATCAGTCATTGCCCTTTTCCCGTCAACGCTCACCGCCGCCCGCTCTTTCTGGCGTGTATATGCCCTCTCTGCCATACGTGTTGCTACAGTATGTTGCTCTGTCACTACCCGTATAAGGTTCTCACGCGACAACTCTTTAAGTGGTCTGCCGCGCCATGTCAATTCTGTCATTGTCGCCTCCAATCGATTGTATTGTGACACAATCATTGCCGTTTGTCAATGGTGAAGATTGTTATCTCGCTAGCTGGTGATGCGAGGAAGTCGCTCACTGGCATCCCGTAGTGGTGCTGTGAACATGCCTCGCAACGCTTACAGCCAGGCGCCCAGGCATCACCGTGCTCGTCGCAGTGCAGGTAAGTATCCTCGTGGGGCGAACGGTCCATGCGCTGCTCAAAGTACTCGTCGGCCTCGCCCTGATGGTCCCAACAGGCTGGCAACCCTATTGCATCCATACCGGTTGCTGCCGCGCCACAGTAAGCGCACTTTCTCATAAATGGCGATGTGTTCACGAATAGTCCTCCAATGTGCTCTTGAAGCACCTCTGTGCCTCCTGATACCACGCACGAACCGCTTTCTCCCCATACCTCTTGACAGCCAAAGCCCAGAAGAACCTAGGCCCTGGATGGTTGTCGTGGCATTCCGCGTTGATTACAAACAGATTGCACGGGTGGTCCCGAACATCCCAGTTTTCTTTGGATACGTACCGCCACTTTGCTTTAGGCAAGACGCCGTGGTGCATGTTCACCGGCTCGCGGATGGGATTTCCGCACCCGCAGGAGCACGGTTCGTTCAGGGCAAAATGAATACCTATGAGATCGCGACGTGTTTCGCCCAACGGTTGCCCCGCAGGAATAGCGTTCCAGGCACTCATGGGTTTGCTAGTTCCAACCACACATCAGCATGACAGGGAACCGGATTGCCATCGTCGTCAGTTAGTGGACACCAGCAAACCAGGTCGTGGCCCCGGAGCTCATCGAGCCGCTGCCGAAAGTCGTCTGGGGCGTCGCTCTGCCAATGGGGGATAGTCTCTCGGCGGAACCATTCTGTGGCCCCTGCGCGCCCCATTGCTCGCCAAGAGGCATGGTTGGCGTAAATCGTGGGATCGCCCACGTAGATTGCGCCTGGCGGCATCCGCCAGCCCTTCGCTCGCTTGCGTTGGATTCGCTTTGGCATAGTCTATTTTCTCCAATCCGCCACAGTCTTGCAGCTAGCAGCCCTCTCGTAGTCCTCATCGTCAACGTAAGACAAGTCGCCAAACCCGCTCAGTGAGTAGCCTATGAGTTGCGCGAATTGTACTTGGTCTTCGCGCGAGAATTGCATGATGGCCAGGCGGTTCATGTCATTGGGGCCATCATCTAAGAGGAAGCGCACAATGGCATTAGCTTTGAAACGAAGTGTCCCATGCCCATCTAACCCTAATGGCTGTATAGGATGTCGTAAGGCAGACAGGCTTGGCGTTGGGATGCCGTCATGGCGCGGGCTGGTAGTAGTATGCCGCCAATAAGGCCCTATGTACTCTATGGGCTTGCCACAACTACGGCAAAGTGATGTATCATCTATCTTATATGTCATTCCATATCTCCTCTCTGTTTTGAAAAGTCTTTGTGCAAAGACTTCATTTCAATAAGCGGCATCCATCCCTTGTGATGAGACTGCTTGCCGTTCTTTACGTCACACATGCAGGATGGTTGCAGCCCGCGCTCTCGGCACAATCGCTCCATATTTCTGCCAGCGGGGATGATCTCGCCCGTGTCTCTGTGAATGAATGCAGGATATGGTCCAGCGTTACCAGCCCCTATCTTTTGCCTGGTCGCGTCAGAAACTGGATGGCCCATCATACGCTCGCTCTTCGCGCGGTTCTGCTCATCAGTATGCTTGCAGTCCAGGCTGTATTGCTTGCCCACCATGCGTTCGCTTATCGCGCGGCACTCGTCGCTAGTGCGCTTGTGGCCCGTCAGGCGCGTAGCGATCTTTTGCTTAGTTTCTTTGGCCATAGGCCCTGCATTCCCTACCGTAATCGCAATATTATAGCAAGTCTTATTGGCGTGGTGTATGTCAAGCCATTCCTGCTCTGCCGCCCTTCGTTCATCGTGGTCTTCAATTACTTCAAGTACGCGAAACTCAAATACGTCCTCGCCATACTTGTTCCAGGCGCGTTGCAAATGTATGCAGTGATGCTTATCATTACGAAGCATCCGGCGATGATCCCCCCACCACCTCTCTATGTTCCCTGAACTCCCGCCATACGCCATCCTGTCTAGCCTGTTCTTGATCTCATAAATCCCTGCTATCATCTTCTGCATCCTTAGTCGATACAGAAAACCCCCTACGGCCAGGCAGCAAGCCTTCTCATGGCAAGATGAAAAGAGGGTTGGTGCGGGCACGTAGGGGGTAATCTACGATTGTATATTGGGCTATGCTGCAAAGAAAAAGCCCGCTTTCCATCTTGCCAGAATTCTACCCCAGTATACCACAGATTCGCGATTTTGTCAAATTGAGCAACTCACTTAAGCGGGCTATGTCCAATATCCTTCGTTGGGATGCAGGACATGCCGCCCCTATAGCCGTATACCCAGCATGTCACTGTACCGTTGAGGTCGGTAAAGCGATAGACCCCGCTGCCCCTTATGCTGATTCCGGTCACTACTGCCCCAGTCGCAGGGGCTGACTTGCTGCAACCCCCGACTACCAGCACCGTTGCCAATACTAGAACGGCCAACGCACAAACTAAAGCTGTATATCGTTTCATGTCTCTTGCTCCTCTGGCGGTTCGGGAAACTGTACTGGCTGCCAAACACCCTCTGCGCCTTCGGATTTGTATAGAGAGTGCCCGCAAGCTTCATAGCCAATGCTATTCCCTTCCTTCCATACTTCAACGCAATAAAAGTTAGCCGGTACACGTCTGTAGCTAACGCACCACCCATAGAACCAATAAACGCCTGGCTCTGTAGGCCATTCAGTTGTCCATTCCACTTGACGCCTCCATTGTCTCGACTGCAAGTACCAATGCCTCAATCCACGACCTGTCCCAAGCATCCCCCGCGGGCTTGGCAACCTTCTCGTAGGCGGCTGATGCCCTAGCCCGCTCGGTAGGCTCTTGCCACATTGTGCGCTTGTAGATTTCCCACGCCTCTGTTGTGGCCTGTTGGAAAGTCGCGTAGGCCGTTTTGGCAGCCGCATTCCAAACTGCCCGCGCGTTGCCGCTCAGAAACTGTTGGGCAAACCAGGGAATGTCTAACCCCAATTGGATTGCCCGCGCTGTACTGGCCTCGGTAATTTCTATACCATTAGGCCATTCTTTCGCAAAGATGGCTACTTGGTCTAGGCAGGCCCAGGCATCCCGCAACATCTGTACTGTGACTTTCATGTTATTGTCCTCCTGTCTTTGTGCAAAGACTTTGCAGTTTACAATATATGGCTGCAAGCAGGCACGCCATTGCCAAGTGATAGAGGAAAACCGCGGGGGGTCGCGCTATCTCGTAACGTTTCCCCTTAGCCAATTGGCCTGCTATCTCTAGCACAATGTACCCAACGATAAAAGCGCTTGCACGAAACAGCCAGTTATTAGCATTCATGTCTCTGCCTCCATCCCGTTTTCAACACCCGCAACGCATATTGTGCGGGCGTCAATCCATCGCGCCTGTCTGTCAGGAACACGGTAACGAAGCAGGCTGCGATGCCAACGACACCCATCATGCTTGCTCGGCCAAAGCCCAGTGTCCCACAGATTATCGTCACTATTCCCATTGCTATTGCCCACGTGGCAGTAAAATAGTGTAGCGGGCTATGTTTGCCACGCGATGCTACGAACGTAACGCCTGTCGCCAGTAGGCCAAATGCAACGACGAGAACGCGTGCTGTGGTGGTCATTATCCCCTCTTCACAACGTAGGCGCTGATGGCCACAATAAAAGATACAAGAAAGGATACAAGAAAACACACAAGAAAAGGTACAAGAAAACGCACGCAGCATCTTCCAACGAGTTCCCAGTTCATATCGCAACCCCCATATTGAGTTCCTCTACAAGCTCCTTGTTCCCCGCGACAGCCGCCCCCGCAGCAGCCTCGTGGTCGAATCCTGCGGATTTGGGCAACATCTCCCCATTGATAACCTCAGCCCTGATTTTGCGGGCTACCTCAGCGGCTGTGGCCTTGCCGCTGCCCGTAACCAGCTTCTTGAGCCGCGTTGGCGAAATCGGCGGCAGGAATGTTACACCAAGCGTGTCACAAACCTGTCCAACGTGATACACGAGTGACTGATTCTTGAACCCAAACTTGCCCCGTGCTGTAGCTTGTTCGCAGACAACGTAGACTGGTGTAAGACCAGACTGCATTTGGATTTCTACGAGCCGCACCACCTCCCACTGCCAACGCCCAACCAGGCTGAATACAAGCGTGTCACCCTTCTCTATGCATGCGTCAGCCCAATCAAGCACCGTAGCCTCACCATCCGGCCAGAAGCCAACAGCGACCGCAGCGCAGGGTTTGCCGACTCCCATGCCAGGGTCTACTCCGATTATTACGCGTTCTAGCTCGTTTAGCGTTCGCATATCCTCACCTCCACGTCATATCCTGCTCGCTCAAATGCCCCGCTGATCATCCCCCAGTTGTCTTTTACTTCTTCGTAAATACCCTTGGGCACAGTAAGCACGTGCCCCGCCAATTCCCCGCCCTCAACGAGGGCCTCAAAAAGTTGTGAACTCATAACCAACCACAGCTCGCCGCGTAGAGTGCTGTCCATTAAAAGTGGGTTCACCTAGAATGTGGGGCTCAACGCCCTGCCTTTTCCAACGTTTATCCCTGCAATCGCGGCGCCAAATATTCCTGCGGCATCCTTGATATTCTCACTCTGAATTATGTAGGCAAGACGGCCTAGCGCGGCCATCTCATCTGCCAGTTTTTGGGTGTCGCGCTTTCTGGCCGCCAACGCATCTTCAGTACTGCGTAGAAGGTTGCGATAGTGAATGATGTTGCCATCCCCCATAAGCGTAATTGTGCTTGACCGCCTCCGTTCCTCAGCATTCTTGCCCAGCGGCGGGCAACGTTGAAGAAGCAAAACCTCCTCTTCTTCCAGCTTTTGCTCAATCTCTCGATGGGCCTTGAATGCGTCGTACTCCTGCTCTCTTGCCAGGAACAGTTCATCTGGCAGGGCCCTGAGCCGGTCTTTGATGCTTGTATTGTTGCTAGTCACCGTGTTTCTCCTTAGCGGGCCAATTTTCTACGATCTCGTGGAGTGCCTCTAGCTCCTCGTCATCGCCATAATCCTCAATGTCAGCCACTGCCAAGGCGCTTGCGTAAGTTTCCGGCGACCACTCTTCACACGCATCCATGTAGGAGGCGAATCTCCTCATGGCATCAGCGCGGTCTTCCAGCACCCCTGTCTCTATGCGCATCTCCTCGCTTGCCCACTTGCGTAGCTCCTCGTAGTTCTGCGGCCCCTTCATGTCATTTCCTCCAATCTATTGTAGAGTCTTTGCGCAAAGACTTTATAGGGTTACGTGCCGTTTTCCCCACACGGCTACCACACGTTGTCTGCCTTATTCACGTCCAGGCAGTCGAGATTGGCAGTCCCGAATTTCATCCCCCAGCGCTGCCGCGTTGACGCAACCCTGTTTATTTGCCTGCCCAAGCACCCCGTCTAGGCTGTCCAGCATTGCGACTTATCCGGGTTCTCGTACTCCCCAACGTAGCTGGCTTCACGTATAGATTGGTGCATCCACAGGCTTGGCCTAGTCATTGGAACACAGAGGAATCGAACCCCAAGGGGCTACCGTCTTCACCGGTACACGTATAGCCCAGCACTCCGACTGTGCATGTCCCATGACTCACTCATATGTACAAGTCTTTGTACAAAGACTCAACCGGCACGCTTCATCTTACGCGCCTCGCCGCCCTGCCGCCAAGCCCAGCTCGATGACGCCCCGCGCCATCGTGTCTAGTTTCTTCCGTCTGGGCATCCACGGTCGCGAACAGGGCAGCGAGGGACTCTATTTCTTGTGGAAACTCAGTACGCGCTTGGCCTTTCCATCTTTGACCTCAACGACAGCCTGTAACCCCAGTTGCGTAGCAGGATAGTTTTGCCCCATGACCATTGCCTCAACGTCCGTCCACTGGTCCAGGGAGGGGTAGACCTCCACATAGGCAGCTACGCCGTAGGGTTTCCACGCCCCGCCCTTGACCCGGATCAGTTCATCACCTGCGCGCGTCGTCCCCTTCTCTAGGCCCACAACGTCAATGACTACGGTTCCATCGGGCTGTGTTGGCGTGCCCTTGCTTGCTGGCGTTGGCACGCTCGCAGCACGCGGGCCAGGTGGTGGTGCAGGCACGGATGGTAGGGTGCTTGGCTTCTCCGGCTGCACGCTGCTCGGCGGTTCCTCTGTCGGCGGTTTCCCATTCTTGCGTTGGGTCCGACGATACCGATCTATTGCAGCGACACCATCTCTCGACGCTACAGGGATAAATCCCGCCTCAACTGACTCCCTGAGACGGTCCATGACCCCGTTGGTGAGGCGGTTGAATTCCTCGTCTGTACTTCCTGTCCGGCGTGTAATGCGTACCTCTGCGCCCGACTGGGGGTCTACGAAGCTGCCCCAGACGACCTCAGGGGCCTCGCCGTGAGCGTTCTGTGCCAACTGTTCTACGCGCTGGGCCAGGGTGTTGATTTGCTGCCACAGGGCTTCTAGTGTGATAGCGCTGTACCCCTCGTTTTGCTCAGTCATCTTTCCCCTCCATGATAACAGCCTCGATGTCGTCCATTACCCCCACCCAGTCGTAGCGCAAGTCGAAAGTGACGCGCCACGAGTGCCCCTGGTATATTGGCACAATGCTGGCCACGCCCCCCAAGGCGCGGATCTGCTCAACGAACTCCTCGTCGCACCACAGAGCACACTCGCCCTTGTCTGTGTCTGCATCATCCCACGCGAACTGCATTTGTCTCTTTGTCATCTTCCTCATCCTCCTTTTCGGTTGCGGGCACGAAGCAGGACGCATCGGGCCCAGATTCTCCGAGGGCACAGTAGTCGTCCTCGGGATCAATCACGTTCCACAAACAGTCTTCGCACTCAATTTCTCTGTCACGCTCTGTTCTCATATTGCCTCCCTGTTCAATCGATTGTACAACTGTTCAGTTCCGTTTCCATTATACCACATGCCGCCCTGTTTGTCAAGTCCTCAGTCTGCCACTTCGCCTTCAGCATCAGCGGCTTTCTTCTTTAGCCACCACCGCTTAACCGCCGCGCTTATATTGCGCTTGTGCTCTTCGGTGAACGGCTGGAGCTTCTTGCCCAGTTTAGCCTTACTTATATTCTGCTTGTGCTCCTCAGTAAATGGCAAGCGCTTCTTGCCCTTCAAGGCCGTGCGTCGTTTTTGCTTGGCCTCTTCAGTATGGTGCTTCCCCCAACTGGGGTTGAGTTCGCCTAGGTGGGCTATGCTCTGCTTGAGTTTAGTCTGTTCGCTATGTTTGCTACCTATGTGGCTTATGCTCATCCTGCGCTTCGTCTCTTCTGCCATGGGCCCCGCCGTCCCCGCTGTAATCGCAATGTTATAGCAGGTCTTATTGGCGTGGTGCTCATCAAGCCACCTCTGCTCCGCCGCTAAACGCAATTGGGGGTCTTTAATCACTTCAAGTACGCGAAATTCAAATACATCCTCGCCGTACTTGTTCCAAGCGTTTTGTAAGTGCGCACAGTGATGCCTGTTGTTGCGGAGCATCCAGCGATGGCCTTTCCACCGCTGCTCAATGTCCCCAGAACTCCCCCCATACGCCATCCCATCCAACCTGTTCTTAATCTCATAAGTACCCTTTGTCATTTTCTGCATCCCCTGTTGATACAGAAAACCCCTACGCACGCGATGCAGTCAGCCTGTCTGTGTGCCAGAGTCGGAAGAGAGCCGTCGCACGTAGGGGTTATTCTACGATTGTTATATTGAGCCTTCTGCAGAAAGAAAGCCCTTTTCCAATTCTGGCACTTTTGCATTATACCACAGAACCGTAAAAAAGTCAAATCCAGGAGGTCAAGTGTGCAATCCTGCTATTCCTCCATTCAACTGCCTGTACTGGTCTTGGGCGGATGCCGGGTGTCCAGGCCGACACCCGCCGCAAGAAGGAGGAAAACAATAAAACCTAATACATATAACTCTTGTCTATCCTCGATGCACTCCAGCCAACGCAGCCATCGCTGCAGAAGGGGTAGAGGCGTACTTTGTGCTGTTTGACGAGCCTGTTGGCAAGCAACGCCAGGCTGTATGCCCTGTGGGCGCTAATTTCCCGCATCCGCCCCTTGCCGTTGGCCCGATAGACACATGCACGATAGGCGGGATTGGCATGATCAGAATACCAAACATAGAGACTTGTAATCATCTTAGAACTCCTCAACGCTTTGACAGATCATACACACTGCATAGGCAACGTAGCTGCCTGGCTTTGCCCACGGCTCATATCTCATCTGGCTCCCGCATCTCTTGCACGACATGCGATCTACTACATCCGAGTCAATCTCCTCTGCTCGGCGTGACGGGGCCACGTTCTTGTATCCATCATCAGTCATTCGCAAATATCTACTCGTCATCTGGCCCCTCCTCTTCTGGCATCCAATCCTTGCAGTCGCGATCAGTATCGCTAGCCTTAATGTAGCCATAGAATGGGCAGTAGACAGGCATCCTCTTTGCAAAGTAGCGAAGCGTAGGTGGTACGTTGGTGCTTCGGGCCCAGGCGCAATTGTGGCAATCTTGCACGTTAAACTTGCCTAGCATGTTCCCTCCTCGTGGTAGAACACTGGATTCCCGCACGCGTCCATAAGGTTTCTATCCACCACCTGCAATCTTCTAGTTCGTGCTCCTCTGTTACAAGGTCGGAAAGGCAGCACTCGTATACCGCCTCCTCTGGGGCCTGGCCCAAGTGTGCCGCCCCTGACGTTGCGGGGTGATAGTCTGCAAATGCACAGGTTGAGCAGTCGTGTGGGGCGTCCGCCTTGTTGGGCCTGTACTCCTGGCCACATGTCACGCAGCGCATCCAGCCGTCCGCGTTGTGAATCCGGATTATCCAATGGGCCTTGCTCTCCCCGCATCGTGGACATTCCATGCCAACAGGAACGTTCATATTCTTTCTCCTCTCTTGGAAATGTCTTGCAGTATCGGCGCAATCTGGTCAACCCTGTCTACCAGCGCTATAACAGCGTAGGTCCATATCCCATACGCAATGCAAGCACCAGGCTCATCCTCTGGGGCAACGTTGTTGGTTGTTCTGTCTACCCCCTTTGCCTCTTCAAGATAATCTTTTTCAAGCACCATGACTACTCTCCTCTCTTGGTTTAGGCCCCCATGGAGCGCCAGCAGGGGGCCATGGATAGTGAAGCTCTGTTCAGGCTTTCGTTATAATCCGCCCCCTGTACCGGGTGGCGTAGCGCCCTCATTGGTGCCATTACGGCACAAACAATGTCTCAGTCGGTCGCCTCAACGGCAAGGGCTAATCCCAGTGCCGAAACGGCATAGTATGCTTTTAGCGCAGGGGCTGCGGCCTCTGTAAAGATTCGTTTTGCCCTAGCAAGGGCTTGCCATGCTGGATGGTTGGCCTTGACTTTTTCAGGCATGTATCGCAGCCGCCAACGGGTTTCCTCTGTTGTGTCTGCTGCTCTAAGATAAGCCTTGCGCTCCGCAGCCGTAGCCTCTTCATATACTGCCCAAGCGGCAGCATCAGCCGCCAAGTAGATTTTGAGCGCCCCGTGGGCCAGAAAGTGCATAGCAAACCAACGGGTATTTAGCCCCAGTTCCTTTGCCCGCCTCGCGCTGGCCTCAGCGATCTTCACGCCATTGGGCCATTCAGCCTCAAACTTCTCCGCCTGAGACTCGCAAGCGCCCTTCTCCCGCAACATCTCTGCTGTAACTTTCATATTACCCTCCAGTCTTTGCACAAAGACTTACATTTTGAGAATGATGATCGCGAGCAGGCACACGACGGCCATCTGCCAAACACTAGTTGCAAAGGCTTGTCCTTCCTCGCGATCTGGCTTATCAGCCAATAGACTCGCCAGCGCTAGTATGACGAAGAGAACAACGAGTATACATGTAGCATTTGCTAGATTGTTAACCATCGTCCCCTGCCTTCCTCAATTGCCTACACTCTTCAGCGTGGCCTGCTTCTGCCTCATCCCACGTAGAGTAGCGGCGTACTACTCCAGTCTCCCCGTCCTTGAATACAGCAGTCTCAAAGACAACAGGGGGGAGCTTGGGGCAAATGCAATTTAGCCCCGTGAAGATAGTTGAGACTACTACCCCGCCGGCAAGGGTAGTCTGGGCAACACGGCTGTTTGGTACGCTGCATTGCCTGGCCCACACCAGGATGTCTGTTGCCTTGATGGGTATACCCTCATCATCTACGAAGTAGTAACGGTTGTCAAGCATATCGCTTCTCCTTGTTTATATTATACCACATTATGGAGCGCTTGTCAAGTCTTTGTGCAAAGACTCATGCATCGCTGAGTAGGGCTAGTGCCAACAGCCTCTGCGCCTCATAAAAGTGGAAAAGCCTAAACCACCCCTGTCGAATATCATATCCGCATGCCCCAGCTAGGGCCGCCGCGTGTTCAACGCGTGCTTTGTCATCAAGCACCGCTTCTATCATAGCTATGCGCTCGGTGGCCTCGTTCAGCATCTTTTTGATGCCTGCCTCGGTGAACCCGTTTTGCCTCATGTCAGCCTCCAATCGATTGTACTAGCGCCCCCCGACCAGCGCGTGTA